TGCCGCCCCCCAGCGCGGCGAGCCGGGTACGGGACGGGGGACGACCTGCGCCCGGCGATCAGGGGGCTACCAGTACTTCTCGTCGGCGGGGTCGATCTTCGGCAGCTTCCGGGCCGTCTTGCGCAGGGCGTCCGCTTCGCGCTTGGCGCGGGCGACTGCGGCGGGGTCGGGCGACTGCAGGGGCTTCGGGGGCGCGTCGGCGCGCTTCCGGCCGGACATCAGGCGGCCTTCAGGTGCAGGTGCTGGCAGTCCATCCGCCAGTCCTGATGCACCGGGCACGTCTGCCGCTCCGAATCCGGCACCGCATACGTGGTCTCCCGGTAGAGGGCGCGGGTGAAGTCGTCGCCGAACAACTCGGTGAACGCATCCGCGACCGTGGTGCGCTCACGGCGGAGTGCGGCCAGCTGGGTCGTGACGGCCAGATCGGCGTCGGAAAGAACGAACGGAGACATGAGGGGCCCTCTCGGGTCGAAGGAGCAGTGGGGGTGGGGCGGGGTGGGGCACCGCGGGCGGGGACGGGGGGGTTGTCGACCCACCCGCGGCGGTCTGGGGCGCTACTCCGGCGGCAGGTACTTGCCGCCGTCGATGTGCGCATAGGCGGCGAGGGCGCCACCCGTATACGGGGCGCGGACGATGTCCATCAAGTCGTCGGGCCACCAGCCGAGGAACACCTCGTCGACGCTGGCCGCCAACTCCTCCTCCGACGTGGGCTCCGGCATCGGGAAGGTCACCGCGGGTCACCGCCGTCGACGATCACGAGGAACGCGTCCGAGTCGAGGTCCATGACCACCCGGGCCGGAACACCCTCGCGGCGACGCTCCGCGGCGAAGGACTCCGCCGGCCACTGGCCACGCGGGGCGCCAGCAGGGAAACGCTCCAGGACCGTGCGCTGCGGAGTTGCGACGGGGCGGGTGCGAACCGGGCCCTGGGCCGCGATGTGCGCGGCAACGTCGGCGGGGCTCATGCCACCACCCCGATCAGGTCGAGGCGGCCGGCGCTGACCAGCGTCGCCTTGGCGGCGGCCAGCATGTCCTGCGCGTGGGCCAGGTAGTCGGACTCGCCCGGCGTCAGGTCGCGGGAATCCGTGACCGCCGACAACTCGGCGGTACGGGCCGACGCGACCTTGTACACGTTCGCGGCGAGGGTGAGGGCCGGGGTGGCGGTTGCGGTACTCATGCCGTCACCGCCTGAAGCGACAGGATCTGCTCGGCGACCAGGGTCATACTGCGGCCGTGCGCCCGGCTGTCGGTCCGGTAGAACTTGAGATGCCCGGTCAGGGAGTACGGGGTGGTGATCTCGGACAGGCCCGCCAGGCGGCCGATCAGGTTCGTCGTCTGCACGTCATCCATACCGGCGAGCACCGTGAGGGCGCGGCCGATGATCCGGCGCCGGGACCGCTTCTCCCCCACCGACAGTTCGGGCAGCACGGCCAGCACCGGGGAGTCGCCCAGGTTGACGGTCTGCTCCGTCACGCTGTCGTGGTCGCGGATCGTGATCTGGTCGCCGTCGCGGGCAACCACAGTCCAGGCGATGCCGGCCACCTGCAGGGAGAGGATGCCCTCGCCGGACACGGAACCGTTCGAGTGCGTCCAGTACGCGGCACCCATTCCGGGCTTCACGAACGTGTCACCGACAACCAGCTCGGATGCCGGGGTCAGCCACAGGTCATTCCATACGAACCCGTGGTCGGACGGGGTGTTGAGCACGCCGGTTCCGGCACTGGCGTCTCGCCAAGTACGATCTATCATGTCTGGTCCTCCTGATAGCGCAGGTGGTTCCGGATGTCCTGACAGGTGTGCAACCACCTGATCGGGCCGGCCCTTCTCGGTGTGCAACCACCGGGAAGGGCTGTCATGCAGCCCCGGTCTGGTGTGCAACCACCAGTCGGGGCCTCGTTCGTTTTCGACAGTAGAGGACTTCTTGCGTCTTGACAAGTGACCGGCATCGAAGGGAAGAATGTACCCATGAACACCGATGACGAGAGAGGAGGGATGCCCGACCTTGTCACCTTCACGGAGATCGCCAAGCGGCTCACCGAGCGCGGCATCATCGAAGGGTCGATCACCCGACAGGGCGTCCGCCACATCGCAGACACCGACCCGGACTGGCCCGTCCCGCCCGAGCACTGGATCAAAGCGGGGCGCGCCTTCCTGATGCACTGGGATCCCGTGGAGAAGTTCTTCCGTGAACGCGAAATGCCTCGCAGAAGAGGGCCCGGCAAGAAGGCCGAGTCGGCCGGCGCTGAATCCGAAAAGCCCGAGCAGTAATTCCTCATGTATCCAGAGCACACCCGCACCGGATACCGCCTCTAGGGATTGCCTGTCGCCAACGCGGCGTCGAGCCAAGTGGCGACAGGCGGGCCCCTATTCCGACCCATCGATAGTCGGGAGACTCAAGGCATGACCTTCGCCGCCGCCCTCCGAGAGCACCGATACGCCCGAGGCATGTCCCTCGCCGATCTCGCTGAACAAGTCCACTACCACCGCGGGTTCATCCACCGCGTGGAGACCGGCGAGCGGGCCCCGAACCGGCAGCTCGCCGAAGCGGCCGACATCGCGCTCGGGGCCGGCGGCAAGCTGGTCCAGGCGTTCGAGCAGGACGAGAGCGTGCGCCACGAAGAGGCCGCCACCCGCAAGGCGCTCGCCTCATCGCTCGCCACCACCCGCTCCCTGTGCGAGCTGGCGGACCTGGAGCTGGACGAGATCGGCAGCGGCGTGGAGGAAGCGGCGGTCGACTACCTCGGATGGCCGCCGGCCCCAATGCTCCAACGCGCGGACGTCCTGCGCACCGACGTGTTGCAGCGGCTGCGCGACTACCGGCACGGCCCCCACGAGCGCGCGGACCTGTACGTCGCGGCCGGCCGCCTGTCCGGTGTCCTGGCCTACGCCGCGCTCGACCTCGGTGACGCGAACGCAGCCTTAGAGCATGCTCGCGCGGCGGCCCGCTGCGCCCGGTACGCCGGAGACATGGAACTCCTGGTGTGGGTGCGCGGCACACAGTCGCTGATCGCCCGCTTCAACGGCGACTACGGCGTGGCCCTCGACTACGTCCGCGACGGCATGCAGCACGTCGCCGAAGGTGCCGGCACCGGCGAGGCCCGGCTGCTGTGCGGCGAAGCCCAATGCCTGGCCAACCTCGGCGACTCCCGAGCCGCGAATCAGATCCTCAACGCGGCCGAGCAGGCGCGCGAGCGCGTCCACCAACCCGACTCGATCGCCGGCCTGTTCGAGTTCAGCGAGACGAAGCAGCGGTACTACGCAGGCTCGTCGCTGATCTGGCTCGACGGCGGCGACGACGCCCGCCGAGCAGCGACCGAAGCTCAGGCTGCGATCGACTCGTGGGAGCAGATGCCCGCCGAGCAGCGCTCACTCGATGACGAACGCCTGGCCCACATCTACAAGGCGACCGCCCTCGTGCAGCTCGACGACGTCGAGGGCGCCACGGACGCGATGGCGCCAATCCTCACGCTTCCGCGCGAGGCCCAAATCTCCTGGATCTCGAAGCGCGCCGGCCGCATCGGCTCGATGCTCAGCGCGCCAAGGTTCCAGGGCTCCCCCGCCGCTATCGACCTGAGGGAGGCGATCGCCGCACTGAAGACGGCGTGACACGCAGACGGCCGAGGTGGTGGAACACCCCGGCCGCCAATACCAGCGGCCTCAACCGCTGATCAAACCCACTCCCAGCAGAGAGAAAGGTCTTCCATGACTGTAGTCGATAGCCGACCCGCAGAGGCTGCGGCGTCGGTCACCACCCGCCTCGTACCGGCCCTCGTGGACGGCAACGAGATCCACATCCCTTGCCCTTCGTGGTGCTCGCTGGATCACACCGCCGAAGACCCGCGACACATCGTCGACCTGTACCACTTCGGCAACTTCGCAGACCTGGAGATGCCGCGCATCGGTACATCGCCGGTGCTGCTCGCGTTCGCCCGGCTGGGCCTGGACCCGTTCTCGTCCAACCCCCGGCACCGCGAGCCGTATTTGTACGTCGAGGATGGCGGCGGCGGGGCGGACGGCTACCAGCGGCGCAGCGAGGCGCAGCAGTTCGGCCACAACCTGATGGCGTTCGCGCAGCGCGTTCTGGAGTTGAGCGAGCAGCTTCCCGAGTAGCGACGAAACGTCAACGGCCGGGCGGGACTTTCCCCGCCCGGCCGCCTGAACGCAAAAGACCTGGAGCATAGGTACATGTTGATTCACCGCCGGGAAGACCCGGCCCTCGCCGCAGTCGCACAGCAGGAACTCCTGTCCGATGGGCGCCTTAGCCTCACGACCGTCGGCATCCTCATGAAGATCCTGAATCATGCCCCTGAGTGGGCCGTCAATGCCCAGACGTTCTACAAGATGTGCTTGGACGATCGCGGTCCGGGCGCCGAATCGAGGCGCGGCATCAGCAGGGCATTCCGGGATCTCGAAGAGTTCGGCTACATGCGTCGCACGCGAGGCCGCAAATCCAGCGGCGGCTTCCATACGACGCTGGAGGTGACGGACGTTCCACACGACTTCACCGTGGCAGTGCAGGGGCGTGAGCATGGCGTCATGCCGGGCGCCGGAGAGGGCATCGTGTACGTCGTCGGGCCAGCCACAGGCTCTGTGGTGAAGATCGGCACAACAATCCACCTGACGAAGCGGGTGAACGGAATTCAGACAGGCCATCCTCTTCTGATTCTGGCCCGTTGGACGTGCCCCGGAAATGTCGAGCTGGAGACGTACCTGCACCGCAAGTACGAGCCCATCCGTATGCAGGGCGAGTGGTTCGACTTCGGAGACGACGACCCGGTGGCCGAGGTCGCGGCGTCCGCAGAGCAGTTCTATGAACTGCCGCCCGGAACCTTGCTCGGCCCTGGGTGCGAGGAACGGGCGGTCGGTTAGCTCCATCGCTAAAACACTCCCGCTTCCGCGTCAGCAAAACACGCGGGGCCGCAGGCCCGGCCTTAGTCCGTGCGTGCGCGCGCGAGGCGACTTGAGAGGATCAACGACGCATGCGCAACATCCCGTACACCCATTGGTCGTACTTCCCGGACGAGGCCACCGCGCGCCGCTGCGCCCATGATCTGCCCGACTTCGTGACCCGCGTCCGCGAGCCGCTGCCGGGCAGCACGGACTGGCTGCTGCTGGCGGGCCGGGATGTCGGCATCGACCACCTCATAGCGCGCCACCGGGAGGTCGCCGCGATCGTCGAGCGCCACGGCGGCAAGTACGACGGCGGGGAGGCGGCCTATTTGGGTACGGGCCGGCCGGTCGCGGACCCGATGCTGTTCGAGGACGGCGGATCTCCCACCTGACGCCCCATGCGCCCCGGCCGTAAAGCACGGGCGGGGTGGCGCCGTTTGCGCCCTTGCGGCAGCTGCGCACTCCCCCGACCGTGGCCTACATGCGGGGTGGCGCGATCATGACAGGGGGCATGCGTGAGGCGTAGGTGGGACAACGCGGCGGGCCGACTACTGCTGCGACTGGCGGTCATGCTGGAGCACACGCTGGCCGGTGAAGCGGCAGCCGAGCGGCTGAAAGCCCGACGGAACGCAGCCCTGCGCGGGGCGCACCAGCGCGGGGTGACTGTCGAGGAGCTGGCCGCACGACTCGGCCTGTCGGAAGGCTGGGTCCGGCAAGTGCTCGCCGGGAAGAAGCCGGCAGTGGAGGAAGCCGCGTAGCCGAACATGACGAAGGGCCCTGCTGCGCCGTCCGCAGCAGGGCCCTTCGTTGTTCAGTGCCGGTATTCGATGGCGTAGATGCGCACGGTGCGGGCTTGCTCGTTGACGGCGAGCCGGACTGCGATCAGTGGCCGTTCGAGGATGCGGTTGATGCCGTCGTCGACGCCCCAGGGTTCCGTCTCGATGTACGGCTCGTGGCAGACGTCGGAGAGTGCGGCGGTGAGCTGCCGACTGGCGTCGTCGGGGAGGCTGTCCCAGATGGCCAGGAGGGGTTCATCGCAGAGAAGCCGGTACACGGCTTCTACCCAAGCAGGTCAGGCGGCGCCTTGGGCCCGGTTTCGGGCAGCGTCCGCGAGAACGCGGTCGGTGACGTCGATCCACTCGCCGGGGGGCTCTTCGCCGCGGGCCTCGTGTTCGGCGATCTCCTTGCCGCGGGCGACGGCGGCGAGGGTGCGTTCGGCGATGCCCTGCCACTTGGCGAAGACGCCGAGGAGGTCGTAGGCCGGCGCCCGGTTGATCTCCCCCAGGAACCGTTGGGCGAGCGTCGGGTTGCCGAGCGCGTCGCAGATCCGCTCGATGGTCCACGGCTGGTCGCTCATCGTCGCCTCCCGGGTCTGTACACGACTTGTACACGAGGCTAGCGGAACGCTGGCCACGAATGGCCAAGAGTGGCCAAGGCTGCGTGCACGCAAAAGAGCCCCGCACCTGATGGTGCGGGGCTTCGCCGTCTCTCGGTCCCGCCTCAGTCCTCTTCCGCCGCGTGCGCCAGTTCGTTGGCGAGCCGTCGCAGCGCCCGGTCCGCGTTGGCGGGCACCTCGCGCATGTCTTCGTCGCCGCCGGCGGTGGCCACGTCGAGGAGGGCGCGGATCGGTGCCCGGAGTTCGAGGACAGCGTCATGAAGCTCCAGGAGGATCTCCTGCGCGCTATCGGCGTCCGCGGGCAGGTCGGTGACGTCGAGCCTGGCGGCGGCAGCACGGATCTGGGCAGCGAGTTCCTTGCTGAGGCGGACGTTGCGGCTCATCGGGGCTCCTGTCGGTCAGAGGGTGTGCTGGAGGATCCAGAGCAGGACGGTGAGCGTCCAGTCGAGGAGCGTCAGCCCCCCGAGGGCGATGCAGATGAGGGCGGCGCCGCGCGGGACGCGGATCTCTTCGGCCAGCCAGTGCGGGCGGTCACTCACTGCTGCTCCTTCTGCTGGTCGACGGGCTCAACGATCGCGTGCCGCAGTTCGACGAGTCGCCGATCCCACCACCGGTTGACGGATGTGCCGAGGGGCGGCGGCCCGTCCTTGCACCACTGTTCGTACAGGTCGATGACGCGGGCCAGGTCGGCGTTGTCCGTCGCATCTCCGCTGGTCGGCGGATTGTCCGGAGTTGTTCGCGCGGATTGTTCGCCGTTGTTCGCGACCCCGGCCGAGGTGACGAGGTGCACCGGCGGCGAGGCCAGGTCGATGCCCAACTGCCCGTCGGCCGCCAGCTGCCGCCCGCACTGCGCCCCCTTGAGCCACGTCCGGACGTCGGCCACGGTGATGGCCCGTCCTGTCCGTTCGGCGATCACGCAGCATTCTTCGACGAAGTCGAGGGCGTCCTGCGCCCGGTAGAGCTGGAGGCTGAGGTCGTCGGCGAGATCGCGGGCCTCCTCGGCGGTGAGGTCGGGGATCTCAATGTTCGCGTCGAAGCCGCCGGTTATGGATGGCTGGTCCGGTGTGGTCGCGGCGGGAATGACGTGCGGCTTGAGGCGTCCATCGGCGGTCCACGGGTCGGGTTTGGGCATCGGTCAGCCCTCCTTGCGCTCGTCGAGGGCGGCGAGGATTTCGGACGGCCAGAGCGTGTCGGCGTCGCACGGTTCTCCGTTCGTGCCCTCGGTTTGCTGCTCGGCAGCCAGCTGGCGCACGCGAGCGATGGCGGCCTCGGCTCGATGCCGCGCCTCGCCGACCTCCTTCAGCTCGCGCTCGCGCCGCTGGACGACGGCCTGCCAGTCGACGGGCGCGGCCTGCTCCTGCTTGCTCACCTTGTGGCCGAAGGCGCTCGGGAGGGGCTCCAGCGCCTTCGGGTACAGCGGGTGATCCTTGGGGAGGATGCCGACGTTGGCGCCCCACCTGGGGTCGAGAAGTGCGGACATCGCGTCGTTGAGCTTCGCGGTGCGGCTGAACAACTCCTTGAGCTGCTCGTCGGTGGTCTGCGGGCGGATCTGCTGGATGTCGGTCATCGTGCGTACTCCTCGTCGGGTGCGGCGGATGCGATGGCGTCGGCGTAGGGCCGGTCAAGGTCTTGTACGTCCGGGGTGAGCTGCTCGAAGGGAACGATCCACGGGTGGCCGGGCCGGGTCCGCGACCGCCAGACGGCCCACGCGTCGTGAACATCCCGGAGTGTCACCTCCCCGCCTTTGATCAGGGCGAGGAGCAGGTACAGGTCGAGGAGGGCCGGGTCCTGGCCGGGGCATCGGGCTTCGAGGGCGGCACGGGTCGCGTCGATGTAGGTCACGGGGTCTCCTGAGGTGCGGCGAGGGCGGCTTCGATCACGGCATACAGCTCTGCGGTGCTGAACGGCCGCTGCCGGTGGAGGGCTGCCGCGTCCTGCACCCGGCCGACGGCCGCCTCGGCGCGCTCCGCCCGAGCCCACGGTCCGTCGGGCCCGTACTCGCGGTCGGCGATCCGCGGCGTGCAGACGGCGACAGCATCGTCCGACCAGTGAATGAACGTCCACCCGGGCTGGGGGCGGGCATCACCGTCGAGGGTGTGGATGACGAGCCGGGGGCCGTCCCAGTGGTGATGCCGGGTCAGCCAGGCGGGGAGGTTGCGGGTGCCGTCCCACCGGTGGGTGTCGACGGGGACGGGCGGCAGGGTCACGGCTGCTGCTCCGTGCTGCTGGCGCAGGCGGGGTGCTGTTCGGCGGGGGCAAGCCCTGCCTGGTCGGCGCGCAAGCAGGCCGGGCACGGGGTGGCGGCTGCTTCGGTCGGGCCGTCGAGGAGTTCGAGGACCCAGGTCGCGGACAGGCTGTCGAAGCCGCGGGCGGTGAGGCCGATGCAGGCGGCCCGGAGTGTGGCCAGCCGCTGCTCGGCGAGCGGTGCTGCGGATGCGGGCTGCTCGGTCATGTCTTCCTCCGCGCTGCGCGTCGTGTCTCCCGGTTGGCGGCAGGTGGTGGGGCGAGGTTCTCGTCGTCGTCTTCGACCACGGTCTCGGTGGGTCGGACGATGACGGTCTCCCAGTTGCGGCCTCGGGCGCCGGCGTGTTCGCGGCGGGGGTTGGACGGGCCGGTCATCGCTGCGCTTCCGAGTTCGTGTCCGCCATGAGCTTCAGCAGGTAGCGCCCCATGTCGGCCATGACGGTGTCCTGCGGGGTGTTGCCCCAGTCGTCGGTGGGTGCGAGCTTCGTCCACTCGGTGGCCTTGACGGCGACTGCCGCAATAGCTGCTTCGGCTCGGAGTGCCCGTGCCCGGATGTCGGCCACATCTTCGACGACGCCTCGGATCGGCCCGGTGACTTCGCCGACGGCCGCGGCGTGCATTTCGGCGACGGTCCCGCAGGCGGATTGTTGGGCGGCGTGCAGGTTGTCGATGTCGAAGTACAGCTCGTCGAGGTTCTGTTGGGTGAGCTTGTGGAGGGGCAGGCGGTCGGTCATGTGCGTCTCCTGTGGTGTGTGGTCGTGCAGGCGGGCGGGAGGACGGCGGTCACGCTTCGGCCCCGCAGGTTCGGCATGCGAACCCGGGTGGCGGCTTGTCCATGCAGATGAAGCAGGCGGGCGCGGTGAGGAGTTGCTCGGGACGGAGTCCGAACACGGTGGCGAGTGCGACGAGGTCGTCGACGATGACGGCGACGGCTGGCTGGCCTGGGTCGCGGCCGTTTTCGATGCGGCCGATGGTGCTGTAGCCGATCGGCTTCCCTGCTGCTGCGGTCTGTCTTGCGACTTCGCGGAGGGGCCAGCCGCGTGCGGTGCGGAGGGCGTGGATGTGGGCGCCGACGATGCGGGAGACGGGGAGGTCTTGGGCTAGGCGGGGCGGCATCAGGCTGTGATCCTCCTGGTCGGGATGCCTGCCTGTTCGGCGAGGTCTGCGCAGCCGGATGCGCCGTGGCTGCCGTGGGGTTGCGGGCGGCGGCAGTTGGGTTTGGTGCACGGGCCGATGAAGGCGAGCGCGATGTCCGCGCCGAGGCCGACCATGTGGGCGTTGCGGCGGGGCCCGGCACCTGGCCATGGGCCGAAGTACTCAGTCGGATGATTCTGCGCAGGGTGCTCTTCCTCGCGGACGTCGCCCATCTCGGCTTCGAGCATGTTGGCGACCCAGTCGGAGGCCATCCAGTCGGCACCGGTGGGGCAGCCACCCGTGACTACGACGAAGGGGCCTTTGACGGTGAGCCAGGCGCGGGTGAGCTGGTGGCGGACCAGTTCCTCGTTGGTCCAGTCGCGGGATCCCGTGACGAGCACCCGGTACGGCTTGTCGGTCATCGTGTGGTCCGTTCTTCGCGTTGGGTGAGCAGCAGGAGCAGTGCGCGCGCTTTGTCGTCCCAGAGGTCGGCTTGTTGTTGTGCGTGCGCGTATTGGGCGCGGATGGCGCTGGTGGGGGCGTTGGCGACGAAGTCCGGGTCGAGGGGGATCACGGCTGCTCACCGCCGTCGGGCGGGACAGTCCTGCCGACCCGGGCGAGATGTTCGGGGAGCCGCTCGTCGAAGTCGGCGATCACGCATCCGGTGCCGCCGATCAGCTTGCGGACCATGACGTTCTTCGCGAACCGCCAGCGGATGGCGCCTTCACGGTCGCCCTTGGCTGCGGTCTCGCGTTCGGCGTCGGCGAGCCAGTCCACATGCCGCTGGATCTTCTTGCGGGCCCACGCGAGCGCTTCGGGATCGCGGTCGTAGTCGGTCATGCGTGCCCTCCCGGCAGGCTGGCGGCGGCATGGGCGGTGTCGGGCGCCTGGGTGCCGGGGTAGCCGCAACGCTTTTCCTCGAAGAGCCACGTGCAGCCGGGCGTGGCGCAGTCGATGCCCACGGGGTGGCGGTCGACGTAGCAGAACTGCTTGGCGTAGGCCATGTGTTCGTCGCAGGCGAGCCCGTTCTCCATCGCGGCGTCCCAGGCGATGTGCCAGGTGGCGGGGTGCATGCAGGTGGTGGCGTCGGTGTCGTCGGGCGAGAAGCCGCAGGGCTGGGCGCTGGTGTCCATGATTCGGCCGATGGGTGGGGTGAGGTTCATGCCGCCTCCTTGGGTTTGATCACGTAGTTGAGTCCGTCATCGAGGTCGAGCCAGACGAGGAGGGTGACCAGCGCGTCGGCGTCAGGTCGTTTGTCGTCGGCGAGGCGGGAGAACGTGGACGGGGATACGTCGACCTGGTCGGCGAGTTGCCGCCACGTCAGGCCTTGCTGCTGGCGTCGGTGGTCGAGGCGGCGACGAAGCTCGGGAACGTCGAGTCGGTAGATGCTCATGCCGCCTCGTCAAGGTCGTCGGTGTCGGTGTGCGCCCAGCTCGGCCCTGGACGCCCTGAGAGCGTCTCTGCGGGCTCAGGAGCCGCCCGGAGGTCGCCCGGGAGCCCTGAACCCCCCTCAGGGCCTCCAGCGGGCGCCCAGGCGCCGCGAACGGCCCGCCACACCCGCCGGCAGCCGCGCCACACCACAACACCCGCCGCGTACACGGCCAGCCCCGCCACCCCGCACAGCAGGACCAGCCACAGCACGCCCGCACGGAGGAGGACGGGGATCGCGGCGAGGGCCTCGGCGAACAACTGCGCGGTGGTCACTGCGACTTGCCGTTCGTGCGCGCATGCCGGACGCAGCCGCAGCGGGGCGGGCAGGCCCAACGCACGTGCCGGTTGCGGTGCTTGCCCCACCGGTACCGTCCCCGGCCGCAGGCGATCTCGTGGATCACCGCGTCCGGGGTGCCGATTTCGGCGACCGACCAGCAGTGCGCAGAGTTACGGGCGTCGGAGATCTCGGGGTGCATGCGGTCGACGTGGGCGTTGAACTCTCCGCTGGGGATCTCCGGGCGGTCCGGGCACCAGATGCAGATGTCGGGGTATGCGGCCATGTCAGTGCTCCTTGCCGGGCTGGGACGCGGCGAGCGGCTCGTCGCACTCGCAGCGCTCCCCGTACCGGACGGCCGGGCATTTGCGTGCACGGTGGACGAGGTGGCCGCAGCCGTCGCACTGCGGGACGGCAGGAGCGGGCTCGGTGGCTTGCGGGCAGTCGGCGTAGTGCCCGATCGGGACGAAGGCGTCGCCCGCAGACCCGCACGTGCAGGCCTTGTCACACTCGGACCCGCAGAAGCAGTGCTCGCCCTCGGCGTGGGCCTCCTCGCGCTCATGAACAGCGCACAGTTCGCCCGCTTCGGCGTCGCACTCGTCGGGGGCGGGACCGCAGGGGGTGGACTGGCGCTGCTCGGCCTCGGCCCGATGTGCGGCAACGACGCATTCGCCAGAGCAGTACGGACGTTCGTCGCCGGTGCGGAAGACGTGGTCGTCCTCGTCGTAGTCGGTGATGTCTTCGCGGCAGCGCGGGCAGAGCAGGCGGCCGTCGGCCTCGGCGCAGGCCGGGCAGAGCGCGAACGCTTCCCGGTTGTCGCCCTTGCAGCGCGGGCACATCGCTGGGTCGACGGTCGCGGCCTGCCGCGTCAGCGTGTGGTCGGTGGTTCCGGGCCGGGCGTCCGGCACATCCCACGCCTCGGCGGCGGGCTCCTCGCCAGCCCCGGCCGGGACAACGGCGGGCTGTGGGTCGAGGGCCGCTCGCAGCCGGTCAATGACGGCCTTCACGGCACTCGCCGGTCCAGGGCCGGAGGTGGCGACGACACGTTCGGCGAAGGCCATCACCTCGCGCACCCGCTCGATCGCGGCTTCGGCCTGCTCGACGCGCTCGTAGTGCAGCGTCCACCGCTCCGGCACGTCGACCCCGGCCGCCTTGGCGATCGCGGCGATGGATCGCAGCGGCACGTAGGTGCTGCTGTCGCTGATCTTCCAGTCGGCGACGGCCCTGCGGTAGGCGGCGAGTTCGGACTCCAGCTTCTGGGCGCGCAGGTTGAGACGGCGGTTCGTGGCGCGGGCTTCGGTCAGCCCCTCGGCCTCGGCCGTCAGGTCTTCGGCCCGGTCGCGGATCGCCTCCCAGGTCGCCCCCGTACCGAGACGCAGCGCAGCCGAGACGGCGAGACGGTACGCCTCCCCGGCAGGCAGGTCGACGGCGGACAGCACGGCCAACACCGCGTCGGCTTCGTCGAGGTAGGTGGGCCGCCAGTCGGCTGGCATCGAGGTGTCCGACCAGTACGAGCCCGGGTGCATGTGCTCGTAGATGGCGGCGGCGATCCGGTCGCGTAGTGCGGTCTCTGCGGGTGCGGCGGCAAGCTGGGCATACATCTGCGCAGTGGTCACGGCGCACCCCGGCTCGCAGGCGACGACCCGATGGCAGCCTGCATCGAACTTGCAGACGGGCTCGGCCCGGTCGGCGGCGGGCGCCGGGACGGCAGACGGGACAGGCTCGAACTGTGCGGCGAAGTCGGCGGGCGACTCCTCGTAGAACTCCTCGCCGATCTTCACTACCCAGTAGCCCGGCTCCAGGCCGCGCCAGGTGCCGTGCTTGGACTCCCGCACGGCGGCGGAAGCGTCCGGGTTCTCGGTGCGGTCCTCGGGTTCGATCTCGTCGAAGTCGGGCCCGCAGAAAGCGCGCAGGGCGTCGGCGTTGCTGCCAGTCCACTGGACGGCTTCGATCTCGGTGGTGCGGTGGCGGAAGCGGGCGGTCTCGGTCTGGTCGGTCACAGCGGGCCTTTCGGGTGAGGATGAGACGCCGGCCGGGGCGATACCAGCGCCCCGGCCGTGCGCGAGGGTCACGGGCTGGCGGCGTGCATCACGCTGCATTCCTGGCCGCCGCAGCCCCGCGGGCATCGCTGACGCACAGGACCGACAGCACACTGAAGTGGCCGGCCTTGGCGTCCCACTCGGTACGGATCCACCGCACCGTCCACGGCACGCCCCGCCTGTCGACGGTGTCGGCACAGAAGGCGTCACGGAACTGCACGCTCTGGTCGAGACTCGCCGCGCGGTGGCTGGAGTCGGTGAAGGTCTGGCCGGTGGTCCAGATGTCGACGGTCAGGGCGTCACGGGTACTGGTCACGCCGACTCCTCGGCGGAGGTCAGCGATGTGCGGCGCGGGTGGCGCAGGACGGGCGTGCGGTCTTCCGGGTCGAGCAGCATCAGCAGCAGTTCGCCGGGTTCGCCCGTCGCCGCGATGCAGGACCGGCAGCGGCATGCGACGGCCAGCAGGGGGGTGATGGGGCCGAGGCTGCCGTCGTAGGTGACGAGAGTGTTGATGATCGGGTCGGCGGTCTGGCCAGTCACGGTGTGCTCCTTGGTGGTGTGGGGTCGGGCATCGGGTTCTCCTGGGTGGTGGGGCGGGGCGGCGTGGGCTGCGGCCAGGAGGCCACAGGCGGCCCTAGGAGCCGCCAGGAGCGTCCGGGAGGACGCGGGGGGCCTCGACGGGCCCTGAGGCCGCCAGAGGCGAACTGGGAGCGCCAGGCGGGGCCTTCGCAGCCGCCCGACGCTGCCCCGGCTTCGCCGTCAGCAGCCCGTCCCGCACCGCCATCGCACGCACCGCCCGCTCCAACACCGCAGCCAGCACCTGACCCGGTTGACCTCCTCCTAGGCCTAAAGGCCTGGGATTTCCGCCTGCTGCCACACGAGACGCGTGGGTCGCTTCGGGTGGGTTCCTGCTTCGCCGCGCTGCGCCGGGACGAGTCCCGGTCTTACCTGCGCTCCACAGGCTGATACCGCCAGTCCGGCGGCCTTGGCGACGTTGACCGCCGCATTGATGTCCCGGTCCAGAACCGCCCCGCACTCCTTGCATGTCCACACGCGGACACTGAGAGGCTTCGGGCCGTCCTTGACGCCGCACACGCAGCACACCTGAGAGGTGGGCTCGAAACGGCCGATGCGGTGAAAGGTGCGCCCGTAGCGGGCGGCTTTGTATTCCAACATCGACACGAATTGGGCCCAGCCGGCATCGTGGATCGACTTCGCGAGCCGGGTGCGGGCGAGGCCCTTCACGCACAGGTCTTCCACGGCGACCGCTTGGTTCTCGCGAATCAACTTCGTGGACAACTTGTGGTGAAACTCGCGGCGCGCGTCGGCCACCCGCGCATGCTGGCGGGCAACCTTGCGCCGGGCCTTGTCGCGGTTCTTGCTGCCCTTCTCCTTGCGGGAGAAGGTGCGCTGCGCCTTCTTTAGGCGTTTCTCGGCTCGACGCAGGAAGCGCGGCGAGGCGATCTTCGTGCCGTCCGAGAGGATCGCGAAATGCCCGAGCCCTAGATCGACCCCGACTTCGGAGGCCGCCTGCGGCAGGGTCTCTTCCGGGCCGGTCTCGACGACGAAGCTGGCAAAGTACCGGCCCGCCCTGTCCTTGATCACGGTCACTGTGGATGGCGCCGAGGGCAGGCTGCGGGACCACTTCACCCGCACGTCGCCGATCTTCGGCAGTCGCAGCTTCTGCTCCGCCGTGATCGACCAGCGGGCGTTCGCCGTGAAACGAACCGACTGGCGGGTGTCCCGCTTGGACTTGAAGCGAGGCGCACCCATGCGTGGGCGCTTGCCCTTCAAGCCGTCGAAGTAGTTCCGGTAGGCCGCGTCCAGGTCCCTCAGGGACTGCTGAAGGACGACGGCCGACACTTCGCCGAGCCATGCACGGTCGGGCCGATTCTTCGCGTCGGTGATCACCAGCTTCGACAGGTCGCTGGCATTCGGAAATGGACTGCCGTTTCTGTAGGCGGTCTCCCGGGCCCTGAGAGCGTCGTTGTAGACCACCCGAGCACACCCGAACGCCCTTGCCAACGCTGTGCGCTGACCGGCGCTCGGGTACAAGCGGAAGCCGTACCGAAGCTGCATGGTCCCATTGTAGACCCATATTGGGACCAGTGCCAGAATGGGACCATGACGAAGCATGTGAACCTGCGTCTCCCGGACGACGTACACGAAATGGCCGTGGCCGCAGCGGTATCCGACGACCGTTCTCTGAACTCTTGGCTGATCGCTGTCGTTCGACGAGCCGCAGCCGAGACCGCCAGTGCGGAGAGCGCAGATCCGCGCCCGCGACCAAACCCGAAACGTCCTTGAGGTTCGCTTCGCCGCCAGGCCGGATCGCGGTGCGCAGCGGGTAGCAGTCGGCGATGATCCGCTCGGCGTCGGCGGTCAGGTACTTGCGCGTCGACTGGCGGCGGCGGGGAGGCGGGGTACGAGTGGTGCGGTCAGGCATCGGGTTCTCCCTTGCGGCTGGATAGGGTTCGGGCCAGACCCGCGCCGCTACAGACGGCGCGGGTCGCTGCGTTCACGGGGTGGGGGCGGAGGCGTCCTCGGCCGCCCACTGCTCCTCGCGCTCACGCAGCCGGCACTCGACGTCGAACTTGCCCTCGTAGTCGCGGTCCTGCTCGGCTTGCGCGATCAGCGCGGTGTAGCTACTGCGGACCTCGTTGCGCTTCGCCTCGACCATCGGCCGCTCCAACCACCAGATGCGGGCCCTCAGCCGACGGATCTCCATGTCGGAGCTGGCAACGGACTGGGCCCAGTTGTCGGCGAGCGCCTTCAACTCGGCATCCGCAACGGCCATGTAGGCGCGCAGGGCGTTGCGGTCGACCTCGCGGCCGGCAGCGAGCGCGACGGCCTCCCAGCGGGCGATGCGGACCTCGGGCGGCTCGAACTGGTCGAAGGTGTCGGGCTGTTGGGTGGCGGGGCTGGTCATGCGGATCTCTCCTTCGGTGGGCGGTTAGGCGGGGGTGCTGTCGCGGTGCGGGGTGGGGGTGGCGGGGGTCATGCGGCCTCGCCGTGCTCGCGCCGCTCACGGGCGCGGTAGATCTCGGAATAGGCCGACAACAGGCGGCTGGTGGCCCAGCGGTGGCCACAGGCCGGGCACTGGTAGCCGTGGACGATCGAGTCGTCGCGGCGCCGTTCGGCGGCCGGATTCACGCCGCGCTCGCAGCAGTTGGGGCAGGAGTCGGTCATGGCGGTCACGTCTGCGCCATGTCGACGAAGCGGGAATAGTGCCCCTGGAAGGCCGTCGTGATCGTGGCCGTGGGGCCGCCGCGGTTCTTGGCGACGATGAAGTCGGCTTCGCCGGCCCGCGGGGAGAGCTTTTCGTAGGCGTCTTCGCGGTGCAGAAGGATGACCATGTTGGCGTCCTGCTCGATGGCGCCTGATTCACGGAGGTCGGACAGAAGCGGCTTCTTGTCAGCGCGCTGTTCGGCGCCGCGGTTCAGCTGCGACATGGCGATCACGGGGACGTGGAGTTCCGCGGCGAGCTTCTTCAGGCTGCGGCTGATCTTCGCGACTTCCTGCTGCCGGTTCTCGGTGCGGCCGGACAGTTCGCCTTCCATGAGTTGCAGGTAGTCGATGACGACGAGGCGCAGGTCTCGCTTGCGCTTGATGCGCCGGCAGTGGGAGCGGATCTTCGTGAGCGTCAGCCCGGCGTCGTCGACGATGTCGAGCGGCGCATCGTTGATCATCGGCCAGACCTTGGCGAGGCGGGCCCAGTCGTCGTCGGTCATGCCGTTCTGGCTCTGCATGTGGTGCAGCGGGACGCGTGCCTGCGCTGACGCGATCTTCATCTTCAGTTCGGTACGGGACATCTCCAGGCTGAAGAACACGGCGGGCAGGCCCTCGACGATCGTCGCGTGGCGGACGATGTCGGTGCCGAGCGTGGACTTGCCGACGGCGGGCCTAGCCGCAATGACGATCAACTGGCCGGGCTGCAGGCCGTTGGTCAGCGAGTCGAAGTCGGTGAAGCCGGTCTTGACGCCCCGGGCCGGCCCGTCCTTCTGGAGGACTTCCAACTGCTCAAGGAAGTCTTCGCCATCGGCGCCGATGAGGGTGTCTTCGTCGGCACCGCTGGAGTCGTCGACGATGCCGTCGACGTCCGCGCGCAGATCGTCGAGGAGTTCACCCGTGTCGCCGCTGCCGTCGGCGATCTTGTGGAGGGTGCGGCTGCAGGCCGACTGCAGGTTCCGCAGTACTGCCCTCTCGTGAATGATCTCGGCGTAGTTCTGGGCGTGGGCGACGCTGGCGACCTGCTGGACGAGATGGCTCAGGTAGGTGACGCCGCCGATGCGGTCGATGTCGCCGCTCTTGATCAGGTCATCGTTGATGACGATGGGGTCGATGGGTGCGCCGGCGTTGTAGCGGGCGACGATCGCCCGGAAGATCGTCTGATGGGCGGGGCGGTAGAAGTCCTCCGGGTTTTTGATGACGTCCGTCATGTCGGCGACCGCGTCGCGGGACAGCAGCATCGATCCGAGGCCGCCCGCTTCGGCGGCCATGTCCTGTGGGGGCCGCGCGTCGCGCTGGGGCTCGTCGTCGTAGTCGTCGTGGGTCACTTGTTGCCGCCCTTCCTGCGGTCGGCGCCGGTGAAGTGGGCGATGGTGGCGCCGTCGCCGAGGCGGGAGGCCGCGCGGTCGCCGAGGACGTCGCGGATCTCGGGGGTCGTCAGGTTGGTGGCGATGAGCGTGGGGCGCCGCTTCTGCCAGCGGTTGTCGATGAGTTCGCTGATGGCGTCGGCGGTCCAGTCGTTGACGGCCCTGGCGCCCAGGTCGTCGATGGCGTACACGTCTGCCTCGCGCCAGGCGGTGAGCTGCTCGTGATCGAGGGGCCGGTCCGTCGCGAGCTTGACGTCGTAGGTGGTGGCGATGCGGAACTGGCCTGCCCAGCCGGAGCGGATCAGGGTTTCGTTGAGCTTCCACAGGTGCCACGTCTTCGTGGTGCCGATCTCGCCGGTGAGGATCAGCGATCCGTGGCGGCCGGCAAGGAAGTTGTTCATCCAGCCGCGGACGTCGGGGCGCAGCTCACCGGAGTCGGCGAAGGCGGCAGGGCGTCGGGCCAGGAAGGCGTCCAGCCGGAAGGCGACGGCTTCGGCTTGGGCTTCGGCGCGCCAGGAGGCGTGGTCGTGGGGGTCGTAGGCGGTTGTGTTCATGATGCGAACAGGTCCTCCACTGATGAGTTCGTGTAGTCGTCTGCGGTGTGCGTGTTGGCGCGGGAGCCAGTGCCTTGGCGGCGGGAGCTGGCGGGGCCGGGGGTGTTTCGCTGCTCGCGGTCGCGGGCTCTCTTGGCCGAGTCGGCGATCCACTTCTGCCAGGCGTCGTGCCAGTTGCGCTTACGGCGGCCTTCGGCCCGCCAGTAGCGGATGAACTGCTCGGTCTCGAAGTCGGGATCGAGGTTCGGATAGAGCGCGACGACCCAGCGGCGCATCGTGTCGTTGAGGTAGAAGTCGTCGGGGATTTCGTGGGAGCCGTCAGGCTCAACGGCGCGCACTACACGACCCGCGCTCTCTCCATCTACAGCAACCACAGATATGGGGTACGGGTCGGGTCGGGTCGGGGCGCTGTTAGTAACGCCGTGACGAAGCTCGATGACCTGCGAGTCTTCATCTGAAACGGCACGTTTTGAAGTCGCCGTCGTGTCGCCGTCGTGCTGCGTTCGTGTCGCCGTCGTGTCGCCGTCGTGCGTTTCGTCGTCATGCGTAACGCCGTTACTGACGCCGTTACTTGACCCGTCCGGCGGCGTCGGCTTGCCGTTCTTGCGGCGGCGGAAGCGCTCCTGTCGCTCGGCGTTCCTCTTCCGCTCCAAGAGCACCTGCTCGCGGCTCGGGTTGTAGTCGAGGTAGTCGTGGATCAGCCACCCCTCGTCGGTGCGATCCCAGACGCCGGCCTCTTCCAGCTGCTTGGCGGTCGCCTTGATGGCGCGGATGTTGGCGACGAGCGTGAGTTCGCGGTCGCTGATGTGCCCGTCCGTGAGGTTTTCGGCGCACCAGCAGATCGCGGAGACGTGCAGCCGGAAGGCCCGATCGGACAACAGCGCAACCTTCCGATGGGAAGGGAAGCGGTCGTCGAGCTTGACCCAGGGCATTGGAGCTTCTTTCGGGAGGTGTGGTCAGGGGTTGTGGGCGCACGGAACCAGGGCGCTTACGGAGGCCTGTTCAACCCCTCCCCGCCATAGCTATGATAGCTAAGAACGCTAAGAAATCGATAGCTAAGGGAGCCACCATGACTGTCATGGCCATCAGCGGTTACGCTGTGCCTATGAGCGACCGGCCGACCGTGCACCAAAACCAGATCGCCGAGGCGCGCAACGTCCTCGGCCAGGTGATCGCGCGCGCCCGCTTCGGCGGCGAGCCGACAGTCCTCATCAATCGCGGCCAGAAGGCCGGCGCGATCGTCAGCTACGAAGACTTCGCGACCCTCTGGGAACTCCGCGCCTATCTGGAGGAGTTGGAGGCCGACGACCGGCCGAGCGGCAGGGTCAACGCCCGCGCTCTCCGCGAAGCGCTCGACATCGCGAAGCGCCGCGCTCTCGACTCGTCCTGACACTTCCCCTCCTCTCGTCTCGGCCTCGCCCTTGCGGGGCCGCTGTTGTTTCCGCTAGCTGGCGTTCCGGTACCTGCTCGGCTGGTGGTCGTCGCACAGCCAGCCGGCCGGATATAGGCGGGCCGGCTGGCCGCACCTGACGCGGCCGGCGTCGCAGATGCCGGGAACTGGGCGCCGGATCGCCGGCGCCACTAGTTCGGATGCGGCGGTGACGCCCTGCGGAGGTTCGGGCAGAGCGACGGCCTGAAGACGCATCGCTTCCAGCTCGGTTTCCTTCGCCCGGGAGTGGCCGCCGGGCTCGCCCTTCCGGGTCCGCACCGCCTCGGCCGCCGCTCCGTCGGCCTGCGGCGCGGCCGGGCTGGCTATGTAGGCGAGGTACTGGCCATACGAGGCCATGTCGGTCCAGAAGAACCTGGGCGCCCGGATCACCCTGGCGTCGACGACTGGCATGTAGGCGCCGATGGGTGCACCGCGAAGAACGTCGTCCAACTGGCCGGCCGTGACCTGCCCGCGGGCGTGGGGCTTACCGCAGCCGCTGAACTTGCCGTTCGGGCACTCGTGGCCGCTGCGCACCGTGCAGGTGTAGATCTCTATGCGGTAGACACCACCGCGGAACTCGTGCCGGTAGTTGGGATTCACGATCACCTTCGGCGGCAGGTCACCGTCGGTGCGCAGGATCGGCACCTGGCCGCGCACCTTGTCGCTCGTGGAGTGCCACATCGCCGTGCGCCCGACCGCGGCAGCAAGGCGTGTCCGCTCGGGTGCGCTGTACCGGCCGTTGGCGCTGAACGGGGAGTGCTGGTGCTCGTAGGCGATCGTCAGCGTTCCCGTGAGGAGCACGTCGGCGCGAGTCTTCATGTTCGGCGCCCACGCTTCCCGGCGCGGCTTGTAGCCTTCGGCCTCGCCGATGGTGAACGCGCGGTCGTTCCACGCCCGGTGCTCCGGCGTTTCGACGGGCTCGTAGTCGTGGTCGAGGTGCGCCTCGCCCGGCTGGTGACTGCAAACGCGTGTGCCCTTGGCGGTGCTGTACGTCTTCAGCCACTGGACTTCGCCGTACAGCTCCCAGCATTTGGCGCACTGGATGAGCTTGGCCTTGGGCGAGTTGACGTTCCGTCCGCGCAGCTCCGCCCACTCATCGCTGGTGAGTCCCGCCGCGTCGACAACACCCTTGTCGTTGCGTGCAGCGCGGGCGCAGACGCTGCCGTCGGTGATGACGATCTGGTTGTTCAGCACAGTTGCGGGTTCCTTTCGAGTGAGGGGCAGCCCCGCCACGGCGGGGCTTCGCTATGTCTGCCTTGGGGTGCATGTCCGGCTGGTGTGCGGGATGGGTGTCAGGGCCCGGCGCGCGGGCGGGGGTGGGCGGTCACGCGGCGGCTCGCTGGTCGTCACTGATGGCCCGCTGGTGCAGGAGTCGGATGGCGGCGATGGCTTGCTGCCGGACGACGCCGTTGCCGAGGGCGCGGAGCATGGCGGAGCGAGTGAGTCCGGGGGCGTCGGTGACCCAGCCGTCGGGGAGGCCCATGAGCCATTCGGTGAAGACGGGGCTCAGTCGTCCCAGAGCGTCGGTTGGCCAGGGGGCTCGTCGTCCGAGGACTGTTTCCCACCGTTGGATGGCGGGTCCGTAATCGCCCCAGTCAAGGTCGGGTTGCCCCGGCCGTAGGTTGAGGACGTCCTCTCGCTGTCCGCCGCGGTCGGAGTCGGTAGCAGCACTTCGCCTTGCGGCCGGCTGCCGTCGGTCCTCTCGGCTCCCAGCTCGTACATCGTTTCCGTCGACGATCCGCCCCGGGATGCCCGCGGCGTCGGCAGGAGCTGCGCCACCGCGCTCGGCAACATCAGGTCCCCCTTGCTGCCGCGCTGGTTCGGTCCGCCCTTCTCCCCGTCCGACGCCCAGGGCGTCGGAAGCAGCCGCACCGCATCGAGGAGTGTCATTCCGTAGCCCTCGCTGTACGGCGTCCCGTCCGGCCGGAAGTTCGCCGTCGTGCCGGGGAACGATGCGGCGGGAGTCGGCAGAAGCTTGATGGCTATCGCGAGCGGAGTCCCCTGCCCGTTCCCGTTGATCCCCTTCGCGAGGTTCCGCTGTCGCCTGGCCTCCCAGGACTCCAGCGACTCCCCGTCGTTGGGGTTCCCCGCCGTGGGTGTCGGCAGCAACTTCACCGCGTCGACCAACCCGTCGCCGCTCAACGCCCCGCCCTTCGAATCCCGCGCCCGAGGTGTCGGCAGCATCGACACTGCCGTCCGCAGGTCCATGCCCCCGTCGCCGTGCGTCCCAGCGCCGTTGGTGTCCGAGGTCCGAGGGGTCGGCATCAGCCGGCCAGGCGTAGACGAAGACGCGTTTGCGCTGGTGGGGAGCGCCGACCTCCGACGCTGCGACGCGCGCCCATTCCGCATGGAACCCGAGGCCGGCCAGGTCGCCAAGTACGGCTCCGCATGCCCGCAGTAGAGGCCCAGGGTGTCGGTCTCCCACACAGTTCGGGCAGGGTTCCATGTCGCTGGCAGCCGGTGCTGAGAGGAGCCCTTCGACATTTTCGATGATCACCAATCGTGGTTGGAGGACTGCGATGGCGCGGGCCATGTGGTTCCACAGTCCGGAGCGGGAATCAGGTACGAGGCCGACGCGCTTGCCGGCGGATGAGACGTCTTGGCAGGGAAAGCCGCCGGTGAGGATGTCGATGGGCCCGTGCTCGTCGAGGACGGCCGGCCAGTCGACTTTGGTGATGTCGCCGAGGTTGGGGATGGTCGGCCAGTGGCGGGCGAGGATGCGGGCGGCGTACTGGTTGGCGTCTTCCTTGCCCTTCTTGTCCGGCGGCTCGTATTGCGAGTGCCAGAGGACGTCGGCGTCGTAGGCGTCCATGACGGCCAGGTCGAGGGCGCCGGTGCCGGTGAACAGGGAGCCGATGCGGAGCGTCACGCCGCAGCCCCCAGCCCGGCCTTGGCCGTCTTCTCCTGCTGGGGCCGCACGCGCTTCTCGCCGCTGCGCCATTCCTGGACGATCTGGCGGACGGTGGAGATAGACACCTCGTGGTCGAGCCGGGTGAGGATCTGTTCGGGGGTGTCGCCGTGCCAGGCGAAGTGGATGATCTCTTCGCGGCGGAGCTGGGCGCGCTCGTGGAAGTTGAGCTGGACGGCTGGTGCGTCTGGCTCACAGTCGGGGTTGTCGATGTCGTCCCAGGCGCCGGGTGGCGCCCAGCCTTCGCGGGCGGCCCGTCGTTCGTTCTTCCAGTTGGTGCCGCGCTGGTGGACGAGTTGCCGGTAGGTCTCGGCGAGGGCGGTGGCCGCCTTGTTGTCGATGACGTTCCAGCGGGCTTCGGCGAGGAGGCTGATGCTGGCGATGCTGAGGCCGCTGCGTGTGGAGATGTCGGCGCGCCCGTGGCCGAGGCTGTAGAGGGCGCGGACGCGTCGGATGGATCCGATGGCGGGGCGTTCGGCGTTGCCGTCGAAGCGGTGCGGCCGGACGGTGAGGATCCGGCGGGCCACGTCCGCCTGGCAGGTTTTGTTGCGGCCGGTGGTGACGTAGGAGATGGCGGACTGGGCGACGCCGGCCTCTCGGGCGATCATGGTTTGGCTCATGCCGGTCGCTCGCAGCATCAGGATGTGCGGCAGGACTTCGGCGACGGGAACGAGGCTGCGTTCGCCGCGTTGGCGGCGGAGTTCCCGTTCCAGGTCGGCGCGCCGGTGGCCGCGCTGGCACAGCTTGCACCGGCAGGGCGGCCGGGTGCCGGTGCGGTTGCCCTTGTAGCGGGCGTCGGTGCCGTGTGCGGGGATGGTATCGGTGGCGGTGGTCACGGCATGTCCTTCCGGTGCTGGTCGATGGCGTCGCGGAGTCGGTCGAGCTCGTTGCAGTCGCCGTAGATGGCGACGCAGTCGAGGTACAGCCCCGCGTCGGTGCCGGGCTGCTGCTGCTCGGGCTGCCGCTGGGGCTGGTCGGCGAGGATGGCGGTGATCTGGTCGCCGGCGGCCCGGAGTTCCCGCCGCAGCGCCCACCAGGCGATTCCGGCGGCCACCACCGCGGCGCCGAGCCAGATCCAGTTCCGGCCGATCCAGTCCCCGACGGGCTGGAGGTTGCTGCCGGCGGTGAGCCACGCGCCGTACAGGTCGGGGTTCATGACCGCCCCCGGTTGAGGTAGGCGACGAGGCCGCACCAGGCGGCGATGAGCACGATGGCGGTGATGGCGAGGACGGGCCAGCCGTAGGTGGCGAGCTGGTTGATGTACCAGTTGGCGGGCGCGTTGAGGCCGGTGGCGCGTTCGGGGTTCACGTCCGCCTCCCGCGGTTGTGGCGGGTGGTGGCGCGCCGGTTGAGCACGGCGCCGACGATGACGCCGAGCGCACCGGCGAAGATCAGGGCGGGCCACACCCACCACAGGTTCGAGAAGACCGTGTGCATCACGCCGCACCCCCGCTGAACAGGTCCGTCATGTACGGCTTGGCGAGGCGGATCTTGCACAGTTCGGCGTGCGCCGGGTCGTTCTCGATGCCGATGGATTGGAAGCTCTCCAGTCGGCAGGCCTCCAACGTGGTGCCGCTGCCCGCGAACGGGTCGAGGACGGTTCCGCCTGGCGGGGTGACGAGTCGGACCAGCCACTGCATGAGGGCGAGCGGCTTGACGGTGGTGTGCGCGGTGCCGTCCGCGAGCCGGGGACGCTCCGATGCCGGGGCTTTCGCCTCATACCGGAAGATCGGGAAATACCGGGATGCGCCTCCAGTGTCGCCGTGACCACTGTTGCTGATCTTGCTTCCGGCCGCCTGCCCCATGATTCCGCCACTGCGCCGCTGCCCCTTCACGGATCCGGTCGGGCTCGTGCTGACACCGCTTTGCCGGTCCATCTCCGCGACGGGGCATCCGGGCTGGCAGTCCCCGCCGTCGATGCAGTCGGGTCCGTGACAGAGGAGAATGTTTGTCGGCCAGCGCCCGGCTACGTGCGAGGAGTCCTCGCGGACCCCGGTCCATTCGCCGAGGGTGTCGCCGTTGCGGGGGCTGTCGATGCCGACGACGGATGCGCACTTCTCGCGGTAGTCCTGTCCGGCCACCGTCCGGCAGGCGTCCACATGGAGCGCGCCGGTGCCGTGTTCGAGGACGTTGGCGACGGCGGTGTTGAAGCCAGTGGTTTTGCGGGCGAGGACGATCGGCTCGTGCGCCGGGCGAAGCTGGGTGTTCCAGCCGTGCCACTGCCGGGCCGCATCGGTGGCGGGCGCGGTCAGGTCGTAGGCGCCGGTGCTGACGGGCGCGATCTGCACGTCGGACTCGCCGCGTACCCGGTGACCTTGGCCGATCACCTCACGCTGTAGCCAGGCCTCGCCGATCTCGCCTTTACGACCGTTGAGTTCGGCGACGAGCGGGCGGATTCCGGTGTCGTCGAAGCCGAGAAGGTCGCGCAGCCGGTCCCACTGTTCAGGGGTCGGCACGATGGCGGCCTTGCCGGTGAGCGTCGTCCAGTGGCTGGCCATGCCGTTGAAGCCGAACGCGTCGTCGATCTGCCGGTGCGAGAGCCCGGCGGCGTTCCGAGCGGCGTTCAGGAACACAGTCACCTGCAAGACCTGCGCCCGGTCGTCGCGGCGCTTGTCGATGGCCTTGCCGATGTTCTGGCCCTTCGGCATCCCGGACCCGTAGATCCAGTGCAGGGAGTCGCGGATCTCGAAGCCGGCGTCCTCGATGGCGACGGTCATACGGTGGTAGGTGCGAGTCCCGCCGAACGCGACCAGGTGGCCGCCGGGCTTCAGGACGCGCCAGCAGTGGCGCCAGACGTCGACGTTGTAGGCGATACCCGTTGAGTCCCAGGCGCGGTTCATCATCGAAATCTCGTAGGGCGCGTCTGTCACTACGGCGTCGACGGACGTGTCGGCGAGGGTCGGCAGGATGTCGAGGCAGTCGCCGAGGTGCAGCTGGACGGCATCGTCCTCGTAGAAGGCCTTCATCAGGCGGCCCTCCGCTCGTCGGCGCGGGCGTTGATGGCGTCGAGCCGTTCGGCCGACAACGTGTAGACCTTGATCGGCTTCCCGTGAGTGGACTCGGCGGTGGACGGTTCCTCGCCGACGACGACCACCTGCCGCGGGCTGCGACGCCGCACCAGCGAGTGGAAGAACAAGCCGGCCGCGCCATGGGCGAGTTCCGGCAGCACGGCCCGCAGGTCGTTGGCACTGAACGGCCTGCCGTCGCCGCCGATTGCGTCGATGGCCTGGTTGAGGAGGGCCTCGTCCCAGTCGGTGACGTTGGCGTACAGGGTGGCGAGGGTGGTGTTCGCCTGCTCGCGGGCCTCGGCGGGGGTGATGGTCATGAGGTGGTCTCCTCGTCGGCGATCTCGGCGTCTTGCGCGGGGGCGGCGGCTTCCAGCTCGGCGTCCGACATCAGCCAGTGCGGGAGCCGGCTGGTGTTGAGCACGACTCGGATGTCCTTGGCTGCGCGGGAGATCTGGGCGGCGCGCGCCCGGCCGACATCGGTGGTGGCCTTGGCGGCGATCTCCTCGTACCGCTCGGCGAGCGTGTTGAGGGCGGACAGGGTGGCGCTGGGGTCGTCGCCTCCGTCGTCCCATCCGTTGGCGACGTGCCGCAGGACGTAGGCGGCGCCTTCCTTGCCCATGCCGTTGGCGACGGCCTCGATTTCGACGCCGCCCTCGGTTTTGCCGGGCCGGATGATGACGAAGGCGAGGGCGTCCGTGCCGTCGACGGCGGTGATGGTCGTGTTGTCGGTCATGGCGGTGTGCTCTCCTTTGGGGTGGCGACCGGCCGTATTTCGGGTACGGCCGGTCGCCGAACGGGGTGGGCTACTGCGGGGGCTGTGCGGCCTCGGGCCACATGGACGCCTCGCCCGCCGGCTGACCGATGGGCGTTGCGTCGGGCTTCTGATCGCGCCTGCCGGTGATCTCGGCGCCGGTGATGTGCTCGGGCGGGAAGGCTTCGTCGCGGGTCATCTCGCCCTTGCGGACGGACTGGAAGATGACCTGGAGTTCGGCGGCGTCTTCCTCGGTCCACTTCTCCTGCGGCCGGCCGCCGAGCTTCTTCTCCAACTGCCTGACCGTGACGCCGACGCGCGCATAGGCGCCGACGGCGTCCTCGATGCGCTTCTCCAGCGGGGTGCCGTCGCCCTCTTTGAGGGTCTTCTGGCAGATCTGGATCGCCTCGGCGACGTACCAGGCGGGCAGCATGGCGAAGATGGCCTCGCGGAGGCGGCGGGCTCCGAGGTTCGCGTTGTTCTCGTACACGTCCCGCAGGTCGGTGAGGCTCTTCTGGCCCTTCTTGGTGTCGCGGATGTGCGGGGCGATGAAGATCTGCGAGGAGCGGGAGTTGCGCTGCAAGTCCCAGGCGTAGGCGAGGATTTCGGACTGGCCGAGTGCCGTGTCGCGGGAGAGTTCCATCGTGCCGTGCTGCATGTTGCCCCAGATCAGGGCGATCTCGCGGGCCATGTGGATGGACGGGCCGGAGATGGTCTCGCCGGCCTTCGGGTAGGAGAAGAACGCCTTCTCGGCGAGCGCGTACTGGCGGCAGGCGAACCGCATTTCGGCTTGCGCCGCTTCGACGTTGCGGGGGCTCTGCTGGGCGATGAAGACCGCGGCTTTGACCTCGGCTTCGGCGCGCGACATCTCGATCGCGGTCGACTGGCCGATGTGGCTGGCGGGCTGCTGGGCAGGGAAGTTCACAGGTACATCTCCTTGTCGCGGTTCTCCGCGTAGCCGGGGAGGGCGAGGTAGTTGGGGTTTTCGTCGGCGTAGCCGGGCCAGTTGCCGGTGGACATGCACTCGGCGAACTTCTCGATGGCGGCCCTGTTCTTGGCGCGGCCGATCTCGCGGGAGAAGAACTCGAAGCCGATGATGTTGACCAGGTAGGGGGCCGTCTTCTCCTGCACGACCAGGAGCATTTCGGCTTCCTGGCCGCACAGTTCGAGGGCTCGTGCGGCCTCCTCGTACCAGGCGGCCTGGCAGTTGTAGCCGTACTTGGCGATGTCCTTCTGCATGGCCTCGTCACTGGCGTCGGCCGCGGTCTTGTAGTCGGGGATGATCAGCCGGCCGGACTGCATGGAGGGCAGCCAGTCGAAGCGGACCCGACGTCGAATGCCGGTCGGGCCGTCGATCCAGAACCCGGACTGCTCGGGCGCCCCGTAGGCGGGGTCAAGGAGGGCTGCGGCGAGCGGGTGCCGGCGGATGGCCTCCGCCATGTCCTTCACCATCTGCATCTCGTGCCGCTTGAGCGGGATGCCGCCCTGGGCGCGAGCGGCGACGACCTCGGCTTTAGCTTCCTTGGTTGTCCAGGCGTCGTGGTCGACGAGGATCAACTTCGGCCCGTTGCCGAGAACCGTCTTGTGGGCGGCGTTGCCGTAGTCGAACGTCTTCGTCGGGGCCGGCGGGTTGTCCTGCTCAAAGCGGAACTTGGCGGGGCAGGACGGCGGCAGCAGCTTGCGGGCACCCGACGACGACAGGGACGTCTTATCAGCGTGGTACGACTCATTGGACAGGTCCGTGTGGAGCCCAAGAGCCGGGGCGTCGACGATGGTGGTCACGCCGCCACCTCCCCACCACGAGGGAAGTTGAGCCTGGCGAAGTCGCCCCAGGCAGCTTCGGCGGCAGCGTCATAAGCACGGGCAGCATCAGCCTCGACGGTGAAGCTGCCGAGGTATTTGCTGCACCCAGATACTTCGATCTTCGCTACCCACTTGCGGGAGCCCTTGGCCCAGTGGACGCCCTTGTAGATCGAGGTGCGCGGCCTTCCGTCGGGACGCTGCGGCTTCCACATGTTGGCGCTGTTCTGCGACGGCGTGGCTATCCGAAGGTTGGCGCGCCGGTTGTCGAGGCCGTTGCCGTTGATGTGGTCGGTCTCGTATCCGGCCGGGGTCTCGGCGATGAGGCGGTGCATATAGAGCGACCCGCCAGTGACGCTGGCGTGCGCGTAGAACTTGCCGTTGTGGCCACGCAGCAGGAGCCAGTTGTAGCGGGCCACCCACTCGTAGTCCGCAGCATTGACGATTGCTACGTGCCCCGCCTCAATCGGGATGAGGCGCACCTCATCCGGCGCTTCGGTGGCCGGCACGGCGATGGCGGTCATCGGGCGCCGCCTTCGATGAGGGACGCGTAGTAGCAGCGCCCGGGCCGCTCGCTGCGGAGCTCGACGAGGCCGGCGCGGTGCAGGTCTTCGAGGCAGCGCCGGGCGACAGAGCGGTAGACGTTGGTGCCCATGGCGCGGTGGAGAATCGACTTCGCCCGGCCCGGGGTCCATTCGCCGCCGTCGACGGTGACGGCCTGGAGGAGCGCGGACTTTGCGAGGCGAGGGCCCATGGGGGTCCGCTGGATTGCCTGGGGGTACAGCACGTAGGAGCGCCGTCCGTCGACGGTGCGAGGGATCAGCTGGCCGCGGTGGGCGAGGTCCCGCAGGTCTCGGCGTGCTGCGTTGCGGCCGATGCCGGACCACGGAGTGACGCTGTAGAGGTCTCGGGCTCCCCTGGTCGTGACGGGCCGTTGTGGATTCTCCTTGATGAGCGCGAGCAGGCTGTCGCGGCGCGCGGTGACGTCCAGGCTTCCCCTGGCCTCGGCGAGGGCAGTCACGCGGCACCGTCCAGCGGCATCGGCCGGGCGCAGGCCTCGCACAGGCCGGCCGGGGTGAGCGGCCCGTCGTCCTGCTTGCAGCGCGGGCAGCGCCCCATGGCCAGGTCGCGGAGGTGGGCGGCGCCGTCGGGGTCGTACTGGATGGCGGTGACGGCGGCCACGTAGGCGGGGAAGCCGGCGGCGAGCCGGTCCTTGTTGCCGGGGTCGGCGGCGTCGATCGTGACGAGCAGCTGCCGGGTGAACGAGCCGGGTTTCAGGCCGCCTTCGCGGCCGTAGTGCCACAGCACGTGGGCTGCCACATCGGCGGGAATCGTCGGGGTGCTGGTGCTCACTTCTGGTGCTCCTGTTCGCTTCTGAGCTGCGTGTTCGGCGTGAAATGGGTGCACTGAGGGCGGGCCGCCAGCCCCGACCGGGGGGTGGTGCAGGGCTGGCGACCCTGGGAGGCCGCGGAGTTGGGGGGACTCCGGCGGCCGGTCTTGGGTTGTTGGTCAGGCGGTGGCGGCGGTAGCAGGCGCGGCCGTCTCTGCGGCCTTGTGCTCCTCGGCCCGCTCCTTGAGGTAGGCCGTGTACTCGTCGTGCCACTGCTGCGGGTTGTGGCCGGCTGCTTCGGCGGCATCCCACGCGAACTCGCCGATCTCGCCGGAGTCGAGCTGCTCGGCCGTGTCGGCGATGATCTGCTCGGCGTACCGCGGGTCGACGGTGTGCAGGGCGTCGAGGAACCGGTACGCCATCCAGGCGTGCACTCCGGCGCTGACGTGGGCGTGGAACTCGTCCGGGTTGCTCATGGACTTGCCGTGCATGTCGGCGCACGAGTGGAGCGTCTGCTTGAGGAGTTCCTCGCCGGTCTCGCGGGGGTCCTTCGTGACCTCGTAGCACTGGTTGGGGTCGTCGGCGGGCATGTCGGCCGCCATGTCGGCGCCCTTCGCTCCGGCGGCCAGCGTCCACAGCCACAGGCTGCTGGCGGACTCGAACGTCTCTTCCGTGACTGGTCCGACTCCGGCGTACCGGGCGGGCATCTGGGCGCCGATGAAGTCCTCGGCGAAGACGAGCACGGGCTTCTGGTCGCCGGTGATGCGGACGCGGATGCCGTGGCCGCTGTCCGCCCACCCGGCCAGGGTCTCGGTGTTCAGGGCGGGGAACGTCTCTGCCTCGGCGGTCTGTTCGCTGATGGTGCGGAGCAGGCCGCGCCAGTCGGGGAAGGCCAGGCCGAGGCTGACGGCGATGCGGAGTTCGGTGTGGGGTCCGGCGAACACGAGCCGGTCTTCGTCGGTGCTGATCGTGATGTACGAGGCCCCCTTCATGGCGCTGGTCCACTCGCGCAGTGAGGGCAGGTACTGGGCGGGGATGGTGCGCGCCCACGGCTCCTGGTTGAGGTCGCCGTGGTTGAGCTGGTAGCGGGCGGCGGCGAGGGTGTACCGGTCGGAGGTGACCGCATACAGGTAGCGGGCGTCGATGTCGAGACGGATGCCGTTCAGCTGCTCGTTGGACTCGTCGTCGTAGAGGTGGCTGCTCGTCTTGTCGAGGAGCCGGCCGAGCTGGTGAGCGTTGATCGTGACGGACACGGATACTCCTGGGAGACTGGTGGCGGACCCCCGCTCGCTGTCATCGGGCGGGGTTTCTTCTTGGGCGCCGGCGAGGCGAGAGCGAGTCATCGCCCCACCGGCGGGTCAGTGGGTGGCGGCGCGGCCCGGGTCGAGGACGGGCCCGAGGAGTCCGGCGTCGCGGGCGTCCCAGAGGGCGCGGACGTCGATGGGCCCGGTCGCCATGTCTTCCGGCCCGTCGATGGGGCGGATCATCGGCGGCACGTCGATCCGGTTGGCGTTGTCCTCTGCCGCGATCTGGGCGCCGAAGCGGGCCTGCAGTTGGAGCGCCCGGTCCCGCCACTCGTCGCGGTTCACCCGCATCTGCTCGGCGACCGCCTCGGCCTCGTCGCGCAGCTGCTGTTCCAGGCCGAGTGCGGCGTTGGTGGTGACGACGTCGTGCATGAGGATCGCGAAGAAGTCGTCGGCGCCGGCCTGCCAGTCGAGGAGCTTGGCGTTGTCCTCACGGACGGCGGCCAGGTGTTCCTGGGCCTTGCGCAGCTTGGTCTCGATGCGGTTCGCCTTGCGGGGCCTCGGCTTGCCGCTCAGGCTGGGGATCAAGTCGGTGAGCGTCACTGCTGCTCCAGTCCGGTGCGGTCGATGTAGCCGGCGGCGTCGGTGTCGGCGAAGTTGCGGGCGGTGGCTTCGGCGCGGCTGAGTTCGGTGGCCGCGGCGAGCCCGAGCGCGTCGAGGAGTTCGAGCACCCCCGCGGCGATGGCCGGCTGCCGGGCGAGCTGCTTGCCGGCGAGCTTCGGCATCAATTCGTCCAACTCATGCGGGTGTTCGGCGGCGATCCGGTCCGCGACATGCACGGCCGCGGCACGGGTCTGCCGGAAGGTGGGTGCGCTGACCGCCCCCACGGACTGGCCCAGCTCTCCGCCGCTCATGAGGCGGCCTTCCGGGTGACGCGGTCGACCAGGGTGTTGGTGTCGGCGCGCCACGTCTGCGGGTGGTCCCAGTTCGCAGCCGGGTGGGCGCCTTGGAGGAGGGTGGCGATCTGCCGGGAGCCGCCCGCCTGGAACTTGATGACCCGGCCGTCTGCGGTCAGGGCGCGGGCGACGACATGCCGGGTGGAGATGCCGGTCGTATCTGTCCACAGCGGGGTGATGAGGATGGTGACCGCGCCGGGCGCGATCTGGCGGATGCGGTAGGGCAGCTGCTTGGTGTGGCGGCGCCGGCGGGATGCGGAAGCCCGGCGCGGATGCAGCGGATGCACTTCGCGGTCGGCGGTGCGGCGGGAGCGCTGCGTTTCCAGGAACTCGCCGAGCACACCGCGCGACCAGTGCCCCATGTCGGGGCCGTAGATGGTGGCGAAGTCGGCGTCGAGGGTGATGAGGGCCTGCTCGACGTCGTCGGCCGGCGGGCGGGGGGCTACGGCGGTCGCCATCTACGCCACCGCCTTGAGGCTGCGAGAGCCGTGCTCGGCGGCGGCCTGGGCGACGACGGTGGCCAGCTTGTCCAACGCGGCCTGGCTGGACAGGTCGAGGGCGATCGAGACGTGGTCGAGGACGATCGCCGGGTGGCCGTCCTCGACGACGTACCGGATGTCGTCCGGGTTGTCGCCGAGGATGAGCGTCTGGTTCAGGAGCCGGGTCGGGTTGTCGTTCATCGGGTTTCCTCCTCGACGCTGGCATCGACGACGTCGAGCCAGTCCTCGTAGTGGTCGGAACTCGGGTGGCCGCCGGTGGACGGCTGGCCGGAGATTGGCGCACTGAGCGCGTAGGCGGCGACGAGGGCGAGGGTGGCGTGCACCTGGGCTTCGGCGAGAGCCCGGTCTGCTTCGCAGTGGCCCTCATCGTTGGGGCGGGCATAGTTCGCTGCGTCCGTGATGAGCTTCTCGGCCTCGCGGTAGTGCTCGGGGCCGGTCACTTCGACGCCTCCAGAGGCGTGGCGGTCGGGTACGGGAAGGCGGCGCCGAGGGCGTCTTCGTCGGCGTCGTAGAGCAGATGCCGCATCTCGGCGCCCTCGCCGGATGTGGCGTGCTGGCCGTGGACACCGGCCTGCGGGTCGGCCAGCAGCAGGCGGAGGCGTTCGGTCAGCGTTGGCAGCGGGACGTCGAGGTCGGTGATCGGGCGGGTCACGCCGTCACCGCCCCGCTGAGTCCGGCCAGGGCGTCGGCCCATGCGTCGTCGTTGCCGCCGACGTAGCGGGCCTCGACGCGTGCGCCGAACTCGGTCAGCGTGTGCCGTGACTCGAACGAGCCGGCCGGGCTGTACGCCGACCGCTGCGACAGCTTCTTGGTGTACGCCTTGCGGATGTAGTCGCCCGCACCCTCCGCCGACTGCGACGAGTTGTACTCACCCACCGGCTGCCAGACGCCCGGGTTCTCGCGGCAGGCGGCGGCCACGGCGAAGTGGTCGACCTTGCGGCGCCTCACGCCGCACCGCCGAGCGGGAAGCGGTTCTGCACTGCGTAGTTCTTCGAGACCTCGGCCCAGGCCGTGTCGAAGAGGTCGATGTCCCGGTGCGTATAGACCGCGACGTCGCGGTGCACGCCGTGGATCGGGCGCTTGATCTTCTGTGGGTCCTTGCCGTCATACCGGGCCCGGTACAGCGCGGCGACGGTCTTCCCCAGACGGGTCCGAGCCGATGCGAGATCGGCCGGCGCGATCCGTCCGTCGAGGTACTCGTCGCAGGTGATCGTGATGTCGGCGGGGTCGATGTCCGGCTCCTCGCCGTTCATCCGCGCCAACTCGGTGCGCGCCATCGCTTCCATGTAGGAGGCGTTCACGAGACCGAACTGTTTCGCCACGCCCATTGCCGTCAGCCGCTCACGGGCCAACTGCGCCCGCTCCACGCCGTCCAACTGGGAGCGGAGAGTCTCGACCTGCTCCAGAGTCGCGGCCGGGTTGATGGCGCCGCCCTGTGTCCAGTACGCCTCGATCGCGTCGGCGGTCTCATCCTGGAAGGCGATGAGCGTCTTGCGGTGAGGTTCGGCGACACGGTGCTCGTTCACCGTGGCCAGCAGCATCAGGAAAGTGCGGACCGGCACGGCTGCCATCTCGTAGGTCTTGCCGTCGGACCCAGTTGTGTCCGTCTGCGCCACAACTGCCCACGAGCGGGACTTGAGCTTGCGGAGCTGTGCAGAGTAGGAGAGTCCAAGCTCCTCGACTGCGGGCTTGAGGACGATGTGCGGTGCGCCGTCCACGAGGACGGTCTGAACGGAGCCGGCCGACAGGTCGAGTTTCACGACCTCGCGCGACTCGGGTGATGATGTGGACAAGGTCCACTCCGGTTTCTCTCAGGGATCGATGGGTGGATCTCGCGGCGTGAGCCGCGGTGGCCCCGGCTGCCGGTAGCCCCCGGCGGTTGGGGTCTTTTGCTGCTCTCAGGCGGCGGAGTGGCTGGCCTGGTCGGTGTCGGCGTGTTCGCCGTTCAACCAGGCGTCCAGCTCGGTGACCTTGTAGGCGTAGCGGCGGAGTCCGTGACGCACGCCTTTCGGACCTGTTTCGTCGCGGCGCCAGCGGTAGAGGGTGACGACGTGGACGCCGATGTAGTCGGCGGCGTCGTCGCTCCACAGCCAGCCCTTCGGTGGGGGCTTGGGGTTCTTGGCCATTGGTCTATTCCTCGCTCGCGGGGGTGGGGGTACGAGACGTTCGATTCAGATTCGGAGACGATGGGGGCGCGAAAAGGGGGAAGATCGCGCTTCCGACGGCCTCCGAGAGGGCCGTGGCGTCGTCGACGTCAGCGGTGGGCTGTCTGCCGGTCAGGAGCTTCTCGATCACTCCCTGGCTGACACCGGACTCTTCGGCGAGAGTGCGGACCGAGTAGGGCTTTCCTCGGCCCGGAAAGTCCATGTAGTGCTTGAGGACTGGGACGCTGCGCAGGGTCCAGCGTCGGCTTGCACGTCGGCTCACGATTCCCCCGGTGTTGCGGATCTGTTTGCCTAACAGAGCAAATCATAGTGGAGCCGTTTCGTCTACAGATCCGAGACGATTCACCGCCGGGTATCGGAAAATCTCGTGGCTGGATAGCATCGATCTGTAGACGAACTGTCTCGGATCGAAGAAGGTTGTACGGACTGAGCTGGTACTTTTCCGACGCGCACTCCCCCACGCAGAGACAGTCGGTGTTGAAGTGTCACGAGAGGACGAAGAGGACATGACGGCTCCGGCCACCACCCCAGACCCCGGTGCGGCCGAATCAACCCCCACCGGTGCGCTCTCCCAGCTCATCCAGGACGCCAACGACCGAGGCATCTCCTACCAGAAGATGTCCGACCGGGCCGTCGACGAGGAGAGCGGCACCCGACTGTCCAAGCCGTACCTGCAGCGCCTCGTCTCCAACCCGCCCACGAACTCACCCAGCCCGAAGCAGCTGAAGGCCCTCGCGAACGCCCTCGGGGTCAGCGAGCGGCGACTCAAGGCCGCCGCCGCCGCCCAGTGGCTGGAATACGAAGCCACCGAGCTGGCCGGCTACAACGACGAGGTGCGCATCATCGTCGGCCACCTCGCGGGCATGCCCGAGTCCGAGCTGCGGCGCTGGCGGGCGATGATCGAAGCCGACGAGCGCGCCCGCCGCGAAAACGAGTAGCGGACCAGACAGGCCCCGTGGGCAAGTTGACCAAAAAAGTCCCCAAGTAGACATTCCCGTCGACTCGTTGTCGACGTCTGCTCACGGGGCGTACCCTTCCACAACCGTGCGTGTCCGGCGCATCGCGCCCACCCGCACTGTGACCCTGGGAGGGTTCATGCTGCGCGTCGTGTACGAAGCAACCGCCGACCTCGAACGACAGCGGCTCGTCGAGATAATTGAGACCCGCGGCAGGGTGGCCGTCAAGCTCCGCGAAGGCGCCACGGCCGACGAATATCTTGCCCCCCTCAACGAGGAGCTCAAGAGGTTCGTCGACCGGTGCAGCTGGTTCCAGATCTGGCGCGGCCAGATCATCAGCGCCGACTCGCCCGACAGCCCCCTCACCGTCCAGTTCGAACCGGACGGGCACGTCGACCACGCCCAGGGCGTCAACATCCGGGAACTCGGCGGCGTCGTGCGCCTGCACGTCTGCCCCGAACTCACCGCTGGTGAACTCGCCAGGGCAGTCAACCGACCCATCGAACTCTTCCTCGCCGGCGGGCAGTGGTTCCAGCTGTGGGAAGGGGAGATCGTCACCATGGACTCTCCTGACAGCCGCGCCGCCTGACGCGAACCACGAAGTGGACACCGCATGCCCGGATATATCGAAGATCGCTGGTACAAGAAGGACGCGAACGGCAAGCGCACCATCCCCACCGACCGAGTCGACCAAGGGAAGCGCTACAAGGTCGCCGGGGTCCCGGGCGTCCGGGACCGCAGCTTCGACAAGCTGCTTGGCGCGGAGGGCGCGAGGGCGTGGCTGGCCAAAGCCCAGCACGAATCCACACGCGGCGAGTTCATTGATCCACGCGACGGCAACATCCTCCTGCGCGAGTACGTCGAGAAGCACTGGTGGCCCAACCAGAGCTACCCCGACCCTGTCACCAGGAGCACCGTGCGGGGCAAAGTGTGGAACCACATCCTCACGCACCTCGGATCGAAGTCGCTCAACACGATCAAGACGCCGCAGCTGCGTGCCTGGCTGAAGACGCTCAACGCCCAGCTCGGGGCCGGCACTGTGAACGACGTGTGGGGCGCCCTGTCCGCCATCCTCCAGGCGGCCGTCGACGATGAACGGATCACCAAGAACTACTGCCGGTCACAGAAGACCGTCCGCCCGCCGAGCAGACCCGACCCCAGGGCGCAGGCCTGGTCACGAGACCGGGTTCTGCTGGTGCGTTCCGCCATCGACGAGCGCGTGCGTCTCGCGGTGGACCTCGGCGTCGGGGCCGGTCTTCGGCAGGGCGAGGTGTTCGGGCTTGCGGCCGAAGACGTCGACATGGCCGCCCAGGTGATTCACGTGCAGAGGCAGATAAAGAAGGTCGGGTCGAAACTCGTCTTCGCCTTGCCGAAGGGCCGCAAAGCGCGCACCGTTCCCGTCCCCCCGCACCTACTGCTGCAGGTGAAGGAACACCTGGAGCGGTGGCCGGCACGGGCGGTGACACTGCCGTGGGGAGACCCTGCCGAAGAGGGCACCGAGAAGGAGCTGAAGGAGCGCGCGCCGCGGACGTTCAACCTGATGCTCACTGCAGCGCAGGGTGGGGCCTGGAGGCGGGACTACTTCAACGACAACTTCTGGAAGCCGGCCCTTGAGGCGGCCGGGCTGGCGGATCCGCCCGAGATGACGAAGCGGCCGATCGCCGGGAAGCCGGGCAGGTTCCGGACGGTGCGACGGTATGCGGAGGACCGGGAGATGGGCTTCCACTCGCTGCGGCATACATTCGCGTCGGTGCAGCTGGACGCGCGCGAGTCGGTTGTGTCAGTCTCGAAGTGGCTGGGCCACGCAGATCCGTCGATCACGCTCCGGATCTACGCGCACATGATGCCCGAGGCTGACGGCCGGGGCCGGACTGCAATGCAGAATTGGTTCGAGGGGGGCACGAAAAAGATCTCCCCAGATGCTCCCCGGGACCTGGAAGCTTCAATTCCGCCCATGAGTTTGCCGCCCGGGGTTGCCGTTCAGGATGACGCGACCGAGCCACTGCCGGTGTCCTGACCAGCCACTTTGCCTCCAGCCGCCCGGCGTAACTCCGCTGCAGGCGGCTGGAGGTGGGGGATGCCGGTGACTGGTGGGGCGATGTCCGTACAGATGGTGTTGTTCTGTCCCCTGCAAGACGCGTCACTTGGACGTTCTCTCCGGGGTGACCCCAGATCCCCTCCGAACAGGGAATCATTGGAGAACTTAGGAGAGCATTGCAGAGTGCAACCGCTCATCCTGACTCTCCCCGAGGGCTCCCCGCGGCACTTCCCTCCCCAGACGCTCCCCGAAGTCGACCGACCGTAAGGCCTCCCATCAGGCCTCTTCCGACCCCGGCAGCAGGCCCAGCCGCCCGGGGGTGTACGCCTGCCCGCTCCGGGCCGCCAGCGCCTCCCGCCGCTTCTCCATATCGATGACGCACTCTCTGCATGCCCTGACGTCCTGCAGGCCGCCGGCCAACGGGCGGATCGTTTCGACGTGGGCCGTCGGCACGACGCCCTTCGATGGATGCCTGAAGCAGACCCCCGGCTCCCAGCGGTAGAGGGCGAGGAGTTCCTCGTCGTCCATGTGCCGTCTCCTGATGCGGTGGGTGACTGATGGGTGAGTTGCAGGCACGTCGTTCCCTCTCTGCCCAACGAGAGCCGCAGGCCAGGGGTTGTTCACCCTTTCGGGCGAACATGCTTTCGATTTCCGGACACTACATCGAGCCCTGCGGCATATGCCAGGTCACGCAGGGCTGATCATGCCTGCCGCACGCTGGGCTGCATATATGCACAAGACCGGAAGCGACAGTTTAGGTACTGACACAAGATCGACTGGCCGAAACGGTTTACCGGGTGCCAGCCCGCCGCAACATCAGACCCGACTGGGTCCGCGCCCGCCAGATCGCCCTCGGCCGCCGCATCGCCGACCTCCGTCACGCCGCCGAACTCTCCCAGGAGCAGTTAGGGAACCTCGCCGGCGTAGAGCGAAGGACCGTGCAGCGGTATGAGAACGCGGTCACCGACCCGAGGTACGCGGATCTCCTGCTCATCGCGCACGCGCTGCGAGTCCACGTGACAGACCTCCTCGGGGGCAGCTGAATAGGCAGCTCCGGCGGGGTCTGGGCCGGGCTATCAACTATTAGTCAACAGGTAAACCTGCGGTAAGGGAACCGTGCCCGATGCATATACCTGTGCGGAATCGGCGTACCCCATGTGAACATCTAGCCCACCGCGACCCTCTGGCCAGAGCGTTCCGGTTCGCGCCCCGTGTGACCCGGCCGCCGCGCCGTCCACGGCGGCCGGGAGTCAGCGCGGCATCTGCCGGTACGTCTCGTCGCCTGTCGCCTGGTAGGCCCGCCACAGCTTCCCCGCGGTGTCGCAGGCGCCGTGGTCGATGTCGCGGCAGTTGTCGCAGCCGGTGGCGTGGGTGACGTAGGCGCTGTAGGCCTGCTGGAGTGGGCTGAGTTCGCCGGCGCCGGAGGTTATGACGGGCGGCCGGGTTACCGGCTCGGGTGGTCCGTCTCTACGCTCTTCCATGGCGGCGCTCCACGTCGGTGTCGTCCATGCCCCCGGGCCGGTCACACGGTCGCGGGGGTCTCTGACTTTGCAGGCTAGCCCGACTTGTATCGCTCTGTCTCGCGACGTCTCGATACGTAGCCCGAGATGCTGACCTGTTGCACCCTGTCTAGCTTCGGATCATGGCCGTAGATCCCGATGCGCAGATCGACCACGACGGGCCGGTGACCCCGTACCGGCAGCTCGCCGAGATCCTGAAGGCGCGGATCGCGCGCGGCGACTGGGGTCCGGGGCGTCCGATCGCCTCGGAGACGCGGCTGGTGCAGGAGTACGGGATCGCCCGGAGTACGGTGCGGCGCGCCCTTGACGTGCTCGTCGAGGAGCAGGCCGTGTGGAAGGTGCAGGGGCGCGGGACGTATGTGGGGCCGCCGCCCGCCGAGGGGTGACATGCCGAAGCCCCGCGCGATGGCGGGGCTGGGCCGATTCGCGTGGCCCCGAGAGGCCCTGGCTATCTATTCGTCGTCAGTGAGTTCACCAGTTTCCGAGTCGCGGGGACAGTCGCAACCGCAGGGACCGTGCTGGCTGGCGCAGTGGCAGTGACAGCCGGACTCCCCACAGGGCTCGGGCTTATCTTCGTAGCGGTCCTCCTCGTTGCCGTCGGGGGCGTCGAGGCTCTGGATGTCGGTCATATCTGTTCTCCGTCATTGAGGGCGGCGGGCGGCTGCATCACGTAGCGCCTTCGAAGTCGGCGAGGCCTCGAAGCACGTCCACCTGGCGGGGCTCGGCAAGGTGCGGCTCAGGCGAGGGTGAGGCCTCCCTCCGAAAGGACGTGTCCGTAGAAGCGGACATCGAAGTAGTCGGTGAGCAGGTCGGACCCGTTGTGGTTGTAGGCGTCCATGATCTGGCGCAGCTCGGCGGCGACCGCCTTGAGTGCGGGGCTGCCGAACTTGCCCCGCTCGCGGCCATTGTCGCGCTCGACCCACCAGTTGTCGGGGATGTTCTTGATAGTGATGTCGAGGGCGCACCCTCCGGAGAAGCGGCTGACGCGGACGCCGAACTTGATCTGTGCGGGGGCATTGCCGAGGGCGTCGACGATGGCGAGCGAGCCGGGCTCGGCGGTCTGCTGCGCGACCTTCCGGGCGAGCTTGATGTCCGCACGGACGAGCTTCGCAATGTCGGCGATATCCATGCGCCCGCTGTGGTCGTACTTGGCGCCGTAGGAGCGTCGGTCGATGTAACCGCCCTCCCTGACCTGCACGCCTTCGCTGCCAGCCTTGGCGACAACGCGCTGGAGCATGCGACGAGCGGCGTCACGCTCGGCCTCCCCGGTGCGCGGGTGGTTGATGAGCGCATTCAGGAGCTTGATCTTCTTCTGAGCCTTCGCCGCCACTGCGTTCATTTCTTTCTCCCCTGCTCACCGCTTGTTTCTGTACCTACAGAATGCGCCCACGATGGACCCTTGTCAAGCCGTCCAGGCAGATGGATGCTAGTTTCTGTACCTACACATAGAGGGGGTGGCCGAAGTGGCCCGACCGGCAACAGGCGAGACGCCGAAGCACAACATCCGCGTGCCCGATCCACTCTGGGAGGCGGTCACGGCGAAAGCGAAGAACGAGGGGCGCACCATCACCGACGTCATCGTCGCCGCGCTCCATCGGTACGCGGCAACGCCCGCCAAGCAAGCCGAGCCGCCCGAACAGACGCTCTGACAGTGGTCCTCGGTAAGATCAGACCATGCCCCCACCCCGGGCTCCCTACGCCCTGCCGCTGTGGTGAATGAGGAGATCCGTGCCCTCGTCGCGCGGGCGGGCGGCTGGCTGTACGGGGAGACGCGGCAGCGGTATGAAGTGCTGCGGGATGAGTGGACGGTGGCTGTCGCGGCGGAACGGGACGGGCTGGTTGAGGCGGCGTGACGTAGGACGCGCGAACAGATCCGGCTACTGATGAAGGCTGCGCGCGAGGAGTCGTAGGATCCACCGGTGACCATCGACTTCCCTCCGCACCTGCTCGACCTGGAGCGCGCCGCCTGGGCCGAGATCCAGCGCGGCGCCCTCACCGTGGCGACGGCGCAGGCCGTACACGAGGCCGTCAGTGAGTACGCGGCCGAGGCCGGGCTGCGGCGGATCGACGTCGAGCTTGGGCTGAAGCGGCAGGTGCGGGGCGAGGCGGCGGACTGACGGCTACTCGTCGGCGCCTTCCAACCCGCTCCACACTCGGTCGATCTCGAACGACGGGCACTCGCAGGGAAGGCCGTAAGAGTCGCGGCCCGAGCAAGGACCCTCCGCATGACGCCCCTCGGCGTGCATGCAGGTGCATATGAGGCCCGGCTTCAGACGGTCATCCTGCCCCGGCCGGAGCGTCACGGCCGCCCCTGGTTGATGCGCTCGATGTCCTCGCCGGACAGGTGGCGGCGCGCCTTCGGCGACACCCAGCCCGGCGACAGGACTGCGGGGACCTCGTCGGGGCGCGGGCGGCCGGCGGTCATCCCGCCGCCACGGCGCAGCGGAAGGGTGCGAGGGTAGGCCTGCCCCCACCACAGCACGTCGAAGCCCGCACGCAGGCCGTCGGTAAAGTCGCGGCAGTAGCGGCCAAGCAGGCGGACGATCACGGGGTCCTCCAAGTCGAACGCCCCGCACCCGAAGATCGGGGCGGGGCTCAACTCACGCAGCCAGCATGGGTTGGTTGATGCTGACCATGCTACGGGGCGCCACTGACAACGCGGGGGCGCGACGACTGGGCGCCAAGCATGTCCTGCCAGTGCCGAGCGAGATCCCGTGCAGTCCACCCCGCCTTGGCCACCGCCGCCAGCCCCTCAGCGAACTGCGCTCCTCCGAACGGCGGGGCAGTGGAGGCCGACCGTGCATGACGGTCGAGCTGCCGCCGCGCGCGGTCGGCGCTCGGATACGGGCGGTGGGTCACAGCTGCCCCCGGTAGAGGATGTCCAGCTCGTCGTCGAGTTCGGTGAGTTCCGGATGGTCCCCGAACAGCAGCACGTCCTGAATCCCGTGCACCGCCTCCACAATCTGCTGCTGCAAGGCGAGCAGGCCCTTGAGTTGTTCGGTCATCTCTGCGGCGCGCTGGCTGAACTCGGGACGCTCCATGGCGTCAGGATGGCAGACCGTCAGTCCTCGTCCGGCCAGGTCGCCAGCACGTCACCCGCTCCCTCGTCGAGCGGCACGATTCGAGCGCCTTGCGGCCTTGATGGCTCGGCTCCGTTCCTCCTCGCGCTCAAGGGTGCCCTCGACCTCGCGCAGACGCCGTCTGATGTACTCCGGGGTTTCTTTGAGCACCGCCTTGAACATCGCAACGAGCTGCTGCATAAGGGTCATACCCCCAGGATGCCAGCCGGCCCGACCGGGAACTCGGGCTCAGCGAGTACTAGGCGGCGGCCTCGCCCCGGCAGCGATGATGGGCGCATGACGATCGCCATGAAGAGTTTCGCCCTCACCTGGACCGACACTGACGGCACCCACCGCGCGTCCGCCGTCGCCTACGACGAGCGCAGCGCCGAGCAGCGGCGAGATGAACTGGTGGCGGCGAAGGCGACGGACGTTGAAATCGTGCCGGTCAAGCCCGGGGAGCTGCCCGAGGAGTAAGACGCGAGAGCGCCCGACCGTCTGATACTCGGCCGGGCGCTCGGCCGAGTATGACAGAACGCGGCCGGGAAAACTCACGGGCGGTGGGGGAAGTCGAGCGACCGCCTCGACGGGGGGCGAGGCGGTCGTGGAGCCAGTGTGGCACGGGGCAGCTCAGCGCTGGGTGTTACCGGGCGCGAGCAGGCTCGTGAGTTCAGCGATGGCCTCGGGTGACGGCTTGAAGTACTTGCGGACGTTCTCCGGCTTCTTGTGCCGTGACTTCGCCATCAGCATCAGCAGCGAGGCGCCCTGTTCGCCCAGATGCGTCAGGGCGGAGTGCCGGTATTCGTGCAGGTCCCATCCTGTCCCAGGTCCGGCCGTCGCAGTGGCCTCGTCGAGCAGGGCTCGCGCCTGGCCGTAGGAGACGCGGGCGAGCCCCGTGTCTGGGCAGGCGTCGCGCGGGCTGACGACCTTGCCGGGGCCGGGCTTGCGGTGCGTGGTGAACACGGGCCCCTGGTCGCGGCCCTTGAGTAGGCGCGGCAGGAGGCGCGCGGTACCGGCGTCCCAGTAGACGGGTTCGAGGACGAAGTCCTTGCGCTCCTCGCCGCGGCGGCGCGTCTTCGACTTGGCGCCCTTCGCCTTCACCTGGCAGCGCCGCCCGGCGAGGTCGAGGTCCTCGATGTTGAGCGTGAGGAGTTCCTCGGCGCGGGCTGCGGTCTCGTACAGCATCCGCCACAGCGTCTTCTCGCGGAGGTGGATGTCGCGGCGGCCGAGGAGCCGGTCGATCTCCGGCTTTGAGTGGGCCGGGGTGTCGCTGTCGGGTGGGGCGAGGCGCTTGGCCCAGATGGGAACGGATGGCCCGTCGTACCCGCGCTCCCGGCACCAGGCGAGCCACGACTGAACGGCGGCACGGCGCGTGTTCCAGGTGTTGACGGCACCGCTCCCCCACAACTGCTCCAGGGCTTCGCCGATCTCGTCGTCGGCGACGGATCCGAGAGGGCGCGTCTCGCCGATGCGCTCGACGGTCTTGTCGACGCCGATGCCGTAGTTGCGGACCGTGTTGGGGTTGCCGAGCGAGTCGAGGAAGCGGTCCGCGGCGGTGCGGACGGTGAGTGCTTTTCCGGTGGGGAGCTGTACGACGGCGCCCACGATCCTCCTTGCTACAGATAACGGGGCCGCTTCGCGCATCAGCGGGGAGCCGTTCTCCCTGCTCACGTTCGGCCGTACCACGGATAATAGGGCATTATCTGTAGTACCGTCACGGCCATGCCCTACAACATGGATGCACTGCGCGAGGCCTCGGACCGGAGCGGGGTCCCCTTCGGCTACATCAAGCGGCTTGTTGCGGCCGAGGGGCCCGACCCTCAAGACCCTGACGGCAACAACGTCATGGCGAGGCAGCTCGCGGTGGTCTTTGATCACCACCTGGCGAAGTGTTTCGCCGATGCCAACCCGATCGACGCCCTCCGCCAATTCGGATTCACGGAGACCGCCGACGCGCTTGCCGAGTGGGTGGCCTGACCCCGCGCACAGCGAAACGCCCCCGCCCTCCACGCCGCCAGATGGCAGCGAGAAGAACGGGGGCGCAGTCGTGTCGGTCAGAGGCAGACGGACAGGCTGACGAGCAGGTTGAGTACGAGCTGCAGCATCAGATCACCTCCCCACCACGCGAGGGGGCGGACAGGACAACCGGCCTGTTGGGGCGGCCGGTGGCTTAGGGCCCGTCAGTCGTCCTCCTCGAAGGGCGGCAGGTCGGGCGCCAGGAACGGGCTGATGCTCGGCGCGGGGATCGGCTGCGGGTCGAGGCGGCCCGCACGCTCCAGCGACCTGGCATCGGCCGCCGTGTCGTCGCGGCGGGGAGTCCGCGGGGCCGGTTCAGCGGTGGGCACCGCGGCGGCGGACCGCCCGATGACGGCCGCGGGTACTGCTCGGGGCATCGATCCTCCTGCGGGCGAGCGCGGCACTGAGCACCAGCACCGCGGACTCCGGGTTTGACGGGCTGGGTGTGGGGCTCGTCGGCGCGGGCGTGCACGTGTAGTGGGTGGAGCCGTCCGAGTCGGGTGTGCAGTTGTAGGTGACGCCCGCCCCGTCCGTGTACGTCCAGCCGGACGGTGCCGGCCCGGTCGCGCCCGTGTCCCCGGTGTCGCCCTTCGGGCCCTGGTCGCCTTGAGCGCCCTGAGGTCCGACGGGCCCAGCCGCCCCTGCCTCGCCTTGAGGTCCGGCGGGGCCTGCGCTTCCTGCGGTTCCCGGCTGCCCGGATACGCCGGGCGCCGGCGTAATCGTCGGCGCCGGCTTCCCGGCTGCCCCGGTGTCGCCTTTCGGGCCGGGCGGTCCAGGGATCGGTACCGGCACCTCGACCCGGTCCGGCAGGTTTTTCACGGCCTTCGTCGGGTCCGGCGCGACCGGTGTTTCACCCCCGGCCTTCACCTGCTGGCGCAGTGCCCGCACATCCCCGGCCAGAGTCGACACGGCCTGGCCGCGCAGGTTCGCCTCGTTGGAGAGCTGGTCGTTGATGCGGCTGCGGTCCACCAGCAGCCACGACACCGCTATCGCCCCGCCCAGGAATAGCAGGATCGCCACGATCCACAGCGTGTGGCGGCTGCGGTACAGGGCCAGTTCGGTGTTCGTCATGGCGTCCCCCCGAGCTGGGTCACCAGCAGCCGGAGTCTGGCGACCTCCAGCTCCAGCACCTCGACGCGCTGCTCCGCTTTCCCTTGGTCCGTCTCCGCTTTGTCTCGTTCGGCGACGAGCCGCTGAGTGAGGCTGTCGTATCCCGTCACCGCGCTGGCCTCCCTGGCCGCCCTGTTCGCGCCGCGGTTGCCGTACATGGCGGCCGTCGCGGCCACGGGTCCGGCGACGAGTGCGCCAATCGCCGTCACCATGGCCGCGTCCACTCCACCACCACCTCCCCGACGCGATCATCGGGCAGGGTCAGGCTGCCTTGGTGAACTGGTCCTGTGCCCAGCCGCTCACACCGACGGGCTTCAGCAGGCCGAAGTGCATGAGGACACCGGTGGCGAAGCTGACGGCCGCGAGGATGGCGGCGGTCTGCACGCTGTAGCCGGAGTCGTGCGGGCCCGCCAGTTCGAGGAGGAACCCGTTCAGTGTGGACAGCGCGAGCAGGAGGACGGCCTTGAGTCCGGCGGAGGTGACTCTCTTGGTGACGAGGCCGACGAGGACGGGCAGGCCGGTAGAGATGAGGAGGCCGAGCCAGTAAACGGCCGGGAGGTTGGCGGTCATGGGGATCTCACTTCCTGTTCGGCGAGCCAGCGCCGGACGGTCTGGTTGTGTCTCGCGTCGGCGAGGGCGTTGTGCTCGGCGCCGTCCTGCTTGGGCAGGACGTCCCACGGGATCCCGAGGCGGCGAGCCTCCTGCTGGATGTCGTTGGTGAACATCGGAACGCTGGGCGGGAGCGCGATCATCGGGCCCCACAACTGGGCGAGCGCGACGTGGTCGTAGGCGCCGTAGTTCGCCCACAGCTCCAGGCCGGGGATGGTCTGGAGGAAGTCGCGGACTTCATTGGCGATGACCCACTTCGGCTTCACGCGCGTGTCCGTCATGTCGAGCGCGCCATCACTCTGCTGGAGTGCGTTGATCTGCGGTGGTGGCTTGTAGCCCCGAAGCGGCAAGTGTGGCCACACGTTGGCCTTTAGCCATTGGTGGTTCAGGATCCGCTCGACCGGCATGTCGGAGCTGACGGCGTAGTACTCGCGGCCGTCATCGCACACCATGCCGATGGAGATCAGCTCGATGGTGTGGCCGTCCTCCAGGAACTCCAGGTCGTAGTCGATGGCGGTCACGCGACCACCTGGAAGCCGTGCTTCGCGCCGAGCTTCGACAAGCTGTCCTTGCCAGGGATGCCGTCGGCCGAGCTGCCGCTGTAGGAGCCGCCCGCCTTGGAGCGCTGCCACGCCTTGTAGGCGGCGACGGTGAGGCTGCCGAACGAGCCGTCGACGTACTGGGCGGCCAGCAGGCCTTCGGCGTGCAGGGCCTTCTCGACGAGGAGGACTTCCGCCCGGTAGGTGGTGTGTCCCTGCGCGGCAGACGGGTCGTGCTTGGCCGCGGTGGCGACATGCGCGACGCTGACCTTCGGCTTGGCGGCAGGCGTCGGGGTGGGCGTGACGCCGAGGATCGCCTTGGCGCGCGCGATGATCGCCCCACGCTGCGCCTTGATGGCGTCGCCGGGGCATCCGGTGTGGCCGCCCCACGCTGCGCCGCCCATGCCGTGCCAGCCGAGGCCCTTGCCGTTCGGGTCGTCCGTCGACTGAAGCGGAACCGCGTACTTGGTGTGCAGCCACGCAAGGAGCTGCGCGGCGTTCTCCACCTGGGAGGCGGTAAGGGCAGCCGGAACGAACCCTTCGTTCTCGATCGACACCCAGTGACTGTTGCCGTCAGCCTCTGCCCACGCGCGGTCCTTGGTGTCGACGAGCTGGCGCAGGCCGCCGCTCTTCGGGTTGAGGAAGTGGCTGGACGCCTGCGACTTGGGGTTCTTGAACCAGGCCTCCGATCCGGCTTCGGTGCCCTGCTGGATGTGGAGGAGGAGGCCGCGGACCTCAACCATGCCGTCGACGCGCTTGTTCGGGGTGGGGCCAATGAAGGTGGCCCCGGGCATGAGTGCCATGGTCAGGCTCCATTCGCGTTGCTGCTGGGCGCCCACGGCCGCATCAGATCCGCCAACCCCTGGGCAGCAACAGCCGCCTCAGCCAGTCGAGGATCCGGAGCAGGAGTGGGCGTCGGAGGAGGGGTCGGCACCGGGATCGGCGGCATGACCACCGGGAACGGCTTGGTAGTGATCTCCGTCCAGGCCGCCTCGAACGCCGCCAGGTCGATGCCCGCCAGGAAGTTGGGGTGCTTGAGGTGCTCAGGGAAGATGACCGCCCAGGCCTCTTCGACCTTGTGGCTCCAGTAGGAGTCCGTGAACGAGGTCTCCTCGGCCCAGGTGATGAATCGTTCATCCCCACCCAGCGGGCCCGTACCGGGGTTGCCGTAGCCGCCGGTGATGACGGAGTGGCCGCCCGCATCCGGGCTGGAGCGGTGGTAGTTCCACGGCTTGCCCTGGTCGAACTCGGTCTCGTTGGCCTGCTGGACGTCGATGCCCGTCCACACGAAACCGAAGATGGCGATGGCCGCCTTGACCTCGTCCGGGCTGGACGGGTTGACCCTGGCGAAGGCGAGGATGTCGCCGCGCTTGGTGAGGTACTCCAGCAGGGTCTGGATGTCCATGCCGTTGTCGTGCGACGAGCCCGGCCCGTTCGTCTCCGCGGTGCCGTTCGGGTCGAAGCCCGAGTTCTGGGTCTTGTAGACCGCCCAGACCTCGTCCTGCGTCGGGTAGTACTCGGCGCCGGCGATGGCCGTGAGGAGACGACGGATGTTGGCCCAGGCGACGGCCACACAGTCCCCGGCGACGTCATTCCCGCGCATCTGCCAGCCGCCACCGAGCGTGGCCAGGTAGTCGGCCGCCGTCGGGTGCGTGGGCACGGTGCCGGTGAGGATGCGCGAGAGTGAGATGGCACGTGCACGCTTCGGCGCGCGGCGGCCGTACTGGCGGATCGATGTGCTCAAGGAGCCCCTCCAGGGCATGAAAAATGCGCCCTGGTGGGGGCGGGGCGCGGGCCGGTGATGCGGTGGGTCAGGTGACTTCGGGCTGCGGGTCGAGCAGGGTCGCGGTGAGAATCTCCATGTGTTGTCCGCAGAGTCCGCACTGCACGAAGCAGTTGGTGCCCGCATTGGAGTAGAACTGCGGGATGTCGAAGGTCTGCTCGTAATTTGTGCAGGCCTCGTTGTTGTCGCGGGCTGTGACCTCGTAGTACAGCCCGGGTTGGAACGTGACGCTCATATCCCGATCACCAGCCAGTTCACTGTTGTTGCGCTCGTGTTTTGCCGGGTCAGCCACACGGTGAGGCCGGTCGAGGTGGCGGAGGTGGCGCTCGTGCCGGTGACGCCGTTCGTGCCGGCCGTTGAGCCGGGCGCGGCGGTCTGGGCGCCGGAGAATCCAATGAACGTGCTGCCCTTGAGGCTGAGCCCGGTGACGGTGGCGGAGGTCGGGGTGTTGGCGGCGCTCGGTGTGATGGCCACGCTGCCCCAGGCCAGGCTGCTCGCGGTGAGGACCCCGAGGATGTCCATGTTGCACTGGGTGCTGTTTTCGCCCTGCACGTAGACGTAGGGGTTGCCGCCCTCGAACGTGGACTCCAGCGTGAGCACGGCCCGGTGGGCGGTGGCGGCAACATTTCCGGAGGTCAGGATGAGGTCGGTGTACTGGAAGGCGTCCGAGTCATAGGTGATGCCCGCCGGGACGGCGACCTGCCCGTCCTCGACCGGCCGGAACTGCAGCTGCCCGGAGGACAGGTAGGCGGACATGTTGATCGGATCCTGAAGGCCGCGGGTCCACAGGCCGCCTCCGCCGTCGCCGCCGGTCTCCGGGCCCAGTTCTGCGAGAAGGGTCGTGCCGTCGTCCGCGTATACGCGGAGGGTGCCGACGGATGCGGCCGTCATGCGCCGGGCCGCCCGCATCTCGCGTACTTGCCCTTCCAGGGCCTGGATCCGCCGGGCCAGGGAGGTGGTGTCGGGCGGGAGCTGGTCGATCTGGCGGGGCATTCAGCTCTCCTCTACCAGGATGGGCCGGATCTTGTCGGCGCTCGGGTCGAGCTCCCAGGACCAGCAGCGGGCGACCAGGTTTGTGCCCTGCGGGTGCCGCGGTGAGCGTTCGACGGCCATGCGGACGGTGTCGCCGAGGAACCAGTCCCGGCCCAGGCGTGGGGCGCGGGATGCCACGGCCTCGATGGACCACACCCGGGCACCTTGTTGCATGAGCGCCAAGGACTGCGTGGCGTGGGCGTCCAGTTGGTCGGGGTCGTCGATGCCCGTTGCGGGGGTGTAGCGGTATTCCCAGCGGGGCCATCCCGCGGCAATGAGTGCGGTCGCCACGTGCGGGCTGGAGGTGAGCCGGGATGATCCCTCACCCTCGCCGCGGGCGATGACGGCGGTGGCACCTTTGCCCTGCTCGTAGGACTCCGACAGTGCGTAGGACGAGACGCAGCCGGGGAAGTCGAAGGTGGCTTCCGGTGGGTTGGCCTGGGTGCCGACGGCCGCGCGGACGCGCAGCGGGAACTGGAACCCCGTGTGCCCTGAATTCCACACAACGTCGATCGTCCACTCGGGGCCGCCGTCCAATGCCATGATCTCTTTGAGGCAGGCCAGGATCGTTTTGTCGTCGCCGTCCTGCGTCAGGTAGGTCATGGTGACGCCCGTGTTCGGCGCGTCGATGACGAACGGCGGCCCGTTCGTGAGTGCGGGCGTGACGAGTGCGGCGACGACAGCGGCCTGGTCGGCGCCGATGAGAGACTGGTCGCCGGGAAACCGGGAGTCGAGGTAGCTCTCCAGGGTGGCGGCCCCGAGTGATGCAGTCTGCGAGCTGCCGCCTTCGCGAGGCAGTACCGCACCCGCCCAGATCGGGGTGTCGGTGGCCGTGTCGACGGCCACCAGCATGGACTGGCCGGGTGTCGTGGCCGTATCCCAGCCGGTCGGGGCGCCGGGGATGTTGAGTTCGAACTGCAGCGTGGTCGAGTCGCCGAGCTTCCGCGTGAGCGCCCCGGTCGGCTTGAGCGAGCGGAGATCCTCGACGATGCCGCCGGAGGCCAGGTCGCAGCCGTACCAGGCGAGTTCGTAGGCCTGCGGCATCAGGTGGCCGACTCGTAGGTGCCGGTGATGCGCAGCTGGGAGCCGTTGGCGAACGTCTCGGGAACGGTCGGGCTCATCTGGGTGATGCGCACGTTCGTGGTGGAGATGTTCAGGAACGGCGAGGTGGTGGTGGCGGTCGGTGAGATGACTGTTTCGCCCTGCCACCGGTCGGTGCCGAGGAACTGGACGGCGCCGATCATGCTGCATCCGACGTTTGCCGCCGTCGCGGGAAGGGCGAAGGAGTAGCCGCCCGCGCCGAACGTTGTCGTGCTGCCGGGGATCAGGTTGATGTGGAAGGTGACCTGGCGTCCGATTTTGTTGTAGCGGCCGACCAGGGTGCCGTTGCCGAGTGCCGGGTTCGTCGTCGCCGCTGTCCATGTCGGCGTGTATGACGTCCAGGCGCCCGACACCTTGAAGTAGGTGTCCCAGGAGGAGCCGTTCCAGCGGAGCAGGTCGGTGCCGTTGTCGTAGAACTGGCCCGTGTAGGGGCTCGCCGGCGCGGTCGCCGACGGGAGGATGCCGCCCGGCGCCACCGTGTACGGCCGGACCGCCGTACTCACGGAGGCGGTGCTGCCGTTGGACACCGACAGCACGGTGATGTTGGCGAGCGGCAGGTAGATCTGCGTGCCCGCCGGTGTCGGGGCGACCGGGGAGGCGGACGGAGTGCCGGCCAGGTAGACGATGTCGGCCTTGTTCAGGCCGGAGGCGTCCACGCTGTTGTCCCACACCCGCAGGTAGACGAGGTCGATCCTGTTGAGGGTGGCGTGCGCGGCCGTATAGGTGCCGGGTGATACCGACGACGGGAATGCTGCCCGGTATACACCCTGGCCGGCATAGGCGACCGTGGCGACGCCCGCCGAACAGTTGATGGTGGTGCCGGCCAGAGTGACGGTGAGGCCCGGGTCGCCGGGGCGTACACCCGATGTCGAGCCCAGGGCGCTGCCGTTGGCCATGACGAACATGGAGTCCGCGTTGCGGACTTCCAGGCCGGAGAACGCCAGTGTGTCGATGGCCCACACGTCTACGGGCACGGGGGCCTCCTCACATCCAGGCCGAGCGCCAGGTGGCGGTCAGCGTTGCGGTCGCGTTGTAAGTGCCGGACTGGAACTGGTAGTTGACCGATGCGTTCGCCGGAATGGTGGGCCAGCCGGCCGACACGGTCACGAACCGGCGCCGGGAGACCGAGCCGTTGAGGATCACGGTGTGTGCGTCGGTGTCGATGGTGAGGACGTCGCCGCTGGCCAGCGTCAGGGAGTAGATGAGCTGGCGCACGGTGCCGTCCGGGTAGAGGGCGGAGATGGTGGGTGCGACCACGGGTCCGGCGATGGTCAGTACTGGCCGGGTGTCCATGGAGCCGGAGTTGACAGCGTTGATCTGACCGGACACGGTCGTCGCCGAGAACGTGATCGGGAAGGTGATCGGGAAGGTGAGGCCGCCCGTCGTATTGGGCAGGCCTGTCGTACCGGACTGCAGGGTGGTGCTGTAGCGGCGTGGGTCCCCCGCCGTGACGAGCACGCTGTAGGTGGCGATGCGGTCGGTGACGTAGGCGAACAGCGGCTTCCCGGAGCGGCGCACCACTGCCTGTTTCGGCGATGTCAGCTCGTACACGACCAGTGTGGTGTCGGTCAGGGCAGCTGCGGTCCGCAGCTGCTCCAGCGCGCCCTCCAGGCTGGTGCGGTCCGGTGCGGTGACCGTGCCGGCCAGGGTGACGGGTCGCGAACCGAGGTAGACGGGGCTTGACCACGATCCGTGATCGGATTCCCGGTCGGTGTATTCGGCCCGGACCTCGGAGCCATCCCAGCCGTCCATGGACTGCAACGCCCAGGCGACCCCGTTGGAGTCGACCCGGCCGAGCGGAATGGTCCCGAGGTCGGCCCAGACGCCGCCGAGGTCTTGTCCTGCCGTGAACGGCACCCCTCCCCCTCCCTGTCAGCCGACGAATGCCATGTGGCGGGCGATGTCCTGCGCCTGCTCCGCCGACGTCTGCTTGGCGCCGTACAGGTTGATCTCGATGTTCTTCGTGACCTCCCGCGCCATGGCCGCGGCAGACGACCCCGCCGCCCACCTGCTGGCGGGCACCAGGTGGTAGCCGAGCGCTGCCGCAGAGGCTGCGAGCAGGGCCCGGCTGCGGGCGGTCTGAGCGAGCGGGATGAACGCCTCCGGGATGCCGGCCTCGCCGGCGAGGACCGGGGTGGCCTTGGTGAGGATTCCTCCGGCAGCCATCGCCGTGCCGCCCTGGGCTACCCACTGCCGCACGAACGTCGCCTTGTTGGCGTCCGGAAGTGCGCCGATCTGCTTGGTCATTTTCGGCACCAGCGCCTTGATGACGTCAGTGCCGAGGCCTGCCGCGATCAGATCCGCGTAGCCGCGGCCCGTGCCGCCCCGCAGCGTCGATAGCAGGATCAGCGAGTTCGTCAGGTCGTCGCCGGTGAGCGTTGCCTGCGCCTTGTCCACGCTCTTGTTGGCGGCCGAGGCCGACTTGCTGTTGCCTGCCGCTTCGTGCGCGAGTGCCTGCGCATTGGAGTCGCCTTGCGCGGCGAGGGCCTGGGCTAGGTCTCCGAAGCCCTCGGCAGCCAGCTTCTGCAGGTCGGCGGCGAACTGCTGGTTCTGCTGGGTTGCTCCGCCGAGCTGCTTCTCGAAGTCAGCGAGGGTCGCTTTCGCGACGTCCCCGGTCTTCTGCAGCTTTTTGACGATGTCGTCGAACTGCTTCGTCGACGCTCCGGCCAGCGAGTTGACGAGGGCGTAGCCGTCCTGGCCCATGTTCTCCAGGAGGGATTCGACTTCGGCGCCACCCCGCTTGGAGATCTTCGACAGGTTGGTGCGCCACTTGTCCGTTGCCGCGACGGACGCGTTGAGCTGCTTCTCGTAGGCCTTCAGGTCGAAGCCAGTCGGGGCCTTCGCGCCCCTCTTCACCCCGAGGGCCGAATCCGCGGCGTACACCTTCTGCCGGTCGGCACTGACCGTCTTGTCTCTGGCCTTCTTCGCCGACCGCGCCTTGTCGACGCGGTCCTGGGCGGCCCGCAGCTGGGCGGCCGTGTGGTGCTCGTGCCGCACCCTGGACAGGTTCTTCTCGGCTGCGGTGAGGCTGTCGGCGGCCTTCTTCTGTTCTTTCAGCGCCGTGTTGAGGACACCCCAGGCGTCCTTCAGGCGCTGAACGTCCTGGTCGTAGCGCGACTTGGCATCCGAGGGGCCGCCGAGCACCGGCTGGCCGCTCGGTGTGTAGGTGAATCCGCTCAAGCCGCCGTTGGCGTACCAGGCGACAGCCCCGCCGAGCCGGCTGACGGTCTGCGCGGCGATCTGCCGGGAGCGGCCACGCTTCGCCGGATTGAGGGGAATGTAGGCCTCGTCCCCGGCCTCATCCTCCGCCCACACCCGATAGGTGCCCTTGCGGGCGATCTGGGCGACATGGTTTTCGCGCATGCCACCGTCGGCGTAAAAGCTGACGATGCCGCCATCGGCCTTGCCGACGACCTCGTGGACGGACTTCGATGTCGTCGTCACGATCGAGTTGACGTAGTTGGTGACCGTTTTGCCGTGCAGGTTGTTGATGTAGCGCTGGATTGCGGCGGCTGCCGCTGCCGGGCCGCCGGTTGGCAGGGTCACCCTGATCTGGCGGTTCGGGAGCCTCTGCACCTTGAAGCCCAGACTCGTCAGGGCGCTCTGTGCCGCACCGGTCAGCGCACCAATGGTGACCGACTTCCCCTTGGTCCCTGCCACCTTCTGCCTGACGGCCTCCAAAGCCGCCATGGCGCTCGCGGTTTTGGCGTCGACGCCCACCGCCTTGGACGGCAGCTTCTTGGCGATCAGAGCATCCAGGGCGGCGGCGGCCTTCCCTGTCGGGGCAGTGATCTCCATCTGGCGGCCACCGGGCAAGGTCTTCACCTTGAAGCCGACGTCCTCAATGTCCTTCTTCGCCTCGGCAGTCAGCGCCGACACCCGGATCGTGGACCCCTTCGGCATGTGACCGGCCAGGCCCTGCACATACAGCAGCTGCTTCTGGGTGGCCGACAGCCCAGGGGTGGACATGGTGATGGCCAGCGACGACGGGATGAACCCCATCTGTGCCGCCAGCACCTTGGCCTGGTCCGCGGTGAGCCCGAACTTCTGGCCTGCCGTGACCGCGGCCTTCCATGACGTCTCCATGTGCGCCTCGGCCTGCTTCAAGGCCGGGACGACGCCCTCATTGTTGGCGCGCGCGAAATCGTAGGTCGACTGCGCCGCTCCGGCCGTCTGCTCGTTCAGGGCCTGCAGCTTGGTCCACAGGCTCTGCCCGTTCTCCGACGTCGTGTTGAGCGATCCGTCGACCTGCAGCAGGGCCTTCCCGTAGCCGTGGGACTTGTCGACGCCGTCCTTGTAGCTGCCGTTCAGGTCGAGAATCGCCTGGTTCATGGTGGCGACTGCGGCCTGCACGTCGAGTTCGCCGCCCGAGAGCAGGTCGAGGGCGGTGTGCAGGGCCCGCGCCTTTGTGTCCGCATCCGATGCGGAGTCACCGAGGGTCTTGATGGCGGTCTGCAGGCGGCCGGTGGGGTCCGTGGCGTCCAGCGCTGCGGCGCCCGAGCCCTTCACTGCGGCGGCAAGGTCGGCCTGCTTCTTCTTGGCGGTGCCGAACTCGCCGGACAGACTCCCGAGAGCGTCAGCCGCGTCCTTGTAGGCCTGCCCCTGCTCGGTGAACGCCACCTTGCGGCCACTCTTGCCGGACGCAACCCACTCCCGGTTCGCGTTGGCCGCGGTAAGGAGCTTCTTCTGAAGCGTGTCGATGCTCGTGCCCTGCCCCAGATATGCGTCTGTGAGCTGGCTGGTGCCCACGCCTGCCTCATGCATCACGTTGAGGAGCTGGGTTTTGCCGTCCTTCAGCTTCGCGTCCGCGAGGGTCTGTACGGCGGCAGCACGAACCGAGCCGTCCGCCAGACCGGCGGACGCTGCCAGCGCCTGGGTGAGGCTGGAGATCCGCTGCTGGTGAGCGGCAGCGGCAGCAGCGGCCTCCTGCTGCTTGCGGGCCAGCATGTCCAAGCCGATCATGGCGCCTGCGATGGCGATACCCCACGGGCCGCCGAGGAATCCGTACAGTCCGCGCATGCCGCCCATGAGTCCGCGCCCGACACCGGTACCGATGGCGGCCATTGCGCCGCCCGCGGCGGACCGGAAGCCTACGAGGCGCCCGCCGGCTTCCTGAATGCCGGTGGAGGCGTTGCGGAAGCTGTTGCCCATTGCGGCGATCGTCGGGGAGCGTGCTTCCAGTGAGGCGAGCCCGGCACCCCAGTGCCCCAGCGATACCCCGGCCCGGGCGGCGAGGATCGTCTGCGTCTGCATGGCGCCGCGCACGCCGTTGAAGGAGCCGACTGCGGAGCGGCCGTAGCCGACGACGGCCTGCTGCATGCCTTGGATCTGACTGCGGAACGGACGCATTGCGAGCATCGACAGCACGGCCAGCTGCATCGGGCCGGGCAGTCCGGCGAAGGCGTGGGCGATGCCGCCCACCAGTGCACCGATGGGCCGCAGGATGCCGGACATGTCGCCGATCAGGCCGACGCCGACCTGCAGCCGGCCTGTGGCCACGCCGAGGGCGCCCGCCCCCGAGGAGACGGATGTGAGCAGGTCATGCATGCCGCCGACGAGCGGCGCGGCTGCAGCGCCGGCATTGGAGAGCACCTTCTCCAGCGACTGCACGGAGGTGATGGCCAGCGGCACGGCAGCGACGAGCGCCCCGCTGAGCGCCGCCTTCACCGGATTTGCCAGGCTCGCGGCTGCCTTGCCGATGCCGCTCGACGCCGCATGCAGCTTGGCCTCGACCGATGGCCCGTAGATGTCCCACAGATCTCCGGCGATACGGATGCCGGACTTGATGTAGGGGATGGCGTCCGAGACGCCCTTCGACATCGACCGGGTGATCTTCTCCAGGCCGGGCGCGACGCCCAAGTACACCTGGAGGAAGGCGGATTGGAGCTGCTTGCCGAGGCCGCGCATGGCGCCGCCCAGGCCTTTCGACTCGGCCGCCGCCAGGGCTGCGGCGCCACCCACACGGCCCACCTGGACGCCGAACTGCTGGAATGCGGTGCCGCCCTGGTGGGCGAGCGCCACCATGCCCGCAAGGGCGGGTTTGCCGAACGCCATCGCGGCGGCTGCCGTGAACTGCTGTGTCGTCAGGTGGTGGGAGGCGTCGCCGAGTTGCGTGATGACGTACTGGAGGCCCTTGAAGTTGCCCTTGCTGTCGAACGCTTCAATGCCGAGTTCGTGCAGGCCCTTCGAGGCGAGTTTCGTCGGCTTCGCCATGTTGACCAGCGCCGAACGCAGGGCTGTACCGGCGGTTTCGCCGATGATGCCGGACTTGCCGAGCAGGCCGACCGCGGTGGCGGTGTCCTTGATGGAGATGCCCATGGTGTGGGCGATGGGGCCCACGTATTTCATCGCGTAGTAGATGTCCATGAGTTCGCCGGACGCCGAGTTCGACGTGTTGGCGAGGACATCCGCTACGTGGGTCGCTTCGGTGGACTTGAGGGCGAACTGGTCCATGATGTCGCCCTCGATTTTCGCCGCTGTTGCGACGTCAGTTCGAGCGGCGGCAGAGAGCTGGATGGTGCCTCGGGCGGCCCGGATGGCGTCCTGCGCCGACAGGCCCGCCTTCGCCAGCTCGACCATCGCGTCAGCGGCCTCAGCCGCGTTCGCCGACGGCAGTTTCATGTCCGCGCCGAGGGCCTGCGCTTCACGGCCTGCCGACGACATCTGTGCCCCTGAGGCCCGTGTGACCTCAAGGAACTTGTTCATCGCGTCGGTGTATTCGTTGCCCGCGTGGACGATGTCGTGCAGGCCGAACAGGATCGCGCCGCCCGCCAGGAGCGCGCCGAGATGCTTGACGGGGCCGAGGACGGATTCGACGCCGGAGCGCACCGAGCCCATGCCGTTGCGGGCCGCCGAGCCCATACGTCCGAAGGCTGCGGGCGCGAGCGCGGTCTCGTCTCGCATCGCTCGCGTGCCGCGGCTGGCAGCCAGCGCTGCGGCCTCGCCCTCCCGGACGCCTGCCGCGCCGCCGCGCGCACCCGCGCCCATGGCCGTCAGCCCGGCGCGGGCCGCTGCCCCGTCTGCGCCGAGGGCCCGGATGCCGCGCCCGGCAACCAGGGAGGCTTCCCCGAGGGCGAGGAGTTCGCCGGTGCCGGTGCGGACGATGGTGCCGAAGCCGGGCATCTCGGCGATGACGCGAACGCGCACGGTACGGTCGGTCACGGCAGCCCCCGATCTTCAGTTGTGGAGGCGTGCACACGCTGAGCGCCGTGCGGGAGGATTGCGGTATGGACGATCTGGTGCGGTGGCTTGGCGAGCAGTTCGACGAGGATGAGCGGATCGCGCAGGCGTTGAACCCGGACCCGGTGGCCTCGATGTCCCGAAAGTTTGAGACCGACGCATTGCGCCTGCGGGACGAATTGAAGCAAGGCAAGTCCGACCGCGTTCCGTATGACGAGGGCCAGTCGGATGCGCTGCACTGGGCGTCGGTCGTCCTGCCGGAGCGGATGCCGCCGCTGTCGCCGTTCGGTCAGGCGCGAATCTTGCGGGAGATCGACGCCAAGCGACAACTCGTTAAGCAGTACGAGCGCGCACTGAAGAACCGCCGCGCTCACCCGGACGACCTCGCGTCCGCTGGCGGACTCCTCGCGCTGCACGGGGCCGTCAAGCTGCTCGCTCTGCCCTATGCGGACCGCCCCGGCTACCGCGAGGAGTAGCGGCCATGGCTCAACGTCAGCCGGTGGCCATCCCGAAGGAGCGCAGGATGTCGGCGGCGGCCTGCGAGGGTGGCCCGAGTTCGCCGGACTGGAACTGGAGCTGCAGCGCCGCGTTCCACAGCCGCAGCAACTGCCCGTCAGACAGGTGGTCCCAGAACTCGGCGAACTCCGCCTGGTCGGCAGGCTTGGGCTCGACCAGTTGGGCCTCGACGAGCGCCGGGGCGAACGAGTCCGGATCGAACGCAGGTTCCTCATTGCTGCCGCTCGCGGCGGCGGACTCGGTCTGCTCCTTCGTCGGCGGATGCTCCGCCCGCAGGGCCTGATACGCCCGGTGCGTGATCGCTTCGAGGGTGAAGCGCACCCGGGACTCCTCGGCCCGCGCCTCCACCTCCTGCAGCTGCTTCGCGACGTCACGGGCCGTCTCCGTGCCGTGCGTCTCATCGTGACGCTGCGCCCGCTCCAGCAGAGTGTCGAACGCGTCGAGTTCTGCGGACGCCGTCGAATCCATGATGAGTTCGACGACCCGCCGGGGCCGCTGAATCTTGGCGCGGACGTCAGCAAACGTCAGCGCGGGCTTCGCCGCCCGACGCGCGGGCGGCTTCCTGCTCGAAGTGGTCATGGGTTCCCTGTCCTTCACGTGCTTCTACATGGCCTGATGCACGGCAATTTCGATGCCGGTGACCAGGTCTTCGGCGTTCGCATCCAGTGCGGGGCCGAGGTGTGGAATGGGTGCGTTCTTGCTGGTGCCGTACTCGATGATGTTTCCGAGCGGGCCCTGGGACCGCCCCTTGTCCGGGCCGATCTCGCCCTCGACGCCCACGGGCGTGACCTTGACGTCGTAGGTGATCGAATACGGGTAGGCGGGCAGGTACTTGTGGCCCCGGATCCGGTTGCGCGCGTCATCCCGCACCTTCTGTGAGGTCACCTTCACGGCCTTCCCGACGTTCACCCTCAGCCGCTCCGCGAAGACCCCCAGGTCGTCCACGACCACGGTTAGGCCGATCACGTCGATACCAGCCATTACGCCCCCCTTCGGAACACGGAGACCTTCAGGCCGTCGGTTTTGCCGCCGTCTTCCTGGTGCGCCGCAACACGGCGCGCGCCCGCCAGACAGGCGTGGCATTTCGTGATCGACGCGTCGTAGGCGTACTCGTTGTCGGCATGCGTCGACTCGGCGAGCGAATGCCCACAGTCCCCGCATAGGCCCGACTCGGCTTCCATCAGGGCCATCGCCCACCAGCGGTCCTCCGGCAGCCACAACGGCTCACCCGGGGCGGGCTGCGGGCGGCCCAACAGGATGCTGCGCGGGATACTCCACGCCCGGGCCGCCTCGACTTCCCGCCGGTACGGGAACCGGTGATCCCGCAGGCGGGCTACGAGAAAGGGACGGGGCTGGGCTCCTCGTTCACCGCGAGCGCCGCGGCGAACAGGGTCCGCGCGGTGCCGTCGTTGACGACGTCCAGCAGTCGGTCCACCTGCGCCGCCGTGAGCGACGGCTCCACACAGCAGACTGCCAGGACTGCGGGCAGAAACGTCCCCGCGTCATACGGCTCCTTCGAGCCCTCCGGCGCCGGATGTGCGGCCAGTAGGTTGCTGTAGGCGCGATGCCCGAGCGCCCGGAACCGGAACTCGACCGCAGCCTCCCGCGCCCGCTCGCGCGCCACCGTGAGGCGCTCCTGCAGCTCGTAGGCCGGATTCACTTCACCCAGCGACGTCGAATGCCACTCCCCCAGTTCACCCAACTCGGCTTCCAGCGCCTGAAGTTCGGCGCCCACGTCGCCCGCAAGGCACACCTGAATGGTGACCTCGCGCGGCGACGCCCCTGCCAAGAGCTCCGAGATGTCAGGCATCAGGCGACGATGGCCCTCGTCGCCGGGTCACTGGTGACCTTGAGCGGCGACATGAACTTCGAGACCTCGTTGGCCGCCGGGGCGATGTTCTGCGCCTCGCCCGCGGTCACCGGGTACACCTCGACCTTGTCCGCGGAAGCGTAGGCGGTCGCGAACGCGGAACCGCGGCGGACCACCAGATAGCCGGAGGTGTTGTACGTCAGCGTCGTGTACGGCTGGTCTTCGATCGTGGTCGAGCCGCGCTTGAAGGTGACCTCCACCGTGTAGGAGCGGCGGCCGGGCTGGTTGGTCGTGAACGTCGAGCCCAGCGACGACGTGTCAACGTCCGCGGTCGCCGGGTCGGCCTTCAGGCCGTCCGGGGTGATCCGCAGCGTCCAGTCGGATCCGCCGTTCAACTCCGTGGTCGTGGGCGCGTTGATGTTCGCGATGGAGCCCACCCAGCTCACCTTGGTGTTGCCATCGCTGATCAGGTCAGACATGAACCCTCCTCAGGGCATGAAAAAAGCCCCGAGCGGGCGGGGCGGACGAAGACGGGGGTGGGTGAAGGTCAGATGCGCACGGCGGCGACAGTGACCGACGTCGTCGACGAATAGGCGACCGCGGCCAAGCCGTCCGAGACGCCGGCGAACAGATCCTTCGTGATGGGGCCGATCATCATGTCGCCGGTGGTGGCCGGGACGGTGACGACGACGTCCGCTGCGGCCTGGCTGCGGACCTTCGCAGTCGAAGACAGGGTGACGGTCATCGAACTGCCCGCCGTGTTCTTGACGTGCAGGAACGTCCGCTCGTCACAGATGACTTTCGTCGAGGCGGCGGCGGCACCGTAAGTCACGCCGAGGCCTGCGAGGTTGATGACCTGAGTGGTCAGGGTTGCCATGGAGGAACTCCTCTACAGGGGGATTGAGCGAAGCCGGTACCGGCTGGGTGCGTAGTAGTTGGGCGGGACTACGTCGTCGTCGCGCTGTACCGGCTGCCCATCGAGGGACTCCGGTTTCCAGGACGTGCGCCCGGCGACCGTCAGGACGACGGACAACGCAGCAATGGCCCGGTCGGACACCGACATGGCCTGCGCCGCCGTCAGGCCCACACACGTCAGCTGGACGACGGCAGAGAAGTCGGTCCGGTTGTCGCCGAGCGACGCGGTCATCGCACGGCCCGGCTCGGGGTAGAGGACGACATACGGGGTGCTGGCGGTCGGAGAAATGCCGGGGGGTGCCCCGCCGACGTAGACCACCAGGCCAGCCGTTTCCAGCGCGGCCGTCACCGCGTCGACGTGCGGCAGGACGGCAGGAGTCGTCATCGGCCGCCTCCCGTCACGTGGCAGCCTCGACAGTGATCCGCCAGGCCGTCGCGGTACTGCTGAAGTCCACAGCCATCACCGCGAACACCTGATCCACAAGCCGCGTATCACCAGACGCAGTGATCGTCACCGTGTCGCCGGTCTGCAAGTCGTCGGCGGCCAGGGAGGCGAACGGCAGAGCCACCTCATAGCGGGCCACCACCGTCAGCCGCTCCCCCGCCTCCTCGTTGCGAGGAACCCGCTGCGGCTTCAACCGGCAGGCACCCGAGTACAGGACCGTCGGTGTGCCCGGCGTGAGAACACTCGTGGTGCGGTTGAGCGTCGGCGCCCCGGGCCGGCTGATGGTGCACGAGTCCACCAGCAACTGGTTGTGCGCGTTGCGCCCCGCGGCGAGCAGCGGCTGGATGTCGATCGCCGTCATCACGTCACCGGCGCCACAGAGAACGAGCCGCCGCGGTACTCCCGCAGCGCCTGCTTGTGCTCCGCGGTCAGCAGCGCGCCGCCGATGGTCTCGGAGGCGAACACGCGCTGGTAGTCGTCGATCGACTCGGATCGCAGGCCCTGCGGGTTGGTCATGTTCATCTGCGCCAGGTCGAGCACGACATCGACGACGTCGTCCGGGACCTCGCCGTCGCCGTGGCTGTGGGTGACCCGGACGCGTTGTGCCCAGATCCCCATGGGCCGCATGAACGGCCAGCCCATCAGTCGGGTTGGCGCCCACCACTGTTCGCCACGGGTCAGCTCGCTGCCGATGCGCGTGAAGTCCCGACCCTCCAGGGCCGTGTACTCCTGGTTGGAGATCCCGAACAGCTCGACCACCGTCAGCGGATGCGTGTCATCGACGACCAGAGGCCGCTGCGGAATCCGCAACACCCGCCCGCCACCCGGCAGCGTGACCGTTTGGTTCTCAACGAGCGTGAAGTCCTGGCGGCAGTACTTCCGCACCCGCGCCGACGCGCGACGCAGAGCCATCGCCGCCTGCGCCGGATCCAGCGTCCGCTGCAACGCGGCCTCCAGGTCCGCCTGTGTGGCGAGAGGAGTCGGGGACATGACGGGCCCCCTCTACTCCTCGGTGTCGGCCATCGCCGTCAGCCGCTTCACCACGGTGCTGCGCGGCTTGTCCTTCGCCTGCTCGGCCGCCAGTGCCGCAGCGGCGCGCTCACGGTCGTCGTTCACCCATGCCATGAGGTCGTCGATGGTGCCGTCCACCGGCGGCTCGTTGCCGCCCGGGTTCGGCGCCTCGGGGGCCTCGGGGGGCGTCTCCGGCTCCGGCTTGGGATCCGGGTCTGCTTCGGTGACCTTCACAGCCCCCTCCGGGGCATTCGCAGCGAGATGGCGGGCCAGTTCGCCCTCCAGCTCGTTGCCCTCGCCGAACTCGCGGACCTCGTAGTTCCAGTACGACCGCGTCGGCTGCAGTACGCGCACGCGCATGCTGCTCTCCTTCCTTCCTGAAGGCCCTCCGGCGTGGACGGACAGGGTTGCCCACGCCGGAGGGAGACGGGGTCAGGCGTGCTCGATGACGACGCCACGCTTGTACAGCGCCGCGTCGCCCGTGCCTGCATCCGACGGAACGCCGTAGTCGCCCACCCACGACCAGGTCGAGGCGATGACCTGCTGCAGCCGGTCCTGCGCCGGACGCACCAGCAGGGTGACGTCCACTCCGGGCGCGGCGTTGATGGTGCGGATCTCCGGCACGTCCTCGACGCCGGTACCGGCGAGGAGAGTGTTGGTGCCCTCGAACGGCGCCGACATCAGCGCGTTCGCGCCCAGCACGATCGGCCGGTGCACCGTCAGGGTGCCCGCAGCGCCGCCGTTGGTGATGGTCGGCGCCTCCAGGTTGCGCACCCAGTCGATACCCGCGAACCGGCCGATGGACAGCTCCGTGTAGATCGGCGAGTCCACGCGGCCCTGAAGGGCCTGCTTGAAGTCGGCGTCCGCGAACAGCTGCGCCTCGGTGTCGGGGTCGATGTGGGCGACGTAGTAGCCGCCCACCGTCGGCACCGCCATCTTCCGCAGACGCGCCACCGCAGCCCGGAAGTTCGCGAACGTCACGACGTTCGACGACGACAGATCGAAGGGCGAGTTGCCGGTTGCGCGGACCGACACCGGGGCGTTCGCCGCGATCACGTAGTCGCCGGCGACGTCGACGCGGGCGGTGCCCAGCGTCAGCGTGCTGGTGCCGGTGTTGACGCCGGTCACCGTGTTCGCGACGCCCGCGATCGACACGGTCAGCGGGTTCGACGCGCTCACGGCGGTCGGGACGCCGTTGACCATGACGGTGGTGAAGCCGTCCGTCGAGTTGACGATCATCGACGTGTCCGAGGAACCGGCCGTGGTCACCCAGGTCCGGCCGCCCGCATACGCCTTGTACAGCTTGTTGCGGGCCACCTGGTTGACGGTCTGCCCGGCGTTGATGCCCAGGTTCTCGACGTCCGCCAGGAATTTGCTCGCCAGCGCCATCGCCGACCCGAGCATGTTGGTGTCCATCGAGTTCGCGTACTGGTCCATCGTCACGGACCACTGCTCGATTGAGTAGGTCGCCGCCGACGGGTCCGAACCCGTCACCGGAGTCGTCACCGGGGCGAGCAGGCCCTTACGAGTGAACGTCTTCGTGTCGCCCAGGCCGCCCATCCACGGCTCGGCGTCCGCGATCTGAGGGAACAGGAAGTTCGGCACCAGCGCGTCCCGGAAGACGCGGTCCAGGATGCCGTTCTGCAGCATCGCCTGAATGCCGGCGGGCAGGGACGGCCGGACACCGGCGTGCCGGTCCAGCTTGAACCACGGCCGCGGGGCGCGGTGAAGCCGCGGGCGAACCGCGGACATGGTGGGGGTCATTCTCACTCCTCAGTGATGATCTCTATGGACACTTGGTCCGGGTACTGCTGGGCGTACTGATCCAGGCCCAGCAGTGCGGTTTGGGTGATGGCCGTCACGGCGGCGCAGACGCGACCCCCAGCAGCAGGCTCGTCGTGACCGGACACCTCAATCGAGGTGCGTCCGCCGCCCAACCGGGCCCGGACCGTGATCACACGCGCTGCCGGTAGCCGTACTTGGCGAGCTCCGCGGCCACATCGCCCTTCGGGGCGGTCCGGTAATCCACGGGAGCGGGAGCGCCCCGCGAACCCTGGCCGGGATCGGGCTTCGGCTTCGTCTTCGGCTCGGCCGCTGGGGCGACCGGCTCGGGCTTGGCCCAGTGCGGCTTCCGCGCCAGCAGATCCGTCAGAGCCGTCTCAATGGCGTCCGTGTCGATCTCGCCGTCCGCGTCGACGTACTGGCTGGGGTCACGCATCAGCACATCCACGGCGTCGCCCGGGTCAGCGAACTCGCCGGCCGCGGCCCGCACTTCGGCCGCCACCGCTCGCGCGGTCGCCTTGGCCTCCCGCTGGGCAGACCGTTCGACCTTCGCCGCGAGTTTCTCCGCCTCAGACTTCTGCGCGTCCTCGAACTCCTGCACCTTGCGTGCAAGGTCGTCGGCACGCTTCTTCTCGGCGGCGGCAGTCTTCTTGGCGGCGGCACGCTCGGCCTTCATCCGGTCGAGGGCCTTCTTGCCCTCATCGCCGAGCTTGTCGGCGCCTTCCGGCTCCGGATCGGGCTCGGGGTCCGCCGGATCGGGCTCAGGGTCGGGATCCGGATCTGCCGGATCGGCTGCCGGGTCCGGAGCGGGCTCCGGGTCGGCGGGGTCGGGGTCTTCGTGACGGTTGAGCCGGAACCAACCCGCGCTCTGAGCAGCGGGCAGCCAGCGGGTACGAGTCGTACTCATGGATGGAACTCCCATTGCGGGATCAGAGACCGCGCCTTGCGCGCGGCCAAACTTGGGTCGGGTAGAGCCGGCCTGCGCGCTAGCCGAGGTAGCCGAAGCGCTTCAGAAGCCTGATCAGCTCGTCGCGGTCGTCCGAAAGGCGCAGGATTTCGCCCGGCGTCAGCCGCGGCGTCCGCAGGTGGAACCGGGGCAGGCCGCGTTCCAGGTCGTAGCCATTCCGGGCGAACCGCTGCCCGGTGCGCTGCTCGGCCTCACGCAGCATCTGCTGGTAGAACGCTCCACGCTTCGTCGTGCCTTCGAGGGTCGCCACGACCTTCTTGCCGTAGGCGTCCAACGTGATCGTCGACCTGCCCGCATTGACCACCGAGTAGATGTCCGCGCCGCTGCGGATCGCCGCCGCGCCGCCGATCGTGAACCGGCGATCCTGCTCCGCGCGCGACAGGCCCTGGAAGAACGACATCGGGTTCGTGTGGCGACCAGGGCGGGCGTCGGTCGCGGGAACCCCATAGCACTGGCAGCGACGATGTCTTTCGAAGTCGGCGTTCCACCGGTACCAGCGGCCGGCGAGGATCGCGCACCGCGCACAGGCCCCCGACCGAACAGTCCGCACGTAGCCCGTCACCGACCGGTTCGCGATCATCGACACGCTGGCCGCGCCCCGGCCCGCATCCGCGACCTCTGAAGCGGCCATCTGCAGGAGCTGGGCCCGGCCGCCGAGCATCGCCTCCTGCAACGTCAGCCCGTTACCGATCAGCGTCTTCGTGCGAATCACCGGCAGATACAGCAGGCTGTCCAACGCCCGGCCATCCGACGCGGCCCCTGAGAACGAACGGGTGTCGACGTGCGACGCCTGCTCCATGTAGTTGTTGCCCAGCCCATCCCCGCGGACCATCGCCTCGATGTACTTCTGGCCCGTCGACGCCGCCACCAACTGGCCGGCCGACACGGCGCGCACCATTGCCGCACCCAGGCCGCTCAGCCACGACCGCGAGAGATCTGTGGCCGCAAGCTCCTCCCACAGCCGCTGCAGCGTCACCGTCGTCTGGATGACCGCCCGCTGCTGAGCGCGGCCGTAGGCGTCAACAACGTCCTGATGCGCCTGCGTCTCAACGGCCACGATCAGCCGCCGATGGAAGGCGCCTCAGCGGGCACCGGCTCATGGGCCGTCGACAGCTGGTGCAGATCCATGGCCGTCATCCGGGTCAGGGCATCGTCCTGCATGCCCCGCATCCGGGCCCGCTGCACTGCGCTGTAGCCCAAGTCCTCCCACGCCTGCTCGGTCGGCAGAATGCCGGAGGCGTGCAGCTTGACGACCGCGTCCGCCTTCTGCGCGAACGTTGGCGTCGACGGATCCCGCCACACCGTTTCGAGCTTGCGGGTCCGCGGATCCAACTCGCCGTCCCGCACCAGAAGAACGAGGCGCATGACCCGCTCCCAGGCCTCGCCGAACGCCCGCTGGCGGCGCTCCGCGCGCTTCACCAGGCGGGCCTCCGACGCGCGGATCGCATCCGCAGACGGAGGCTGATCCGTTGCCAGACCGAGGAATGCGGGAGGCAGGCCCGTGATTGCGGCCACCAGGCGGGCGAGAACGTTGATCGTTTCGTGGAAGTTGGAGAGCTGGGCCTCCTGGAACTGCCCGAACTTCACCTCGTTGCTCTCGTTCGTCCACATGCGGCCTGCCAGCGCCGACATCGCGCCCAGCGGTTGCCCGTTCTCGTCGGCGAAGTCGTCACGCGACATGCCCGTCGCCCACCGGCGCGGCATCGCGTGATACTCCGCGCTGACCATCATGTCCGAGGCGATCTTGCAGGCCGCGTCCGAGATCGGGATGACCGAGCGGAGTTCGGACGTGCCGTCCAGGTGCCGCAGTCGCGGCCGGTTCGCCAACGGAACAACCAGCACCTCGCCGAGGTTGTGCTCATCCCGGTCGACCTCGACCCAAGCACCCTTCTGCTGCTCGAACGTCATCCGCGCATTCGGCAGATACAACGTCGCCCACTTCACCGGCGCCGAGCCGACGGCTGCCGGCTCATCCCAGCGCTTCACCGCCGCCACCACTTGGCGAGTCCGCGGATCCCTCTCCGCGAACACCTCCAGCGCCGACTCCGCGGTCACGATCGGGGCCGACTCGTCGTCCTCATTCGCGCCGATGATCACGTAGGAGCGTTTCAGGGCCAGAGCATCCACGTGGGCCTGCTGCGAGCCCTCATCCATATCGGAGGCCTGCCACACGTCCCACAGATCCGCCGCGGTCGTCTCGGAGTCCGCGTACCGGAAGCCCTCAACGTCCAGGCGCTCATCCAGAGCGTCCACCACCAACTGCGGCCAGTTGATGACCAGCTGCCGCATCCGGTCCGAGAGTTCCGACTGAATCTCCGGAGCCAGATACGACAGAGGCTGCGTGCCCTCGTAGTACGAATCCATCAACCTGAGCTGCGGCAGATCGCCGTCATGGCAGTGGATCAGCCGCTTCAACCAGGCATCCGGATCCAGATCGAGGGCCATAGGTCACCCCCGTCATCAGCGCATCACAGTTGTCTTCCGGGAGCGCGGCGGCTCGTTGCCGCCCGCCTTGATTGCGTCCCGCCTGGCCTCCCAGGACAGGCAGCCCGCCATCGCGAGGTCGATCTTTCGAGGCGAGTCGTGGCGATCCTTCTGGATCACCCACATCGGCTTGCCCTCGTCGTCCTTCACGCCCGCGTTCCGCTTCACCGCCTGAGCGATGTGCCGGGCGAAGGCGTCACTGCCGTCGTGCGACAACTCGCCACCCGTCATGGCCGTCTTGTACGCGCGCAGAGCGAACGCCATCTGCCGGCGCCGGTGCGTCCACCACTCGGTGACCACCTTCGGGCCGTACTTGCCGGCCCAGCCCGCGATCGTCTCCTCGTAGTACGCCGGGTCCGCGTACAGGCGCACGACCCGCCACGTGTTCATCGCGTCATCCAGGACGGCATTGACCTCGACCTCAGGGACTTCCCACGACTCGGCTTCCTGCTTGTTCGCCGGCGACTCCCATACCCCGAGCACCCATTGGTGGCCCGTATCCAGATGGGTTGCCACAAAGCCCGTTGAGTCGCTCCACTTCGAGCCGTCGAAGCCGATCGAGATCGCTTCCTTCGCCGGAACGATGAAGCGCGAGTCCGCCAACTCCCGCCAGCGGCCCGGGTCGAAGGCCTTCGCCGAGGCAGTACCAGGCTGGTTGAGGAAGTAGCGCCGGGCGTCCGCCGGATCAGTGTCCGGCTCGCGCATGTCGCTGGCGATCCGCTCCAGATCCATCCACTTCGCCGCGTCGCCGTACACGAACTCCAGCGCGGGCATCAGCTGGTCGTCGTCGTGCAGATCCTCGACATGCGGCGCCTCGCGGTGATCGAAGAGCAGGCCGCCGTCGCGCACCCGGCCCGAGACGACCGCCTTGTGATACTCGTGCGTCGCCTCAGCTACCGAGTTCTCGCCGACCGCATACATCGTCGACGTCTCCAGCGACCACGGCTCGGCCCTGCGCCGCTTCACCAGGTTGCGGCGCACCGTCTTGTGCATCGCCCGCAACTCGGGATGGACGTAGAGGTGGATCTCATCGAAGACGGCAAACGTCTCCTTGCCACCGTCCTTAGCCGCACCCGACGATGTCGACGGCACGATCTCGCCGCCGCCCTCGATGAAGATGCGGCTCGACGTCTGCGCCGAACGGCCCAAGTCGATGCCCGGGAACTCGTCGCCGAAGTTCTCGACGAGGTGCTCCAGCATCGCGGTGACGTTGTCGTAGGTGTTGCCCGCCTGGTTCTCTTCCGTCGCGAGGCAGCGGATGAACGGGTACACCTGTGCGCGGCCTACCGGGTCGCTCTCGGCATCCCAGCCGTCGAAACGGCATGGGCCCAGGGCCTCGAAGCACACCAGTGCGCCGGCGAGTTCGCTCTTGGCCCGCCCCTTCGGCCGGGACAGGAACGCACGGTTGACCTTGCGGCGGCCCGTCACCGGGTCGAGCTGGTAGGCCTTGGCGATGAAGGCGGCCATCTCGTCGTCGATGAGCAACGGCTCGCCCTGTACGTCGCCGGGCCCGTGGCAGAGGTAGTGCTCGATCCAGTCGATGGCCTCGAAGCCGAGCGAGGTGAAGCGGTCCGGGTCAGCTATCCGCCTGGCCATCGACGACCTTCAGAACCCGGTCACGGCGAGAAGCCCCACCGCGGGCACCGGCAGAACGGCGTACAGCGGGCTCGGCCTCCGGCTCGGCAACCGTCCAACGCAGGCGGATGCGGTCCGCGGCCGTGCCTCCGAGGGATGCCTCGTTCAGGCGGATCTCCGAGAGCAGATCCTTCCTGGGTTCCTCCCAGTACTGCTGAACCAGCTCGGCCAGCATGTGCAGCCGTTGCCAGTCCGTCATCAGGAACGTCGCCGCCTGCGGGCTGTTCCGCCACGTCTCGTACCAGGCGAGCGTGCGGCTGTCGTAGTCGTGGCCGCCTGGCAGTTCAGGGGTTGGTCCGTCAGGCCCGTCGGCCGGAAGGGTCGTCGGTGCTACGAAGTCGGCGTTGCGTCGGCGTCGTTGGCCGGGGTCCTTCGGCAGTGGTCCATTGGCGGGCATATCGATCACTCCTCAGTGCCGTTGCGGCACGCACTCACGCCTGCCGTTGCGGCACGGCGAATGTCACAGAGGGTCACATTCGAAGGTCACGTCAAAGATCGTTTGGATTTGGCGACCCGTATGGATTTCGAGGTCCCTCCCCGAAGGTCCGGATTTGTCCGGATCGATACCCCAACCCCCCACCCACAGCCACGGCTTTGGCTACGCTGCGTGGTCCTGCTTGGAGCTGTTGCAGCCCAGGCAGCAGCAGCGGACGTTGGCCAGGGTGTGCTCGCCGCCCTTCGATAGCGGCACGACATGGTCGACGGTCGGGCTCGTCACGTCGAACGGGGAGGCGTCCGGGTCGGTCGACCGCTCGCACCGGTAGCAGACCCAGCCGTCGCGCTCGAAGACCTGGAGTCGGTCGAACCGGTCGATGACCGCGGCGCCGGCAAGCTCTGCCCGCTTCGCCGCATCAGTGCTCCAGTCGTAGCTGCCTGTCCGTGCGGCTGCTGGTCCGAACTGCACGATGCGGCGGCAGGCTATGGAGCAGGTGGGCCGGCGGTCGGCCTTGCGTGGCCGCCGCATCGAGGCGCCGCATGCGGTGCACGTGGTGGGCACGGCAGCGTGCCGGTTGGGTTGGTACGTGCGGTTGTAGCAGGTGGAGCACAGGCCTCGGGCCCGATGAGGTCGGCCGCATCCGGGCTTGGTACAGGTGGTGATGCGCGCACGCGTTGTGCTGGTCATGCCGTCTCCCGGAATGGCGGACGCCCCGGGCCGGGAGGCTCGGGGCGTCCTGTCTGCGGTAGCTGGCCGCAGGGTGCTAGGTGAACCAGGGCCCTTGGTGTTGGGCGGTGGCGCTGCCGTGGCAGTGGGGGCAGAGGCCGCGGCCGTGCTTGGGGTCGTTGGCGTCGAGGCCTTGTGCGACGAGGTCGCGTCGGTCGATGGGCCAGTGGTCTGCGTGGATGCTGGCGCGGTCGCAGCATTCGCCGGGGATGGTGCACTGGTTGCAGCCGGGGCAGACGCAGATGGGGTCGCGGGCTAGGACTGCGGGCCGGAACCTGGTCTCGTGTTCGCCGGTGTAGCCGCGCTGTCGTGCGGTGCCTCGCCGTTGTTCAGCTTCGCGACGGTGGTCGTCGCAGCGTCCGCCCTTGTCACTGAACTCGGGGCAGTCGGGTGTTGAGCAGACGCGCCATCCGGTTCGTCTGGGCATCAGCGCCCGTCCTGCTTCCGCAGCGTCACCGCTACAAGGGTCAGGACTGCGCCCACGAGAGCGAAGGTGACGATCCCTGCGGGAGCGGTCGAGTTGCCCAGAGCCCAATCGATGAGAGCGACTACGGCCACAAGCCAGGAGGCGGCAGCGAGGAACGTGCACACTCGCGTCTCGGTATCCATCGCGCTCCCCCGTCCGCAGTCTGTCCGGCTTGGGGGTTAGTGGTTGGCCGACGTGAGGTGACTGATCAGGTCAGCGTCAGGCGTTGGCCCGCTGCGCCTCGATGACGTCGAGCACTCGCGCGGCTTCGGGGTCGACGGCGATGGGGACTTGGCCGTTGCCTGCCGGGTTCTGGCAGGTGACGAGCATGATGCGGTGGGCGGCGCTGGCGTCGGCGTCTCCGGGGAGTGCGTCGTGGATGCCGGTAACGCCGAGCGTGCCGTCGGGTTGGGTGACGACGAAGTGGGCGCGGGTGACGGCTTCGGTGATGTCGACCATGGCGAGGCGTCCGTCTGTCGTGGCGACGTGGAGGGTGTAGGTGCAGCCTGCCGGGTTGGCGGTCATCGTTCTCCGTAGAACTTGCAGGGGCAGTCGGCTGCGAGGTGGCTCGCTTCGTGGGCTGCGAGGCTGCATGGGCATTCGTCGTACTGGTGCCAGCAGGTGCAGGCGTGGCTGTTGTGCGCCCACCATGGGTCGCTGCTGACTTCGGGGTACGGGTTGTATCCGCACGGCGGCGGCGGCCGGACGTCTACCGGCTTGGGCAGTGTGGCCCGTGGTCCGCGCGGCTGCCGGTTGGGCGCCTTGTGCTTCTTCACGTCGGCTCGTGCCCGCACCGTTCGCACCGCGCTGGCATGTAGCGCCGCATGGCTTCCCAGAATGCGTGGGCTGCCGCATCGGGCGTGTAGCCGGGCCCGTAGTCGAGTGTGCCGTCGGGGTGGATGGTGACGAGCGGCGCGTTGTCTGCGCCCGTGATGATGATCGTCTGCGGCTTCGGGGTGAAGTCGAGCAGGTAGGGCGCCTCACTGGTGACGAAGCTGTTGTCGATGTCGCTCACGTCGCCTCCGACTGTTCACGTCCGTCGAGGCTGTGATGGACGGCGAGCCAGCGGATCGTCCCGTCTTCCTGCTTGACGGGCGTATCGGTCGGAACGCAGACGCAGGCGGCGTTGACGCTGGTGTCGTGCGCGACGAGGTCGCCGATGGGTACGACGTGCAGGTCGACCACGTCACCCTCCGACTGCCGTTGCTCCGCCTACGTCCGGACCCATTCGCCGTCGCCGTCCTGCACCATGTCGCAGCCGCACCGCGTGCACACGCCTCGCCGTCCGACCTGGCCGAGCGCGGTGAGGTCGACGGGCTGATGCGCCGTGCAGTTCGCGACTGCCTTGCGCAACCCGATGACGAGCGCGGCGGCCGTTCCGGGTTCGGGCTGGATGCCGAGCTCGTCGTGTTCCATCACGGCGATCGCCGTGTAGTTCGGGCGCGGCGGTGGCGCGGGCTGCGGCTCGGGCTTGCGACGTCGGATCCTCACGGCTTCACCGTCACGTCAGCATCGGGGGCTTCGCTCATGGCCTGCGAGTCGATGCAGTCATGGGGCTTCTCTGCCGTCCACTGCCCCCAGGTTCGGCAACCGTCACAGTGGTGCCAGCCGCCTGCGGTGATCTCGCTGTAGTTGTACGGCGTTCCGTCGGGGTGGGTGGGGCGGCCAGCGGATTGCCTAGCGTCGGGGGTGCCGTTGAGTGCGGCTTCGATGAGGTCGGCGACGGGGTCCCATGTGGGCGTGATGGTGCGGATGCGGGCTACTTCCGCGCGGACGCGAGTGAGCGCTTCGTCGTACTCTGCGGCCTGCTTGAGGTGTTCGCAGGAGTCGAAGCTGTTGGGCCAGCCTTCGGTGAGCCAGTCGGGTGCGACGCCGTGGTCCGACCATCCGCAGTGGCGTTGGCCGATCTCGTAGCCGTGCCTGGCCCACATGCGGGCGTCGTTGAGCTGCTCCTGAAGCGCGGCATATTCGCCAGCCAGGGCCTTCAGCCTGGACTCGGCTTCCGCCGCCCGGTCGGTGGAGTCGGTACTGCTGACGCTGCCGACTTCCATGTCGCCTAGGTAGACGCGCGCGCCCGTCGAGCCCGGAAGCAGTTCGTTCGCGGGAATGTCGACGGTCTCGGGGGTGACGACGACGCCTCGCGCCCCGATTCGCTGGGCGAGGTCTTGCCAGTAGTCGCGGAACGGGGTGTCCGGGCCGAGCGCGATCCGTTGGGGCACGGTCTCGTCTACGACGAGCACGAACGGCTGCCGGTCATCTCCGGCGCCGGCGGGGAGTTCGAGGATCTGCAAGCGGGCCATGTTCGTCTCCTGGGTGTGCGGAAACCCCGGCGCCAGGAACGCCGGGGTTTCCTTCCTGCGGTAGCTGGCCGCAGGCGTGATGGGGGGGTGCCGTCTGCTACTCGACGCGCTCGGGCCAGTGCCAGGTGCCGCCCGGGTGGTTGGGTGCGCCGCCGCCGGGGGTCTGGTCGTGGGTCTCTGCCGCTTCGTGATGCACGCATCCGCGGTTGAAGAAGAAACCTGTGGGGTTCAGGACGGCTAGGCCTACGATCTCCTGGCCCTCGCCCTTCGACTCCGGCGAGATCTCCGTGACGATGGCGGCGCGGCACTCCTTGCTGTACTCACCGCCCGGGGTCCCGTAACTCACGTAGTGGACGACGCGTCCGACGCTCGGGGTAGCCACGGTTCTGGTCTCCGTTCAGGTGATGCTGAGGTAGCCGGACTGGCGGACGATGTTTTCGCTGCCGGGCGGGTCGAAGCTGACGTAGACCCGGTAGTCGCCGACGGCCAGAGCGACCGCCCCGCCGTCGGGTCCGACGAGGAGTAGCGCTTCCGGTCCGGCGCCCCACGTCCCGGTCATCCAGTCGCCAACTGTTGGGTTGGCCCGGTTGCTCACAGGCAGAATCGCCAGCTTCGGCAGGGTGCCGGTGACGTCGACTCCGACCGGCGGGGTAACGGGGACGTGAATGAACTCGGTGGTGGTGGCGGGGAGTTGCATGTCCACCGCCTCACTGGGGTTGGCCGACGAGCCACGCTTCGGGCTGCGGTTCGGCCACGGGCCACGCCTGGCGCTGCGGAGCGCCCACGGACCACGGGCTGTAGGGGGCGCCGACGGTGACGTCGATGTCGTCGTGGGCGGACTGCACTGTGCCGCTCGCGGTGAGCGTGGCCGTGACGGCGATGCCTGCCGCGCCTGCGAGCGCCGTGGTGCCTGTCGCGGTGAGCGCTGCGGTCGCGGTGAGGCTGGCTGCCGCAGATGCCGTCCGGATACCGGCTGCGATGAAGGTGGCCGCTACGTTCAGGGCGGCGTCCCCGGAGACTGGCGCCGCGCCGATGCTTCCGTCGGCCGTGAAGGTGGCTGTGACTGCGAGGGCGGCGGCGGCATTGCGGGTGACTTGCCCCTGCGCGGACAGGTTCGCTGTGGCGTTGAGGCCAGCGTCAGCCAGGGCGCTGCGGATACCGCTGGCGGCGAGGGCGGCGGTGACTGTGAGGCCCGCGTCGGCAATAGCGGTGCGTTGCCCGTCCGCTGTGAACGATGCGGTGGCGGAGAGGGCGGTATCGCCGGCCGTCGTCCGCTGCCCGGCGGCGGTCAGGGTTGCCGTCGCTGCAAGGGCGGCGTCGCCGCTGGTGGTTACGGCGCCACTCGCGGTCAAGGTTGCTGTTGTGGTGAGGGCCGCGCCGGTGGATGTTGTGCGGGTGCCGCTGGCGCTGAGGCTGGCCGTGGCGGTCAGTCCGCTGTCGCCACTGGTGGTGCGCACCCCGGACGCGGTGAGGCTGGCCGTGGCCGCGAGTGCCGCATCGCCTGCCGTGGTGCGGATTCCCGACGCGGCCAGGGTGGCGGTCGTGTTGAGTGCTGCTCCGCCGGTTGTGGACCGCATGCCTGCCGCGGTGAAGGCTGCGGTGGAGGCGAGGGCCGCGTCACCGCTGGTGGAGCGAGTGCCGGTCGCGGAGAGCGTGGCGCTGGCCGCCAGTGCCGCATCACCGGAGACTCCGGAGGTGGCGTCCGCGCCGGTGAAGTTGTCGAACCTCAGCGAGTTGGAGGATTCGGCGCGGATGCCGACGGTCGTGCCGCTGGTGACGGCGGTGTTGGTGACGGAGACGCGTTCGACGCCGTTGACGAAGCCCTTGATCGTCGAGCCGATGGCCTGGATCTTGGCGACGTCGCCCGCGACGGCTGCTCCGGCGAAGGAGCCGAGCGACGTGAATGAGCCGCCCACGTTGGAGAAGAGGTTCCAGCTCGTCCCGTCATTGCGCCACAGGTAGCCCTGCGTGAAGCCCGTGTTGCCGCGGCAGAACACGCCGTGGCTGAGGGCTGCGGTGGCGGCGATCGTGACCTGTGTCGAGTTGTCGTTGGTGGCCATCGCGCCAGTCGCGCGGATGACGATGGTGCCGCCTGCGGATCCCGACGAGAGCTGGTTGGAGACGATCGACCAGGTGCCGGACACCGCAGTCCAGTTGGCGCCTGGGCTGCCGTCGGCCCGGTTGAAGTCGTCGGTGAAGGACGTCATGAGCCCTCCCCGTCAGGGGGTCACGCAGCCTGCGGGCTTAGCGAGACGGAATGGCTCGTCAGCGTGAAAGTGTCGGCGGAAGCCCAAGCCTTACTCGCGGTAAGCGCCACCGAGTACAGGAACGTTCCGCCGGTCACCGCGGTCCACACGGAGATGTCCGTGAGCGTTTCGCTCGTCCCGCCGTTGGTCCACGCCGGGTTCGTGCCGGTGAGCGCGAGCGCGGAGCCCGCGGACGACGCGGCGTGCGTGAAGATGACGCGGGTCGCGGAGCCAGCGCTGATCGCCGTCGTGCCGGCCGCCCCGGGGTTGGCGGTGTGGAGCTGCGCGTACTCGGCGGCCACCGGGCCGAAGGCGGCTCCGGCGGCGCGCAGGGTGTTGAGCAGGTTGGAGACCAGGGTGGTGGAGAGTCCTTCAGCCATCGGTCGGTTCCTCGTCTTCCGTGGTGGGCTCGACGGCGTCGGGCTGTTGGGGTGCGGGGGTGACTTCGCCGGATGCTTCGACGGTGAGGGCGATGACGTGCTCGTCGGCCACGGCGGTCTCCTTACGGGTGGGCGCCGTGTGGCGCGTCGAGTACCGGCTGGGGCGCGACGGGCTCGTCGGCGATGCGGGCGACGGGGCCGACCATCCAGGCGAGGACGAACAGCACGGTGATGACGGCCCGCCGCATAGCGCCCCCTGAGGTCAAGTCCCGCCGCCCGGCGTAGGGGTGGACGGCGGGACGTTCAGGGCTCGGAGTGAGCGGCCAGCCCCGGGCTCAGGTGCCGCTGGCGCCAACCAGGTCGGCCACTTCCCCTTGGACGGCCTTCACCTGGACTTCGTAGGTGGTGGTGTAGATGCGCCCGTCCGGGTCCGTGTCGTGGCTGACGAACTCGCCGCTTGCTGCCTTGTCGCTCCGGTCCGCCTCGGCCATGAGGCGCTTGAGGTCGGCGAGCGGCGTCGCCTCGTTGGCGCGCTCGATCGATACGAGGTGGTCGTCGCGCACGGTGAAGACGGACTGGTTGTCTGCGTCCTTGAAGGTCGTGAAGCCGTGCTCGGTCCTGTAGTAGGCGGCTTCGATGCGGTTCGCGTTGAGCGTGGGCAGCGCTCCGGTGTTGACGATGAAGGCGTGCATGGCGGGCTTGGGCATGGCGGTTCTCCTGGTGATGGTGATGGTGGTTGTTGTCCGCCCGGCTCCCCGCTGGGGCCGGGCGGACGTGTAGGCCGAGCGCTGAGCGCTTCAAGGCCCGCCTGCGCCACCGCGCGCAGGAGATAGGGGGGCGTCAGGCGGCGTGGGCGTGAGGTCCGCGACTGTTGGCGGCGGGGTCGGCGGGCTTGAACCTGGCGCCGCCTTCCGCTGCCTGCCGGACCGTGGGGAGGTGGAAGTACTGCCCTGCTTCGCCGTCGAGGACTGGTTCGATCTTCCCGCGCGTGACCCAGACCCGGATGGTGCCGGGTTTCACGCCTGCCGTGCGTGCGGCTTCCCAGAGATCCCCGATGTCCTTGCTGCCCGCGAGTTGGGCGAAGTGGATCTCAAGTTGGTCGGGGTTGGGGTAGGCGACCACGACACCTCCCGCAGGTACGAAAAATCCCCCACCGGCATGTTCACGGCGGGGGCTCCAGGGGCGTGGTGTGACTCGTGTGCCACGATCAAGCATCACGATTACAGATGGTCGCTTTTCCGTCAAGCAGCTTGCCCATCCTCTCCGTCGCCGAAGAGCGGCCGAATCACATGCAGGTACTCCCAGATCCACACACCAAGCCGCTCGGCTGCCGCGTGATACCCCTCGCGGCGGAGCCACCGGTTGGCCCGCCAGGTACCTTCGTGGTGGCGTGTGAGCCAGTAGCCGCAGCGTGGCGACATGGCGGGCGGGGCGCCATTCCAGTAGGCGGTGACGTCGTCGACGGGCGGCGGCTTGTGGCCCCACGGCGGGGCTGTCATTGCCTCGCCGCCTGGACCACGGCCGTCCCGAGGTACACGACCAGCGCCACGATCACCAGCGGCCAGACGAGCGCGAAGGCGGCGGCCAGCAGGGCGTGTGAGAGTCCGTGCCCGTTCCTGGGTGCGCCTTTGGTGAGCACCATGTTGACCGCCCACAGTGCGAGTCCGATGCAGAGGTAGACAGCAGCGCCGAGCTTGGGCAGGTCGGACGCCGTGAAGGCGACCGCGACGACCATGGCGGCGCCGATGAGCCAGGCGGCAGCGTAGATCCTGAACAGGCCCTGGTTGGGGCTCGCTTCGTTCACGGCGTGTGTCCGTGCTTCTCGTGCGGTTCGACACGGCAGATCGTGCACTGCGGGCAGATGCAGTAGCCCGGCTCCCCGCGCGGGATGCGAGGATCAGCGCAACGGACGCAGTGACATACGCACTCAACGTCCATCGCGGGCGGGTGGCCGCACTTGCTGTTCGCCTGATCGGGGCTGGCGGGGGTCGCCTCGTTCACGTCGTCTGCCCTTCCGTGCCGGGGTCGACCTGATACTCCTCGACGTCATACGCCGGAGCGCCCCACTGGGTGGCGTTCCCTTCGTGGACGCTGCGGGCGTGCTCGGCGCGTCTGGCTTCAATCCACGCGTCCGCCTTCTGTCGGGTGCTGAACACGCCACGCACGACGGGGCCGACGTCGTATCCGGTGTCCTCCGTGACGACGTGCACATCGTTCACGGCGCCCACTCCTTCCCCTTGTGATCCGTATGCCCGGCGAATGGCTGGGCGAGCAAGCGCAGGGTGTCCTCGGCTCCGCCCAGAGCGCCATAGTGGTCGACCTCCGTGTCGCCCTCTGCGTACTTGAGGGTCGCGTCCATGAGGTTGACGACCGCGAGCTTGACCTCGATGTCGGCGAGGAGGCGTACCGGGTCGATGGGTGTGCCGTGGTACCGCTCGGAGGTGGTGCCCTTGCCGTTCCAGTTCGCCCGGACCGCAGTCGCATCCTCGGCGTAGCGGGCGCGGAGGAAATCGGCTATCTGGCTCATGCGGTCGACTCCTGATGCCACTCTTCGAGCATCGCCTCGATGCGCCTGAGGGTCTGCGCATGGTCCAGGACCACGGTCCCGTCTGGCTGAGTGACGTCCTCCGGAACGCATTTCCCATTGTCAACTCCTGCGGCGAGGAAGCCGATCGCGTCCTCGATGTCCTCGCAGGGCATTTCGTGGAGCCGGTGGTACTGGTAGTAGCGGGCTACGAAGTTGTCACTCACGTGGTCTCCTCGCCCAGACGCACCGGACCCGCGCTCTTCTCCGGATCAATCAGAGCGGCGGCGTCATCTCGGCCCCGGTAGTAGTCATCGCCCCAGGCTTCGGATGCCTCAGGCGCGTTGCGGATCTGCTCGGCGAGTTCGTGGGCGAAGTCGTTGACGAGCCGCTCGGCATCGCGTGAATCGTCTCCGAAGTAGGAGGGGTTGTGCTCTTCGTTGAGAGTCTCGATCAGTCGCTGCCGGGCCTCATTGCGATTCGTCACGCTGCGACTCCCGCCGCTTCGGCGAGCACCGCTTCTTGCGCGGCCCGCAGTTCCCGCCACTCCCCGATCGTCTCCCACTTCGCGTTGCAGCCGCCGCATCGCACCCGGTGGCTGGCGGCGGACGCGGTCAGCGGCGTCCAGCACGGCCCGTCGTCGAGTTGGACGGGGCAGTTGCCGATCTGCACCCGGCCGGGCCGCCGCTCATCGTCGACGATGGCCTTCATCTCGCCGTGCAGCCTGCGCAGGTCGTCGATGTCCTGCCCGACCGGCTCGTAACTGCCGCACGCCCAAAGCAGGTTGTTGGCGAGGAAGGCGGTGCGACGCCGCACAGCGTCCGCCGCGTGGTCGGCACGCCAGTACGGGTAGACGCGATCATCGCGCACTGCCTCACCGACGCGTCGGGCACCGTCCTTGTCGCGCCAGACCGGATAGACGGTGCGGGGTGCAGTGGGCGGCGGGGTGGGCCAGCCGAGCGCCTGCCGCCACGAGTCCTCGATCGCCTGAAGCCTGGCCGCAACACCGCCGGATCCGACGAGGGCGAGGACTTCGAGCCGGAGCGGGACGGGCGCGGTGCGGCTCCCGGATGAGCTGGCGCCGGGCTGGCGGGCGCCACGCATGAGGGTGGCCGTGGTGTCGAGCTTCCGGAACAGGGCGGGAAGTTCGGCGATGCGGGTCAGGGTGACGTCGCCGCAGGGCCGGCAAGCCCACCTGTCAAGCTCGTCGGCCCACAACTGCCGGCCGCAGCGAGGGGTGACGCATGTCGGCCATTCGTAGCCCGAGTCGGCGGGGGTGTGGTCGTGCATGGTGCAGTCCTCCGGCGGTGGTGCGGGGAACAGGGGCACTACTGAGCCAATGGTGCCGCATGTGGTTGACACGGCAGCCCATTGGCACAGTCAAGTGCCGCACTCCACAGCCCGCGCGCATCCCCGGCAGTCCCGGACCACCCCGGCGACGTACCCGGTCGCCTGCAGCCCGCTCTTCCCGCAGGCGGCATGCAGCAGATCCCACCACCGCTGATCGACGGGCCGGCGGACGTGGTGCCCGGTGCGGCCGTTCTCGAACCGGATGCCCGGGATCGGGTACTCGTCGGCGAGCGTCGGGGCGGGTGCGGTCACGGCTGCTCCTCGCGCCGGACTTGTATGCGTTCCCACAGGTAGCCGCTCATCTGGTCGCCGCTGCCGGGGTTGATGACGATGACGGGTGGGGCGCTGCGGTCGAGTTCGCGGACGGTGGTTTCGCCGTCTGCGTGGACGATGACATCGCCAAGGCGCAGGTCGTCGGCATGGGTGTGGATCAGCGTCATGTGCGCGGCTTCCTCGTCGCCCGCTGTTCCCAGGCGAGCAACCCGGCAATAGCGGCTTTCTGGATGGTGGTTTCGACCGGGTTGCGGGTGCGCCCGCCATCGGCGAGCCACCAGTTCCACCCGTTGCGGCCTGTCCGTGACGTCCCGCCGTAGGACGGTTCGATGACGACGAGCACCGTGCCGTCGGCGGCCACAACATGCCACGTGTTGGTGTCGCGGTGGTCGGGTGCTTTCACGATCTCGGCGGCGGCGGTGACGGCGCGGGCTGCTTTCGCGGACAGGGGGCGGGTCATTGGTCCCCCTGTCGCAGTTCTTCGCCCATGCCGCCGAGTTGCGGCGAGTTGTCCCAGTCCTCTTCCCAGGCCTCGGCCGAGTTGTCGGCGCGCACGTATTCCTCGGCCTCGACGGCGCACAGGTAGTCGCGGCAGCTCTGCTCCCTGCACTCGGTGCGCGGCTTCTCGTGGGGACACGGGGCGTAGAGATCGTGTTCGGGGATCGACATGCTCAGCCACGGCAGCTGTAGTTCTAGCGTCTGTGCTGGTCAGTGTGTTGCCGGGGCGGGTGCGGGCATGAGTACGGCCACCGTGATCATGAACGTTTGTGACGACGTATCAAGACGCGGTGGCCGTGGAAGCAACGATAGCCGAGCGGGCGTGGGGGCAGGCGTTCGGGAGGGCGATGCGGGCGGTCGCGGGCTGCTTCGCGCGACGTGAAGCCCGGGCGACGGCGGCGGAGTTGGTCGCGGGGCTGTTGCTGGAGGTGGACACGCGGAACTGCTGGACGCTCGCGCAGGTTCTGGGACATCCGGGCCCGCACCGGCTGCAGCACCTGCTCTCGCGCGCCCGGTTCGACCATGAGCGGGCCCGGCAGGAGATCGCCTGCCTCGTGATCGATGAACTCGCCGGTCAGAGCGTGGTATTGGTGGCGGACGAGACGGGGGATGCGAAGTCGTCCACGGACTGCGTGGGCGCCGGCCGGCAATACTCCGGTGCAATCGGCGGTGTCGGACTGTGCCAGGTGGCGGTGCACCTGGCGGCGGTCACCGCGACGACGAAGGTGATCATCGATCGGGCCCTGTATCTCCCGGCGGACTGGGCTGCGGACGAGGAACGCCGCGAGGTCGCCGGAGTGCCGGAGGAGATCGTCTTCGCGACGAAGCCGCAGCAAGCGCTGGCCATGGTCACCGACGCGTTCGCCGCCGGGCTGAAGGCCCGCTGGTTCGCGGGCGACGAGGTGTACTGCGGGCGCGAACTACGCCGGGGCATACGGGCGCTGGGACTCGGCTACACCGTTGGCATCGCCGCCACCTACCAGGTCATCGACGGGACCGGACGCCGGTGGGAGGCCCGCAAAATGATCAACAAGGTGCGGCCCGGGCAGTGGATGCGCCGGCAGACCGGACACGGCACCAAGGGCACCCGCGAGTACGACTGGGCCTGGCTCGATGTCCGCCCCGACGACGCTCCCGACGAGAACCGGAACGAGCAGGAGCCCGGGATGAGTGTGCTGGTCGCGCGGCGGCACCGCTACACCGGTGAGGTGTCCTACTTCCGCTGCTGGGCACCCGGCGACGTCTCGCTCGGCACGCTGGTGGAAGTGATCTGTCGCAGGTGGCGGATCGAGGAAACCTTCCAACTCGCCAAGGGCTTCACCGGACTCGACCAGGGCCAGGTGACCTGCTGGAACTCCTGGATGCGCTGGTCACTGTTCTCCCTGATCGCCGCCGCCGTCCTTGCCCTCACGGCCACCGCCGTCCACGACGCCGCCGAGGACCAACCGGCGCTCGTCCCGCTGAGCTGCCCCGAACTCATCCGGCTCCTGCGAGCCCTCGTGCTGCCGCCACCCGTCCGCGACCGCGAGCACGTCCTGCACTGGACCGCCTGGCGACGCCATCACCAAGCCGTCGCGACCGCCTGCCACCAGCAACGACACCACCGTCACGACCAACCGTGATCAAGAACTACAGCTGCCGTGTCAGCCCTCGTCTCGGATGGGTACACCGTTGCGGTTGGCCCGGTAGGTGCGGGCGGCGTTGATCGCCATTTTGTTGGTGACGGCGTCGGCGAGGTCGATGCCGGTCATTTCCGCTACGGCGACGAGGTAGAGGAAGATGTCGGCGAGTTCTTCCCCGTAGTCGGGGAGGTCTTTGCGCCAGGCGGTGAAGGCTTCGCCGATTTCGGCGTTGAGGAGGCCGAACTCCAACGGCACGTCGCTGATGTTGAAGCCTTTCGCGAGCTTGTTTTCCCAGGCTGCGGCCTGGATGTCGCGGATGGTCTGCACGTCAGTTCTCGTCTCGGTTGATGTCGCGGTCGCCCCACCAGCGGTCGAATCGTGCGGCTTCGGCCGGGGTCTCGTCCCAGTCGCGACTGGAGTCGGCGATCTCCTGGGGTTCCTCTTTTCGGCAGGCGATGAGCGCATCGCGGTGGTTGCCCATGGCGGTCTCGCGGTCGCCTGCCCGCTTCGATGAGTGGTCGATGACGTATCCGCCGAGGAGCATTCCGGCGTGCTGCTTGTTGGGGCTGTCGTCGAAGATGACGGTGTCGTAGTAGTCGGCGGCGATACGGATCGTGGACACGGTGAGCTGCTTGTCGCCTGCGATCACGGGGCGCCGGGCAACGATCGTGGGGACGGTCATCGTGGTTCTCCTATCGGTTGAGGCCGGGCAGGTCGCTCCAGCCGTGTACGAGCCCCGGGTTGTGGGCGGCGAGTCGTTTGTTGGCCCACGCGAGTCGGGCGTGCAGCCGCATCGCGGGTTCGGCGCGGACCACGGCCGTGCAGGCGGCCAGCGTCCGCCCGGTGAGCAGCCGCCCGCAGAGTCCGGCCTCGTCGACGGCTTCGAGCACGTGGGCGGGGAGTTGCCGGGCCGCGAGGTCGGCGACCGCGTCCGGGACGGGGATGGTGCGCGGCGGGCGGGCGATCACGGCTGGGCCTCCGCTCGCTCCAGCCAGAAACCGTCACTGTGCTCGTCGCGGTAGCGGCGGCCAATCTCCCAGCCGTTCAGGCGGGCCAGGTCCTGCCATGTCCACCGCAGGCCAAGGGATGCCCATCCGTCCTCGGGTCGGTTCATCAGGTACAGCCGACCGTCATGCGGGTGGACGCGGACCAGGATGCGGTTGTCGAGCGACTGCAAGTCCAGCGGTGCCGCCTGGAAGATCGGGCACGTTTCGCACTTTCCGTCGGCGATGCACGGCCCGTAGCCGCCGTACCCGGCGCGTCGGGTGTCCTGCGACTCGACGAGGTGGCTGTAGTCGCGGGGGCGCAGCGCGCACTGGTCGCCCGCGAGAGATCCGAGCGCGATGCGGTTCCAGCCCTGCCCGTCGGGGCCGCCGTTGCGGTGGCTGGGCGCCGGAAGGTAGATCGGCATCAGGGGGTTCCGCCCTCGTCGAGGAGTTGGTCGATAAGGGCGCGGGCGAGTTCGGCGTTTCCGTCGTAGTAGATGGTCAGAGCGTGCTCGATGACGGGGCGGACGCTCGGGGCGACATCGGGGCGGCTCTGCTCGCGGCGCTTGTTGTCGATGGTGTCGGCCATGGCGATCTCCTCGGCGTCGGCGGCGGTTCGGTGGTGGGGCCCGGCCTCGAAAGGCCGGGCGGGGCGGGTCACGCGGCCTCGATGGCGTCGGAGAAGTCCAGGTAATGCCGCTCGGCGAGGTAGCGCCGGATGGCCTTGAGGTCTTGGCGAATGGCGGCTGGGGTCAGTTCTTCCTGGCGGCCGTCCGCGACCTTGCCGTTGGGAATGAGGGCGATGCGGCCACCGTCAACCTCGGCCACGTCCACCCAGACCGGGGTCGTCCGCTGCCACCAGGCCAGGGGGCGGGGGAAAGGGACGGCGCCCTTGGCTACGAGGTTCTCGTCGATGCGGATCTTCGACTGATCGATGATGACGCGGTCCATTTCCGTCTCCCTGCTGGTCTTCCTGGCGATGACTCAACTGTAGCCACAGTGTAGCCACACATCAAGTCTTGTGCGAAGATTTCTGTAGCCACAGCAGTGACCACACCAGAACCCACAGGGGAGCCACATGGCAGGCAAAGAGAAGACCGACGTCAGGCGCTTCCGAACCACCGACGACCTGTGGAAACGCTTCGGTGATGCAGTCGAAGCGAGTGACGACGCCGAAGCGGACATGTCCAAGGTGCTGCGTCAGTTCGTCCGCTGGTACGTCCACGAGGCCGGGGCCAAGCAGCCCGACCGCCCCATGGCTGGCCCCTGGTCGAAGCCCGGCGGCGGCGAGCAGACCCCCGAGTAGCCCGATTCCCGCCCCGCTCCCCCACCGCCCGCGCCACACTGCGGTATGGACGACGTCTCCTACATGATCCGCGGCCGGACCCAGGCGATCTGCCGACGCGAGCTGGACCGCCTCTGCCGCCTCCTGGGTGCACGCGAGACGAATGCGCCATCAGACGGGCTCGGGCGCGGCTGGGTCGCGCGGGCCGTACCCGATACGACGAAAGCCCCGGCCGAGGACGGCCGGGGCTCTTCAACGGGCTGATCAGGCGCTCGCTTTCTCCTGCATCTGCCGGTACATGACGACGGCCGCGTTCTCCCACTCGCCTTCGGTGAGGAGCCGGTACGACCCTTCGGCGCCCTCGCCGCTCGCGAAGAATGGCTCAAGGACCGGGCTGCCGTCGCGCTCGAATCCGGCGTACTGCCAGACAGTTCCGTGCGCGTCATAGGGCGTCCCGGCGGGCAGGAACTGGTCTCGCAGGTCGAACTCCTCGCCGCTCTCCGGGTGCACCCACCCGTTGGCCTTGTCGGCGGCCTCGGCGCAACGCGAGCACTGCTGACCGCCGGTCAGGTGCTCGCCGCAGAAGTAGCCGCCACAGCCGTGTTCGTCGCCGCCGGGGTCTTTGCCGCAGAGGTAGCCGAGTCCGCGGTCGATCTTCGCCTTGCAGCCTTCCTCCTCGCAGACGGCTTCGACGCCGTATCCGGCTTCGATCGTGATCCCGTCGGGGCGGGTGATCTCGTAGTGCGCGTATCCCATGATTCTAGTGTCCTCTCAGGTGTTGTCGCTTCTCTGGGCTGATCAGGCGGCAGTGCGTTCGCAGATGTCGTTGACGAGTCCGCTGGCCGAGATCGACACGACAGTGCCGCAGTCGCCGCACGTGTAGTCGCGACCGCCGCGCTTGGTGTCCGTTCCGGTCATGTCGTCGCCGCAGCAGACGGGGACGTCATCGATGTCGGTGTCGTCGGCGATGGACAGTTCGTAGCCGTAGCTGGTGGTGGGTGCGGAAGAGCACATGGGGTTCTCCTATCGGTAGGCGGGGCCGTCGTATTCGACGGCGGTGATCGTGACGTTCGGGTGCTCGGCTTGGGTGCGGAGTACGTCGGTGACGAGGCCGTCGATGCTGTTCGTCGAGTTGAAACTGAGCAGCTCGCCCGTGCGGGCGTCGTACAGCCGGTAGTTGATGTTCGTGTGGGTGACGTTGCGGTCCGGGAGTGGCTTGCCGTTCCAGACGTCGGGCATCAGTTCCCCTTCGTGGCGACCGCGTCGGCCCGCCAGTTGGCGAGGGACTCGGCGCCGTAGGTGAGGGCGAGAATCCCGGCGAGGGCGGTGAGCGCCGCCGGGACCGCGGCGACAATCTCCGGCACGCCGACCGCCATCAGGCCGACAGCCACGCCGTATGCGGCGGACAGCGACGGGGCGAACACGGCGACGGCGATGAACAGGCGGGCGATCGGGCCTAGCTCGGGATGGAACATGGCGGGGCTCCTTCACTGGTTGTTGATGTTCTTGTTCCAGATGCTGCGGTTGTTCGAGGTGCGGTGGTGCTGGGTGACGGGCCCGCTGTAGTTGTGCTGGTGGACGTCGGGTACGGTCGCGCGCTTGACGCCCTTGATGAGGGCTTTCAGCGACAGGAAGGCCATGGGCGGGCCAGCACTCATCCAGGCGATGACGGTCGAATCGGCGTGCCCGGACGACCAGAGGATGAGGCTGATGCCGCCGCTGACGAACACGGAGGCGATGCCGCCGGACAGCATCAACGCGCTGGCGTCGGTGGCTCTCTGGCTCATCGGCGGCCGGCCGGGCTGGGGTACGGGTGGGGTGGTGCCGACGGTGGGGGTCGGGCTGTCGTCGCGGTAGTAGGTGGCTGCGGCGTCGTTGATGGCGGCGAGGAACTGGTCGGCGCGCTGGTCGATGATGGCGTCGCGGTCCTGCCCGGCCGCGGTGGCGGTGGGCTTCGGCTCGGGCAGGTCGAGCATGGTGCGGGTCTCCTTCGGGTGGGCTATCCGTTTCGGGTGACGATGGTGAGTTCTTCGAGTCGGCCTTCGATCTCGTTGTCGCAGAGGAGTCCGCAGCCGTTGCATTCGCCGGTGACGGTCATGATCGCCATGCCGTTGTTGCTGCGGCCTTGGAGCGGCTCGAACTCGTTGGTGATCGAGGCGAAGCCGGTACCGCAGCCGCGCGGGCACAGAAGAGTCGGGGTCACGGGGTGCCTGCCTTCGCCGGCGCCTTACGCATGCTGGTCTTGGGTGCGGGTGCGGGCTGCGAGGGGGCGAGGGCTGCCGCCGCGGTCTGCTGTGCGTACCAGGTGCCGCCGACGCTCTTGCCGCCGTGCTTCTGCTTCTCGTGGCCGCGCAGGGCCTTGGTGGCTTCCTTGGCGTCGCGGTAGCGGGGCTTCTCCTTCTTGCCGCAGGGGCACGAGTAGCCAATGAGTCCGGTCCGCCGGTCGCCCCCCATGCGGGCGGCCTTGTTGACCTCCCAGCGGGAGACCTTCTCCTTGGTCGGCTTGGCCGTGCAGGGCTTCGATCCGGTGAAGGAGCCGTCCTTGCCCTTGGTGAAGATCTGTCCGTTGCCGTGGCAGACCTTGCAGCCCTCGTGGGTGGCGCGGAGGATCGCGGCGTCCTTGCGGGAGCGGATCTCATCCCGCCGGGTGTCGACCATGGGGGCGATGACTCGCAGGACCAGCCACGCGCTGAGGCGGACGTGAAGGGGGCCGCGGCGCGGGATCTTGACGCGCCGGGCGGGATGCTTGCGGCGGCTGGCGGTCGCGGCGGCGCGGCGGCGCGCCGGGGCCTTGCGGCGGGCCGGCTGCCGCCTTGCGGGACGCTTCGCTGCCATGATCGGGACTCCTTGACGGGTGATCGTTTTATGGTGGTTTGCGAACTGCTCGGCTACTGCTCGCGGGTGCTCCGTTGCAGGTCACAGCTGCTCGGCGTACTGCTCGCGAGGTGCTCGGCTTTTCGGCGAGCAGTTGACCGAGCACCTGATCGAGCGGCTGTGACCTGCGGTCGAGCAGTGCCGAGCACCTCGCGAGCAGTGGACTTTCTAGGTCAAAACAGTCAGGGCTTCGAGCTTGTAGCCGCGCGGGTTCGTCATGCCGTCGATGTCGCCGATCGGCACGGGAGCGCCCGCCCCGACGTCCTTGAGCAACTTCCGCAGCTCGGCCACCGTGAGGTCGCTGTAGAGGTCCGGGTTGAAGTCGACGAGCGCCTCGGCCAGCGACTCCGAGCGGATGCGAGTCGCCTCCGCTTCAGCCATCACCTCGATGGCGTCGAACACGATCTGCCGGTCACCGGAGATCCGCTTCCCACCGTCGCTCCCGTCGGCCAGGTGCAGCAGTCCAGCCGCAGCGAGGGTGTCCCGGTCGAACCACGGCCGGCCGGCGGCGATACGGTCGGTGACCGCCCGCTTGATGCCGTCGCGGTTGTGCTCGTTCCAGCCGTAGAGCAGCGGCCGGTCCAGGCTGGGGCCCTTGATGTACGACTGGCCGGCGTCGTTCTTGATCTGGGCATTCTGTGCGGGCACGAGCCGGTCTGGGCGGAAGCCCTTCGCGATGGCGCCCTGACCGAGTACGAGCGGGATGTCGGCGTGCCGGGCAGCCAGCATGATCCGCAACGTGAACGAGTCGGCGATCGCGTCACCCATGGAGTCACTGGTCGCGTCCTGGCCGGCTGCGACCGGGTAGATCCCGGACTGCTTGGCGAGGCGCAGCAGTTCGATGAACAGCTTCTTCGCCTTGTCGCTGAGGTAGATGAACTCGTCGACGAACGGGAAGATCGCCGGGTGGTCGGCGGTCGCAATCCAGGTGTCACCCATGTTGAGCCGGTTGCGGACGGTGTTGCGGGCCTTGGCCATCTTGACCAGGTACTCAAGCCACTTCTCGCAGTCCGCGTTACCGCGGATCGGCGGGGCGGCCATGACGCCTTCGAACTCGCGCAGACCGTCCTTGACCGGGTCGAGGTCGAGGGCGATCGCGTTGTGGCAGGCGGTGATGACCTCGGCGAGGTCCCGCAGCACACCGGTCGTTTTCGCGGCGCCGGACACGCCGATGGCGAGGATCCGCAGGCCTTCGAGGATCAGGTTGAGCGGACTGCCGTCCATGCAGCGGCCGAAGTTGTGCGGGTCGGAGATGTCCAGGCTGTTCGGGGCGTGCACAACCGGCTTCGGCATGTTCTCGAACGGGCTGGCAGTGACCAGGCGCAGCACGAGGTGGGCGGCCTCCTGCGGGTCGGGGTCGATGAGGGTGCCGCCGTGCTTGATGTTGAAGTGCGAGTCGAGGTCGTCGGCCTTCTCGTTGACCTTCGCGACCTTCGAGCCCTTGAGGACGACGTCGACTTCCCAGCCCCACTCGCGGTGGCCCAGCACTCGGACCGCGCGCGTGCCGATGCCTTCCCAGCCGAGCGCACGGGACACGCAGTCCTCGACTCGGTCGGCGGAACGGCACAGGGCCAGCGGGTACGGCTCGTCGGACTCGGGGTCGTCCTGCTCGGCGATGATCTGCTCCGGCGCCAGGCCCGGGTTGTTGAGCCGGTACCGGCCGTACCAACTGACGGCGGCAGCAGCGGAAAAGGCGAGAACACCCGGCGTGATCCACCACGAGTCGGCGGCGGTCATGCCGGCTTCGGCGACGAGCGCCCACCAGCCGGCCAGGTTCAGGGCGACGGTCGCGCCGGCGCCCCAGCCGAGGAACTTCCAGCGCCGGTGGCGCTGGTCGACGTTTCGACGCCAGTCGGCAGAGGAGGTGATCCCGCCGACAGCCTCCTGGTAGTCGTGGGTGCGCACGTAGCGCCAGCCGAGGTAGGAGACTGCAGCGGCGCCGGCGACGAACCAGCGGGTTGCCGTCCAGCCGCCGCGCGCCGACAGGCCGATGGCGCGCCCGGTGACGGAGGCGACGACCATGGCCGCCGACCCGGTCTTCCGCAGCATCGGATAGGCGGGCTCGTAGGGCAGGAGGACGCCGGGCGCGATGTCCTCGTCGAGTTCCCCGGACAGGTCGTCGGGGACTTCGAGCTCACCCGGGATCACCTTGGTGAGGTCCCAGCCGGGCGGGAGTTCCGGGTTCATGTCGAGGCTCATGACGGGTCCTTCTGGGCGGGCGCGGTCCGCTCAAAGCGGGCTTGCTTGCGGGCGACTTCGGCGTACTTCGGCGCATCGCCGGAACGGCGCACGCCGCGGACCTTCGGGCCCGTCTTCGAGCCCCTACCGGAGCCCGGGGGTAGTTGTGGAACACGCTGTGCGTTCATGGTCTTGCTGAGGGTGCTCACGGGGGTGCCGGTGAGGGCCGCGTGGACGCGCTTCTCGGCGGCGCGGCGAGAGCTGATGGACTCGATGGACTCGCCCGGGTCGCAGCCCTCGATGTTGCGGTAGGCGCGCGTCCACACCGCGTCGGTGACGGTGGTCTCACCGACCGCCGCAGCGATCTTCTTGGCCTCGTCCCAGACCTTCGGGTACGTCGCCTCGCGGTCGGCCGCCAACTGCTGGCGCGCCTCCTCGACGGCCTTGGCGGCGACCTCTTTCTCGGCGCCGCGCTGCGCCTCTTCGGCAGCTGCCCGCTTGACCTCGTCCTTCGCCGCCTTCTCCTGCGCCTTCCGCTCCCGCCGGGTCGGCACGCCGTCGCGCTTCCGGATGCGGCCGTGCTCGTGGAGGTCCCACACGCCGGGCCCGAACACGGAGGCCAGCGCGGTCCCGACAGCGGTCGCCGGGTCGAACTCCTGCATGCCGTGCCACAGGTTGACGCTCGCAGCGATGAACGCGAGCACCCAGGTGATCAGACGGAAGTGCCAGTGCGGGCGCTTGTTCGCCACCGCGGCAGCCGTACCGAACGCGACGACGAGGGCGGCAATCTCCAGGAGGACGGGGGCGCCGGCCATCCACGGTTTGTCGCGGTCCCAGAAAGCCGAGATCTGCACAGGTAGGGCAACAGCAGCGCACAGGGTGTAGAAGGCGATGGCCCAGCCGCGCCACTTTTTGTCGGCCTTGGCGACGACCTTCGCCTTCTGCGCCTCAACCTGCTCGTCGATCCGGGCCTGCTGGGCGGCGGCGATGCGGGCACGCTCGGCCTCGTCACGGCGCCGGTTGGAATCGGCGATGCGCTCCTCGGATGCGGCTTCTTCCTCGCGGGCCCGGCGCTCGGCCCGGTCATTGACGAGCCGCAGCTTGCGCGCCTCCTCCTCCGCCTTGACGCGCACCGCGTCCGCTTCGGCCTCGGCGGCGATCCGCTGGGCTTCCGCGTCGGCCCACGCTTGGGCGCGGATCGCCTCGGCCTGCGCCTGCGCGACCAGCTCGGGCATCTCGGCCGGGGCGGGCTGCGGTTCGGGGCTGCGCTGTTCCTCGATGGGCTCGGGGTCGGGTGTGACCGGCCGCCAGTCCCCGATTACGGGCATGGCCGGCCGCTTGTGGCCGTTCGTCTGGGGCGGGCTGGCGGTCATGACGGGTCGGTGTCCTCTCGGTTCAGGTGCGGGTGCGGCGGTTGATGACGGTCGTCATCGCGAAGAAGGTGCCGAAGGTGGCAGTCAGGGCGATCACCTCTGCGGGCAAGTGACCGGCACCGGCCGCCATCGCGATGGACTGCGCGACGAGCAGGACGGCGATGGTCGGCAGCAGGATCAGAGCCGACTGGCGGAGCGTGTACCGGCCGTTCAGGGCGGCGAGAAAACGCATGTCAGTGGCCTCCTTGGCTGCGTCGGGTCGTGGTCTTGCGCCAGCCGAAGCCGCCAGGGAGGTTCATCGACGTCGTGCGGCGGCCGGTCGAACTGCGCGTGTAGTGCGGTGTGTTCTTGCCGCCCAACGTGATCGACCAGCTGCGCAGGCCGATGTTGAGGCGGACGCCGGGCAGGATCCGGAAGCTCTTGCGGAAGGTGATCGGCATCAGGCACCGCCCGACCAGTCGACGGAGCCGGGCCCGTTGCGGCGCTCGTAGTCCTCCCAGAACTTGGCGTCGCGTTCCTTGCTGACGCGTTCGGCGGCCTGGAAGTCGGCGGCCAGGTTGGCGCGGGCCGTCTCGGCCTGGCTATTACTGCTTGAGTTGCGGCTGAACAAACCCATAGCGGGCTCCTCTCTAGGCGGGCGCGCCGGTGCGCGCCCTGTGGAATTCCTTGATGAGTTCGTCGGTGAACCCGGCGCCGAGGGCGGCCCCGAGCGGGCCGATCCCGGTTACGGAGGCGGCCCACAGCTCCAGCCAGGCCATGCGCGTGGCCACGTAGTTGATGACCGGGCGCGCGAAGCGGACCGCGAACACGACCGCGCCGAGCGCGCACATGACGGTCAGGGCGAGGGCCCGCAGCGCCCACCGGCCCGCGAACCGGACGGCACGATGCAGCCGGCCGGGCTTCGCGGTGATCAGATAGGCGTGCACTACGGGCTCCTCTCGGGGGGGTAGTCGGACAGCGCAGTCGGTCAACGGCGCACGACTTGGCTAGCGGATGCGCCGGATGGTGGAGGTGACTCGGCCGCCTTTCAGGTGCGGCGAGTGGCTGACGATCGCGGCGACGACCTCCTCCTTGATCTCCTTGCCCGTGGCGACGTGCTCGCGGGTGGAGACCAGGTCGTTGTACTCGGCGGCCTTCCCCCTCTTTTCGATGCGGACGTGCGCCTGCCAGGTGCTGCCCATGGCGCTGTTGTTGGTGTTCCGGCTGAACAAGCCCATGTCGGGGCTCCTCTCGGGTCAGGCGATGGTGTGGATGGGTGCGCGCCGGGCCATACGAACGGGTCCGGCGGCAGGGTTGAGGTGGGCGGCGAGGCGCTCCAGTTCGCAGGCCTGGGCTTCGCTGTCGTCCCACCACGCGTCGTACTGCTCCAGGGCTGGGGCCGGGAGCCGGGACAGGGCTTCTTCGGTGCGGAACTTTTCGACCCGCCGCACACCCGGTCGCAGCATCTGCGCGGCGTGCACGAGTTCGTGAATGACCGTCTTGTCGACCTCGGCCGGATCGTCGAGGTGGGCTTGAGCGTTGACGACGGCGAGGACCCGGTCGAGGCCGTACAAGGTGCAGCCGTACAGGCCGTCGTCGTCACCGGCGAGGCGGCGGGTGAAGTAGGTGTCGGTGACGAGGAGTTCCACCCCGTGCAGGCGCACACCCATCTCGTTCTCGACGAGGCGGGCGGCCTGGTCGGCGATGGCGCACACCCGGTCCAGGACGGGGCGTCGGGCCGGGCCGATGGCGTAGGTGTTGACCTGCATGGGGGGGCTCCTCTCGGGGTTTCAACCGGTCAGTGGGTCTTGCACTTGCCCTTGTCGCAGTTGGTGCAGGACTCGTTGATGCGGGAGCGGGCGGGGGCAAGGATGGTGTTGGCGACGGCGTCTCCGGCCTTCCCGCCGACCTTGTGGAGTGCGGCGGCGGCGGAGTCGAGCTTCTCGGCGGCCTTGCGTCCGAATGCCATGGGATTCCTCTCGGGTTGGGGTGCGGACTCGCCTCGGGTCGGTCAGCCGTTGCTGGAGGAGCCGCGGACCGTCTTGCCGGATTCGATGTAGGCGGCGCCGCGGACCATCTCGGGGACGGTCAGGTTCCGCTCGACGGCGGCCTGCCTGAGGCTGGCGTCGTGGGGTGCAGCAATCGCGGCGGCGACCAGGGTCTGGGCACATTCCTTGTCGGTCTTGCGGGTCATGTGGTGCTCCTTCGGTTCGGTGAATGGCTGTGGTGGTGCCGGTCGTGTTGGGCGCCGCACCGCAGGGGCGATGCGGTCCCCGGCTCGGCCAGGGGGTCAGACCATGAGCCGGTATTCGTCGACCATGTCGGCCGTGTTCACCAGGTACTTGACGGCCTGCGCGAGGAGGGTCTTGCGCTTGGCGCCCTTGGCCTCCATGGCGTCGGTCAGGTAGGTGGCAGCCGTCTCCAGGTCTTCCGCCCCGTTGATCCCGGCGAAGTGACCGAGGTTGATGGCGGCCGTGCCGAGCTGGTCGATGAACTCGGCGGGAGTGGTGGCGGGCTCCGTGTCGGCGGCGAACGCGATGTCGTCGACGAACGGGGCAAGCACGCTCGGGGCGATCGTCATGCGGGTGGTCCTCTCAGATGTCGGTGCCGACGATGTGCTCGGACGGGTGCGGGTAGTCGCCGACACGGGCGGCCTCGGCAAGGGAGTCGTGGTCGCGGGCCTGCGCCAGGCACTCGCGGCCTCCCGGCGTTCCCGGGGCGAGCGCGGCCGTGGAACGCAGGGCGGTCGCTTCCTCGGTGTGGAACCGGATGCGGTCGTTGCGCTTCATGTGGGTGGTCCTCTCTCGGGGTTTGGGTAGGG